CCTGGCTCTCAATTAATGAATTTATTTCTTCTAAAGAACTTTTTATTCCTTTATTTTCAACATATTCTAATATATTCTCTTTATTAATCATTAATATCTCTCCTTTTTATAAGAGAGAGTATATCTCAACTCTCTCATTATTAATTTTCTATAACTTTACCTGTTTGAACATTTACAGTATAAATGGCTTGTACATAGGTAGTATCTTTTGACCTACATTGTACAATATATTCATTTCCAGTATGTCCCGTAACTTCCCAAGAATAGCTATCAGGACTAATACCCCAAGCTATTTTTGCTAATGCTATAGCAATATTATTTGGGTCTTGAACCTCTATACTTCCATTTCTCCATCCCATTGGTAAATTAGCATAATCAGTCAATTTACTACAATTTGTAAATGCATCTGAATAATTTTTAAGTGTTGACAATTGAGCTATAGGATAAATTACATTATTTGCATATATTTTATTACCTGTTATATTTCCCAATTTATTAATATTAGTACAATTATAACATAATTTGCTACAATTTTGTAATTTAGGCATATTTGTTGCTACTTCAGCACCAAAAGGAATATTAATTACGCTTTCACAACCAGAATAAAATTCACTAATATCTGTAATATTTGGAGACTTTTTAGGTAATCCAATATCAAATGACATACTATCAGCGCCACTGTTTTTAAATAGTCCGGCAACATTAGTTAATTTTGTTAAAGTATCATAAGCTCCATAACCCCAATATCCAGCAATAGATGAGAATGATACTATCTTTTTACATCCTTCAAACAGATATGAAATATCTGTAAGTTCAATGTTGTTATGAAGTAATGCAGTTTCTGCTCCAGTTTCAGGTGCTTGGAATTCCATATTAGAACATCCTGAGAATGCATAAGATACATCAGTTAATTTAGTATTATACCAAAATACAAACACTGGTAAATCAGTTATAGCTGTACAGTTTTCAAATATATAAGAAGCATTTGTAACATTAGGACAATTTCTTAATATTTGATTATTTCTCTTTGTATCGTTAATTGTAATAGTACCATCTTGATTATAAGACAATGGGTCATTATCTAATTTTATAGCTAATTTTGTACAGCCAGAAAACAAAGAAGATACATTTGTAAGAGCACTATTGTTTCCAAATATAGTTCTATAATCAGAAGGTAATACTGTTAAACTTGAACACTCACAGAACATATAACTAGCATTTTGTATTTTTTGTCCCAAAAGATTTCCTGTTATGCTTGTTAATCCAGCCTGAAAATACATGAAACTTGCGTTCTCAACATTAGGCATTTTTATATTAATCATAGAAGTAATTCCCGTGGCTCCAGCAAACATGAAAGCCATATCAGTGCATTTGCTATTGCTCCATTTTGTTAAGAAAGATAAATCTGAATTTGTTAAAGTAGAACATCCTTGAAACATGCCGTTCATACTTATGACATTTGAAGTATCTGCATTCTCTAATCCTTTAATAGTTTTCAAATCGCCATCAAAATAGAACATTTCTTTCATACTAGTAACATTAGTAGTGTCAATATTATTAAAATCTACAGTTATTAAACTTGAACAACGATAAAACATAGAGCCCATATCTGTTGGTAAAGCACTTGAGCTATCTTGTATACTGAATTGTTGTAACTCTGTAAAATAAAAACATAAATTATACAAGCTCTGTGCTCCAGCAAATCCCGTTTGGTATGCGTTTGAACTATCATTACCTACTTGTATTGATAAAAGAGGTTTTGTGGTATTTAATTCAACTAATTTATTTCTTAATACTGTAGTCTTACTATCCCCATCAGTTCCCTTTGGAACCCAATAACTATTATATGTTGTGCCATCCGTTGAGACAGTTATGTTATATTCATATTCAGGAGCATTATCATAATCATAGACATATCCTCTTGTTTTATCTACAATATATCTTCCTTCGTTTCTAGTAGTATCTGCATTTACTAAATCAACATAATAATATAAAGAAGTAGTTTCAACTATATTAGCTATTAATCCTGAACCACCCTTTAACTCTAATACTAAGTCTTTTGCTATTTGCTCTGTTATATTAGGAGTATATCCATCTAAATTCCAATATTTATTAACAATAATAAGTTTTTCTATATCTGTTAACAATCCTAAGCTTGTAGTTGATAAATATAATGTTTTTACAGTCGTTGGTGTTTGTGTAATTAAACTATCACTTATATTTAATAAACTTTGTTTACTCAATTTCGTACTATTATTAACTGAAAAGTTTTCATTGATTGTTGGTTTTAATTTTGTCTCACTATCTTTAAATCCAGATAGATTAATTAAACCAGTACAATTATTAAATGTTCCAGAAGTTGCTGGTAATCCAGTAAAGTCCATATTCCCTATAGAAGTTAAGTTAGTACAATCATTAAATAAATTAGTTGTATCTATATCACCTTTAAATATGTCATTTCCTATAGTTGTTAAAGAAGTTGCTCCTGAAAAATATCCAGCTGTAATCTTCAATCCATTTAATCCATTGTCTCCTATAGAAATTATTCTATTTTTATCAAAAGCATTAACACTTGTCGCATTTGTCCCATTAAAACAATTTGCAGGAATATCTGTTATATTAGTTCCACTAAATACATAATCGTAATTTCTTGCAGAGTTTGCACCACTGAATAAACCTTCAGGTAGAGTATTAAGACCTGTATTTGCAAACATATAACTAAAATTATTAACACTTGCTGAAGTCTTTCCAAACAAATTAGTTGGTAATGAAGTTATACTACTACAATTTTCAAATGCATGAGAATAATCTGTAACTGTTGGGTTATTTATAAATAAATTATTTGGTATAGCTCCTAAATTACTGCAATTTGCAAATACACTATTAAATGTTAGCACTAACTTAGTATTATCAAATAAACCGTTTGGTATATTTACTAAATGAGAACAATCTTTAAAAGTTGAATTAAATGAAGTTACATTATTTGTAGAGTTGAAAAATCCTGTAGGTATATTGGTTATAGATGTTCCTGCAAATGCACTTTCAAATGTTGTTATATTAACATTATTGTCAAATAATCCAACTGGTATCACAGAAAGATTTTGACAGTTATTAAACACCCCTTTGGCACTTGTTAATCCAACAGAATTATCAAATATATCTTCATTAACAGCACTCAAATTTATACAATCAGAGAACATATCATCTATAGATACTAAATTTAATTTACATTTTGTTACTTCTGTTAAAACAGCTGCTATATTTCCAGTAAATTTTAATTGACTCAAAGTTCCTTTTAGTGTTATTGTATATTCCCCATCTTCTTTATAAGTATGTGTTGCGGCTGGGTCATCATATGTTGTAATTATAGTAGAAGTAGTGCCATCTCCCCAATCTACAAAATAATCATATTTTCCACTTTGTACCATTGGAATTGTTACTGTTTTACTTTCATTGCTTTTCACTGCATTTTCTCTTACTATAAAATCTCCATCTTCTGTAATTATATTATCGCCGTCTTCAGTTATTATATTATTAGATACAATTGTATTAATAATCATTTCAAAATCTGTTTCTGCACCTGGTAAATTATATTGTTCATTATAACCCATAATACTTGATGTGGCTAAATCTATACCACCTATTGCATAACCTTTTCCTCCTGCAACAATACCATTCAAGCTACTTCTCAAATAATTCATTGGCATATCTGTAATCCATTTATTATTGGATATGTCATATTTTTCATTAGTGTCTAAACTATACCAATTTGAATTTAATCCACCTATAGCATAAATAATACCACCTTGTGTAAAAGATGATAAGAAGCTTCTAGGCACTGCTAATGTATCTTTTTGAGACCAAGTATTTGAAGCAATATTGTAAGCTTCTGTAATTCCAAGTGTATTTTTATTTCCATCTATTCCACCGATAGCATATAAATTTATCCCATCTGTAGTCAATGTATGACCATATGTTAAAGTAGGTTTATCTGCTATAGCAGTCCATGTATCTGTTGTTGGATTATAAGAATATGAGTTTCCTACTATTACATTCCCTGTTGTTTCTCCACCTACCACATATCCAGTTGTAGTTGTAGCAATAGCTGCACTAGATATTATAGGAATTGGAAAGTCTGCTTTTTTTGTCCATGTGTTCGTTGTGCTATCATACATTTCAACAGAAGATAATATATTACCATTTTCATCTTGACCACCAATAACATAACCCTTATCTTCAATACTAAATCCTATTCCCCTAGCTCTTAAAGTTTGAGCTGGAGCTTTTACAGACCATGTGCTTGTTACTGTATCATACGCTTCATTTATATTCGTTCTACTAAAATTAGCTTTTATTCCACCAACCGTATAAACAACATCATTTATAGCAAATGCAGAACTTGCAAATCTAGGAGTTGGTTCGTTAGGTTTAATTTCCCAAGTAGTAACAATTACATCATCACCTTCAGTTATTCTCCACCAAAAATCACCAATATCATATCCAGTTGGAGTGGCTCTTTGTATAGGAGTTTTTGCTGGCATTTTTGGCATTGATATAATTACCCAAGGATAATGATTTAAATTTGGTTCGTAATTAGTATTATCAGCAACAGCATACCACATTTTATTTTGGAATATTACTACATCTCCTTTTTTATAATCTTGTGTACTATCCCAATCAAATCTTAGATTTAAATTAATTCCGCCATATCCTTTAACTCCTCTAACATCATATTCTAACCAATATCTTTCATCTGTAGGAAGTGTTCCTATAGGAGGTTGTGTGTTAGTATAAGCATAATAACCTTTATTTTGATAATAAACAAAGTTATGTACATTGTATTGTGTATTTGCATCCCATTCTCCTCTTACTTGTGTATAAAGTATCATTTTTTCAAATACAGCTTGTAATCCGGCTAAAAAATAATCAATATCTACCTTTGGTTGTAATTCTCTTCTATATGTTTCATTTAATAATATATTTATATTATCAGCTGTCATTATTTGATTTTGTACTGATGGATTATTTGCAAGTATTGAATTTGCATAAGATATATTATTAGCTTGCATAGCATAATAGTAATCTAAAAATGTACTTTGACTACTTAAATGCATATCATCCATTAATTCGATAACTCTTCTTGCCATTATCATTCCTCCTTTCTTATATTACTTGATACCATTGGTCACCAATAATTTGGTCAGTTGGTTGAACATTAGTTACAGGTATTTGTATAGCTGGTAAAGCTGTTAAAATCTCTGTCCAATATTCAGAGCCATTCATAGGTTGCTGACCTCTATTTACTTGTGTTGCAGCCCACCATTTATTTCCATATACTGTAACATCATTTAAATTATATTCCATAGTACTATCCCATACCCATGTAAAAGATAAGCCGTCTCCTGACAATCCTCTTTCTCCTCTAAGAGTTAAAATTCTCCAGTATGTAGTGTTTGTTGGAGCAATACCAGTTTCAGGAGTTTCAATACATAAATAAAGGAAAGTACCTTCGGTAGTAGTATAATTTACCATATTGTTTCTTTCATATTGAGTTGTTGGACTATAAACACCTTTAAAATTAAATTTATTTATTTCAGCAGTCCAAGTAGCTTGTTTTTCAGCAATATAATTATATATATCATTATTATAAAATCTTTCTAATGCTAATATAGCATCTCTCATTTGATTGTAATCATTAGCATTAAATATTTTTCCGTTTAGTTGTGGATTAGCATTAATAATAGCTGAAGCATTTGAAAAATCTCCTGCTATAATTGCAGCTTGAATTTGAGCAACTAATTGAGCATCTGTAGAATTTGCTATATTACTTTTTAATTGTATGTTATCTAATTCTCCAGGATATTTTGTAAAATCTAAATCTGGATATAAAGCTGACATAATTTGTCTCCTTTCTTATATATTAATTTCCCTTTGTAATAGTTGGTTCATCAGGATAAACTTTTACAGCATTAATAGTCATAGAACTACTAATACCTAAAGGTATTTCTAAAGATTTTATTAAATATTCTCCTGCTATACCTATTTTTTCATTAGTATAATTTATTTTTATATTAACATCATTTAACCAATAAATAGGAACTACTTCCAACGCAATAGCATCATTCATCCTAGCATGTAAAAATAATTCATATCTAGCTCTTTGTGCTGCTAAATCATTATTATATATTCTCTCATCATCTACTATGTAATTTATTTGTCCTATTTTATTGATATTATAAGGACTACTTTCTATTGTATCTGTGGCAGTAGCCATTACCTGTTCTCCACTATCTAACAATCTACCATATACTATAATGTTATTTTTTACATTTTCAAAATCTACATCTATACTATCACTAATGACTAATGGTTGGTTTAATTGGTCAAAATCTACTACTACTGGTTCATTTTCGCCGTCTGGAATTTGTTGCCAATGAAATACACCATCTACATCAAAAAACATTTCCCAATCTGAATATAAATCTCTTATTTCAACCAATAAATCATATATAGTAGACCCCATATCTTTTTTAATATCGTATGGTATAGTATATCCCACATCTTCAATGATATATTTCTCAAATCCACCTAATTGTGTTATTGTTTGTTTTACTACATCAGCAATCTTGCTACCAGCATATACTACGGTAGCAACAGCTGGCAGTTGTCCGTTTCTTCTTCCAGTTAATTTAGCCATTAAATCTAACCCTTCAAAAGATACTGTTCTTGTATTAACATTATATACAGTATTTGGGTTATTTATTAAAAATACTCCCATATTCCACCAAACAGTGTTTCCATTATCTCTAGGGTTATCTATACCTTCATAAATTCTTATGAATTTATCCAACCATAGTTCTCCACCTGGTGAAATCATTTTATCGCTTCTTTCAATAGCCAAAGTTAAATTACAAGTTCTTCTTATATCAGAAGTAGCATCTACACTAATGCTTCCATCTATAACATAACCTTCTAAAGAATTAACTGTTTGAAAATTAAAATTTAAAACATCTACTTTTATTCTTGTATTTCTAACTTTCATTTGAACTAAATCATAATCTGTCTGTGTTGGAATTACTGCCATCTGTACTCACCTACCTTTAATTATTTGAATATATTAAATTACTATTATATAAATCTTGACCATTATCTGCATCGCCAATTTCTGACCAATTGAAATCTACTCTTGCAAATCCCATTCCTACTTCAGAATAATAAGTTACTGGTAAATTATCACTTAAAGTTACTAACCATATATTTCCATTAAAATCTTTTAATATTTTTGCTGATGGAGTTGCTAAGAAATCTTTTATTGCTTGTAATCTTTGAACTGTAGCTTTCCTATCTAATTGTTCATCTGCTGTAAACATAATTATACTTCCTCCAGCTGTTCCTTTATCATAACTCAAATTTCCGTTACTTATTACTATAGGATATTTACTTCCATATGGTTCATATGTTGTAGTTATATGAACTCTTTCATTAGAAGAATAAGAAGCTCCTTCTTTAAATTTATAACTACTTTGACCATCAGTAACAAAAATTCCATAAAATTCTGATTTAATACTGTTAATAGAATATTCACCCTCAACATTTCCAATAACTGGAACTATTGCATATTCATATTCTGTGTCATTTTGTGCTAAATAGTCATATCTGACAAAGTCTATATTATTAGGGTCTGTAACTGGAACATTATATAGTGTATGCCAATCAAATTGCCCTTTCTTTCTTCTTTTTACTTTTATACTGCTAATTTGACTTACAACATAATCAATATTACCAGCATTTATATTTCCATTAAAATCTGCATCCATTTGTGTAGATAAATCCCAAGCTCCTGGATAAGTAGTAATATATGGAAAATCTACATCTTTTGTAATGTTAAAGTGGTCATATATACCATTTTTAAGTATTACATCTTCTATATTAACTAAATTTGTAGGAACAGGTTGCCAACAATACCTGTCCTGTAAAAAATTATATCCTAAAAATATCATTGTTTAGCCACCTTTCCTATGATTTTGTAGTTACTTGTTGACTTATTCCACCAATATTTCCGGCTAAATCAATCGCTTCTACTCTAATTGTATAAGTTGTATTTGGATTTAAATTAATAAAAGTATAACTATTTGTAGAAGATAATCCATCTACTGTTATAATTTCATCCCAACTATTTCCATTATCTTTACTAAATCTTACTGTTTTTAATCCATTGTCATCTATAGAATAAGCTGTTACTGGTATTCTATTTGCTTCTACATTATTTGGGTTAATCTCTAATGTTACAATAGGTTTTGTTGTATCTGTAGGTTTGTCATCTTCATTATAATCTCCTAGATTTTCTATCTTTAAATCAAATAGATTATTTTTTCTTCTCACCCAAATAAACACCTTGTCTTTTTCATCTGGTATATCTATATAATTACTATGACAAACATAAGGCATAATATTAGCATTCCAACATTTTAACAATACATAAGCATTCTCTGTTTGCTGTTCAGTATAATCACTTACATAATCTAATTTTATATTACCAAGAACTTCATTATTAGTAAATACATTAGAAACTGGTTTATATGTTGATAATGCTCTTAAAGCACTAATGTTATCATCAGATAATTTTGAAACCGCAGGAGTATCTAATACATAATACATTTCAATATTATTATTTGATAGCCATGCTTTTAAATCATCTACGGTTGAAATATTTTCTATCTTAATATATAATTGATGAAGATTTGTATATATCCATCCTATAGCATTGCTAGCGGCAGAATAACTATCATAGTCTTGATACCCCGCTAATTTATTACTTATAACAGGAGAATTATTTAACTCTTTAAATGAATTAGTATTTATATAAAAACCTTCTTTATCTGAACCTTTTACCCATGACTCAGTCCCATCTAACACCATTCCTTTAATATATCTAATTATGCTAGGTTCGGATATATAAGGATAATAAACCTGTGAATTAATTCCTTTTGTTATACCTACATGATTTGTTGTTAATTCACCACTTGTAACATCTCCTGCCTTAGGATTATCACTCTTTGTTATTGTTATTTTTACACAATCTTTATGAGTTACAAAGCTTCCAGTTATACCTTGTGCACCTGAACTTTCATGTCCTTCTTCGTCAATAAAAGTAATTAAATTTCCATCTTCATTATAATACCAAATGTAATATTCTGTATTTCCTGTTTGATTTAAATAATATGTTGTATTACCCGTTACAACACCACTTTGAGTATCTTGATTTAATATATTAGGGCTTTCTAAACAAATTAAATCTCTATATTCTCCTATTCCCCTTAATGGTTCATCTAATGTTATTATAGAACTGTTTGATACATAAGGCTCATACTCATTTATAACATTATTTGCTTCTATTTGCACGTTCCAAATTTCTATATAATTAGAAAGGCTACTATTATCTACAGCGAAAACTAATTGCAAATCATATATACCTTCTGGTGCGACAAAAACATTATTTGTAATAGGAATTTCAGCAATAGTCTCTTCACTTTCTTTATTAGTTGTATATAAAGCAAATTTTTCAAATTGCCCCAATTGACTAAAAGATAATGTGTAAGTATTTCCTGGCTTTAATATATTTTTAAATCCAATACCTAAATATGCTTCTTTATCTATTTCCACTGGGCTAATATGATATCCATTTTGTATTGTAACATAATTAACATTATTTTTTAATAAATATATAGGAGTATCATAATTAAATAAGTTATTAGCAGCACAAGTAGGATATATGTTATATAGTCCCGGGTTTTCATAATCAGTAGAAACATTACCGGCTTCAAGTTGTATATTACTTATATCTACATTAACATCTGCTAATATTATAGTTTGAGCAAATTTTACCCATAAATAAGAATTGCTAGGTATGCTATCAGGCACTATAAAAGATACAGAATTTCTGCCTTTTACTAAAGTTTGATACTGAACAGTAGATTTTAAATCAGTATCATAACTATTTATACCATATCCTATACTATAATATAAATCCGTCGTAGTAGCCTTTACATTGTAATCAAAAGATAAAGTATAGATAAAGTTTGGCTTTAATAAAAATCTCGTATTGGTTGTTTGAAAATATTGTTGAGTATAGTTTGCATTAAAATTTTCTACATTTATTAGATTTTTTGTTTCACCTACTGAATATATTCCACTGTGTTGAATAGAGTTTCCAGCAACAGATAAATTTTGTATTTTAGCAGCTTCAGCATTCAATATATTTATATTAGTACCTTCCACTGTTGTATAACTAGGTAATGTTTTTATTACATCTCCTACCATCCATTTTAATTCTATCCTATTAGGAGTTGAAACAGTATTAATATCATTTGTTAATGTTATAATATTTTGATAATCGTTAAAGTCTCTACCCCATGCTCTCATTGTGAAATCATCTTGTATTCTAAATCCAGAGCTCCATTCTACCCAACTATCCGGGTCTCTTAAATCTACTTCTTTATCATCTATATATATTGGTGGGTCAGGATTAGACTTTCCATCAATAGCAACAATGTTAGAAGATATTTGTATATATCCATTTTCACAATTATTAACAAGGTCACATATAGCAAATGAAGCTGGTTGTATATATCTAACAGTGAAGTACCTCAACCCAGAAGTTATTTTAGTTCCATTAATAGTTTCACCTGACAACTCTATGTAATAAGAAGTATCATTACTCATACCCACAAAAGTGTAAGATAAAGTTGGGTCAGTGTTATAATAAATTAATGGACTTTGACTTAATATATCTCTATTACTATCATATAATGTATATTGATAACTATTTAATAATTCATTTTCTTGTTGTAAATAATTACCTGTAAATTTATAAGTACCATTCTCTATCGTTTCTGTAGCAGGTATATTGTCAATAGTTAAACTTGGTTGGCTATAACAATAAAATGGAATTGCAGTACTGGCTTCGCTTTCATTATTTCCACTATCTATTGTATATACTACCGCATTATAATATCCACCATTAGCTAATGTATTAGCAGGCACTAAATGTTCTAGCTTCATTGTAGATTGTAATTGATTATATACTTCAGCACCAGTTTGGTTGTCACTAATTACTAATCTATTTCCAATTACTTGAGCGCCACCAATTACAACAAATGTAATAGCTTGTGCTTGTGTTGCATCAAATGCAGCAATTGGATTGATAATAGGTTGTGTTAATTGTTGTATTGCCATATAATTCTCCTTTCTAACTTATTCTTTGCCACATATACACAGTGAGATATGGTGGCATTGTGTTTAAAGCTGTTCCACTTCCAACTGACCCTGTATTTGCTGTAGTCGTATTTAAAGAGTGAGTATGTCCTTTCCCACCACCTTGAGATATTGGTTTTTGATAGTTATATACTTCTCCTGATGAGCCTTTCGGTATAACAACATAACTACCCCATGCAGTGTTTACACAGTGAGTTGCAAATCCATCTGTATTACTCCAATTAAAATGATTATGTGATGGTATTTCATCAATTGTTAAGGTATGACTTCCAGTTGTTGCATTTGCTTTAGAATATGTGTGCGTATGAGCAGGCAAGTTTGCACTTGTTATTGTGTGTGTTGCACTTCCACCTGTTGAGCCATTAGCATAGCTATTTCCAGTACTTAATAAGAACTTATCTTTTATTTGTTCCCATTGTCCACCAAATAATGTCGCTGGACTTGTACTATTTACACTGATGTAGATAGCTCCAACTGGATATACTTTTTCTAAAAGTTGATTAGTTATATCTCCTACTGTAGTTTCTATTTCAGATATTTTATCATTTAATATCTTTCCTTGATTGGCACTTAATGCGCTTGTTTTACTAGTACTATCTAAATTATCTATTATTTCAGTCGAACCAGTAAGAAGTTCTACAAACTTTCCTGTTGTTGGGTCTTTGTATTTTAAAACTGCCATATTTATTTTCCTTTCTAACTTATTCTTCTCCACATATATACCGTAATATATGGTTGCATATTATTGTGTGCTAAACCACCTCCTGTATTACTATTTGTTCCTCCTGCAGTTGTATTACTATTTGTTCCTCCTGCAGTTGTATCTGTTGTATTTGTTGCTGTTAATGTTATAGAGTGATTATGAGTTTTTCCTCCTCCAGTAGCTCTTACTGCTTGAATAGTAGCTGATGCCGTAGACCCACCTAATAATCTTTTATAAGTAGGGTTTGAACTTGTATCTGCAAAACCTGTTGTATAGTTAATAGAATTGTGACTATGAGAAGGCATTTGGTCTATTGTTATTGCTGTTCCTCCTGTTGCAGTTGATGATTGATTATAAGCATGATGATGAGCTGTTCCTGTAAATGTATGACTATGTTCTGTTCCTGTAAAAGTATGAGTATGTGAAGCTATTTCATCTATAGTTAACTGATGAGTTTTTTCTCCTCCAGTTTTTAATGGTTCTGCAAAATCCATATCTGGACTACTATCACTATCATCAACACCTACTAAAGTTCTTCCATATGCAAATGGTTCCCAGGTTCCACCTAAAAAAACTTGTGGTGAAACACGATTAGCTGATATATATATAGAACCTACTGGATATACTTTCTCTAATAATTGTGTAGTTATATCATTACTTCCTTCCGGTACATTTTCTGATAAGTCTACCCATAATTCTACTGTATCTTCAGTAGGCTGAACATTTGATATTTCTACTTCATTACTAGAAGTTCCTCCACCTGTAGCACTAAGGACACCATCAGATGTTATAGTTAAATTATTACCTATTTTTATAGCACCTAAACTTGTTTTTGTTGCAATAGGGAGTTGTGATACAATTAGCTTCATATTAGCATCTAATGCAGCTACACCATTAGCAACTCCTTTTTGAGTTAAAGGTATATAATCTTTTTTTATTTCTGTAATATTATCTTCAGCTTGAATAATATCTTCCTGTAGAGTAGTAATCATTGTATCATTTTGTTCTATTCTACTTGCTAATATTTTACCTTGATTTGCTGATAAAGCATTGTCAGAGCTAGAACTTGTTAAATTATCTTCTACATCAATATGTTTATAATTTGTATCATATACAGTATTAGCAGGTAATTGTGATTTTGGTATTATACTATCTGCACCTAAAGTAGCTACCCCATTAGCATATCCTTTTTGAGTTAAAGGTATATAATCTTTTTTTATTTCTGTAATATTATCTTCCGCAAGAATAATATCTTCTTGTAAGTTGGTAATCATTGTATCATTATCAGAAATTCTTCCAGCTAAAACTTTACCTTGATTAGCACTTAAAGCATCAGTTGCGCTAGTAGAAGTTAAATTATCTACTACACTTGGTATTTTTAAGGCATTAATTTTATCATTTAATACCTTTCCTTGATTAGCACTTAATGCATTAGTAGTACTAGTACTATTTAAAACATTTTCTATAGTTATATGCTTATAATTACTATCATATACAACATCCGTTGGCAATTCGGACTTTGGAACTATCTTGTCAGCTCCTAAGCTAGCAACACCATCTGCCGCCCCTTTTTGACTTGTAGGTATAAAGTTTAAACTTGGTTTATTTAATAAGTCATTATAATTACCTGTTTTTGATATTTTATGTAAGGCAATTGTGCCCTTTAATGTTTCATTCGCATTTGTGGTTTGAGAAGTGGAATAAGTACTATTGATTACTGGTTTATTAGCTAAGTCATTATAATTAGTTGTCCCTCCAGTACCACCTCCACCACTGCCAGGCAATGGCTCTATATAAATGTCAGAAAAATTATTTAAAGGAGCTTTTACTCTGACAATATCTCCTACATTTAAAATTCCACTATATGATAATTTATATGATGTTCCATTTATTTGAACATTATAGACGCCAACATCTATTTTTTGGATTACTTTGGCTCTATAAGTTTTATCATATTTTAATGTTTCCATTTTTGGTTCTACTATGTTTGATATGGCTTGAATTATATATCCTAAGCCATCTTTTGTTTGTTGTGTAGCCATTTTAAAGCTCCTTTCTTACTTTTATGTTCTCATAGTTGATTGACTTGTTGCCATTCTTGGTAAATCTTTTAAAGCTTCAACAAAGTCATCTATGTCTTTAACATTTGGTAATTCTATATTGTTTATATAAATACTTTGATTATCCGTATTTCCTTTTATCTTGTCATAATCTATTTGATTTAATTTTAGACCAGTTTGTGTTGTTACAGGAATAATACTAGATAATGCTTGATTTATTTTATCTTGCACAGCTGAACTATATATAAGACCATCTGTAGCTTGACTAGAACTTGATAATATTCCATTAACTGTATTATTTAAGTCAGCTAATGATTTATTATAGTTGTTTAGCCAATCTGTTGCTTTACCTAAATATTCTGCACTATCTAAACCATATTTTGCCATTTCTTTTTGTAAGTCTTGGAATGATTTTATTCCTTCTCTATTAGCTTTATCTATTTGATAATTTTGTTCGTCTAAGAAGTTTTGAAGGGCATCTATCCTGTCTTGATAGCTTTTTTCAAGTGCGTCTTTTTCAGCTTGCAATTGGTCAATCTGGTCTTGTTTTATTTTGTCATTAAGGTCATCTTGTGCTTGTTTTAATTCATCCGCCGCATCTTTTATTGTATCTGGGTCGGTCTCCCATCATTCTGTTACTTTATGACCATATTTTCATATGGCGGTTAGTCATTTCTGGCTAACTCTCACATTTTATTTTTAGGTTATTGTGTGAGTTCGGACTGTATATTCACCCTTATTAGGGGAGTAACTTCACGATTAATATTACTATTAAACGCCCGCAGTCTCTAAGGTTTCTAATATATTATTCATAACATTTTCAATATTATCAAATTCAGTATAAGGTATTTCAAAAAGCTTAATTCTTTTTTCTTTGCAATAGTTTCTTTTTATATTATCATTTTTTAATTGTTTATCATATCTCGTTTTTCCACCCATATATTCAATAGATTTATAATGTTGAATTCCTTGATATTCAATTACTGAATTATATTTAGATAAATAAAAATCAAATCTTAAAGCTTCTTTATTTTTACAATCTCTAAATATATACTCTCTTTGATATTTGATATTTTTAACAAGTAAAAATTGTTCTATTCTTTCTTCGCCTTTTGAAATATTGCAATAAGGACATTTAATACCATCATTTAAATGGTCTGTTCTTATTTTCTGAACTCCATTTTTTATATGTTTTTTACATATATAATATATATAAGTTATTCCATTTATTGTTTTACAACCTTGATATATCCAATTATTCTGATGGCATATATCTATGAAGATTTTCTCTTTTTGCCTTATTTTATAATTTTCTCTGTCTTTTATCTCTTTATTCTTACAAAATCTACATTGTTTTTCAAACGAAATCGCATTTTCAAATCTTGTAGTTTGTACACCTTTTTCAGAATGTTTTAGACATATAAATTCTGCATTATCTTTTAATCTCTTATATTCTTTATTTAATAATTTATATCCTTTGCTTCTAAATAATTCTTGCATATAATTTAAATCATATTTTAAAGCCATAAATAAAAATCTCCATTCTATAATATATTAGTCTTACCTAGGTCTCTGCTACCTCTAGCCTTTGACCTATATAGTTACTTATTACACAACATATTACTATGCTGCTGGGCATAAGTCTACCCATCCCTGACCTTCGCGGTAAATTTGTAAGTTCTTTTGTTTATTGGCATTTGCTAATTTTTCTTTAGCTTCTTCTACTGCTAATAATTTTTCTTCAAGTTCTTTTTGCTTATCAATTTCATCATTTTGATTTTCTAATGCTTCAATTTGCTTTTCAAGTTGTTTTAATCTTGGGTCATTATCCATTTCATGTTTTATATCATCAATTTGATTTTGTATCTGGTCAAGTCTATTTTGTTGAAAATCTTTCATTAGTTCATTGAACTTTTTAAGTTTTTTCTCTGGTATATCTTCTAACTGTTTATAGTAATCTTTTACATTTCCAGTCAAATCTCTTACAGAACCATCTAACTTTCTATTGTCACTGTTTAAATCTTGTGTCTTATTTATAAGCTTTTCAAGATGTTTAGCTGTGTCTCCAGAAAAGTCTGCTAAGTGTTGCATATTGTTTATATATAATTCATTTTTAGATGAGTTATAGTCTATTGCAAACCCTTGAGCTCTTAATTGATTTATATAATCATTAATTTGCCTTGTTTGTGCTGCTTTTAGTTCATTAGTTTTGTTGATTTCGTTATTTAAAGCATCAATAAGCTGTCTCATATATTTTTCTTGCTCATTTAAATTGTCTGTATTTTTAAGGGCATCTTGTAATTTATCAACACTTTCTTTTGCATTATCAAGAGCATTTTTATAGTTATATAAGGTATCTATTGTTGCTTTGTAAGTATCTTTTGAAGAAGTAGATTTCTTTGAACTTGAAGATTTCTTTGAACCACCTGATTTCTTACCAGAACCAGAAGATTTTACAGCTGATTTACTCGTACTTGGTTTCCAACTGTCTATGAAAGCTTTAGTCTTATTAGCTTGACTCAAAATATTTTGAACTTTTGCTGTTACATCTGTACTTACTTCTCCACTTCCACCTTCAGCTTTATTTAATTGGTTCAATTGAGCAGTTAAAGTAGCAACGTCTCCAGAAGCAGCTAACATCTTAGCACCCATTTGTTGAGCTTCAGTTCCAGCATTATTTAATTTTGTTGCTGAATTAGAAGCTGCTGTTCCAGCTTGTTCTTCTTTGCCTTTTAAATCATCTAATACTACTGCTCTAATTTGTTCATAAGTACTAGCCTCTAAGTTAGCTAAAGCATTTGCCTTTATCTGTTCTGTACTGTTAAGAAATGCATTAGTATTAACTTGTAAGCTTCCATTAACATTGTCTAAATATGGTAATAAATTATTTTGAGTAATTTTTTCAAAAGTCTCAGCTGTAATAGACCCAGAATTAGCAAGCTCTTGTTGGGCAGTATTAAGTATATCCATATTGTCACCATAATTTTTCATTTGGTCAATATTATTTTGTAATTTATCATTCCATGAGTCTGCTGCATCTTCTGCATCTTGTATGCTTTGACTCAATGTATCTAAAGCTTCTTTTGAGTCATTCGTTGCCTCTTCTGTTGTTCCTATAGTGTCATAAATAGATTGTCTTAAAGTATCAACTAATCCTTTTGTTTTTTCTGCCTCTTTTCCACCTCCAGACAATGTATCAGACCACTCTTTAAATTTTTCTGCATTTTCTGATAAATGTCCTCCAAGTTGAGCATAGACATTTTCCATCTCTTGTAATTTCTTTTTATCTTCTTCAGAAACTACGCCTCCTTTTGCCATTTTTTGCTTTTGTTTCGCTATTTCTGACGCAAGTTCTTTATATGATGTAATCATGTCCTGTGTTTCTAATTTAATATTTTCTCTGTCATTTCCTAAGTTTTTAGCTATATCATTTCCAGCATTCTTTAATAATCTCTTTGCATCTTCTATTGACTTTTCTGTCTCATTAACATTAAAAAAATCAAAAGGATTTTGACTTTTATAATCTAATTGTTTTTGAATATCAACAGCTGCGGCTGCTTTTTTTGCGGCTTCTAACTTTTGTGCTATTACTAATTCATCCTGAAGCTCTTTCTTTTGATTTTTTAAATTATCTAAATCTTTTTCATCTGTAACACTCAACTTACCTTTTTTTTGTAATTGGTCTATTTGAGAGTTTATACCATCTAATTCGTTTTTTACTTGTTCAGTTTTAGATTTAGCATCTTCATAATCTTTAGTACTTTGTTCTGTTACAGCCTGTAAATCTTTCATTTGTGGAACCAATGTATTCATAGCTTTTATTATTCCATAAATTGCCAATCCACCTACTGCCACACCAAATAAAGGACTTGCCAATAATGCTTTTGTAAATACTTCAACTGCAGTAGCTCCTGCATACATACTAGCAGAAAATATTCCACCTGCTGCACTTTGTATATTAAAAGCTACTGTTCCTGCTGCTACAGCTTGTGTTAATGCATTAAATCCACTTGCAAATTTTAATAGGTGCTCAGCTGTAAGAGCTTTCTTTAATAATCCTATAGCGGTAGTTGCAGTACCTATTACCAAAATAAATCTACCCATATCGGTATTAGCAAATTTTAGTATTTCTGTGCCTAATGTTAATATACTTTTTACCATTCCATTATCTATTGTGTTTCTAGCGAAGTCTTGCCAAGCAGATTGTAATTGTTGCGTTTTACCTTGTAGACTATTCATTCTTTTTGTATTTTCTGTTAAGGCACTTCCTTCACTATGTAATGCAGCCTCTGTAGCACCTACTGCACTACTAAAGTTTTGCATTAATGCTGTAAATAAAGCTCTTTGCGTTTTTCCAGCTACTGTTTGTGTTAATTCTTGTTTTTCTACAGAAGTTAAATGTCCCCAAGCTTTTGATAAATCTTGTAAAATATCATAAGTTGAACGTAATTCTCCTGTATTTTTATCTATTGTTCCCATACCTCCAGTTATGGAAGCAATGTAATCATCATTCTTTTTTGTTAAACGAGCCGTAATTGTACTTAACATTTTCTTTTATTAAGAACGCTACCTCTTAATAGAGCATAATGCTCCACATACTCTCATATGTGTTGAGACTATATCTTATACTTCAGCTTTACCTGGTCAGTATATCCCCATTTCAGACACCAAATACTTGTGCCTTACAATTAGTCGTTGAACCTTTCTCTTTTCGAGACTTGGCTGCTGATTACCTAATCTTTATAATTTTCAAACCTTCATATTCTAAGCTTGTTTCATCTTTTTATATTGTGGTTTATAAAGCTCTACAAGGATTTTCAGCAATTAAAGGATTTACTATATATGTATTTCTACATATAAATGGCATAAGTCTACCATTCGCTACTCTTCCTGGCTCTCTTAAAATTTCAGTCAAATTTATTTTATTAATATCGTTACTATTAATAAGCTTTCGCTCTCATACTTTCATATGAGATTAGACTATATCTTATACTTCAGCATTACCTGGTCAGTATGACCCCATTTCGATTTAAGGGGTTTTCACCCACGCACTTGCGCCCTACTTCTATTGTTATATTATATCACATTTTATATCAAATGTCAAGTCCTTTTATCAAAATAATATAACCTACGGAATAGCCGTTGAGCCTTTCTCTATTCGAGACTTGGTTGCTGATTACCCAATCTATATATTTTCAAACTTTCACACTTACGCATATTTCATCGTTATGTTGTAGTTATATAGCTCTAAGGGACTTCCAGCAATTAAAGGTCTTTTATATTGTATATTTCTATACAAACGAGCACGAAATTTACCCGCAGTTACAAGTCCAAATGTTTGCTCTAATGAGTTATTACCTGCTGCCATTGAAGCAGAACTTTTTCTTATTGCAGTTGACACATTATATTAATTAAATTCGTTTAATTTAACCAGTATTTATAAATTGAGATAAAATTTCTTTAAATTTTCCACTTTTAATCTTCCAATATGGAATTCTAATTAATCCTATACCATTATTAAGACAATATTCTTCTTTTTTTCTGTCATTTATTTTTACTTGTTCTAAATTTTTTAGAGCCTTTTCCTTTTCATTAATAAAAGCACAATGAAAGTGTTGGTCTCCATCTACTTCTATACATGTATTATAATCATTCAAATAAAAATCAAAAGGCATTAATTTTTTATTTTTGCAATCACTATAAGAATACTGATATTCAAATTTTATATTATTGTCTTTTAAATAATTCATTACTGTTAATTCTAATCCAGATATCTTTTTAGTACATTTCTCGCATCGTCTTTTTTCTCCAGAAATAAATCTATATACATCTGTAATAAATTCATTTCCGCAACCACAAATAAATTTAGCTTTACCATTATGGTAAACTTCTAACACTCTATTATTTAGGTTATTTTTTGATATAAAATTATTTAAATTAAAATAACAATCATCAAAATTATTTGCCCATGAAAACATTCTAGGTATTCTTCCTTTTTGTAAGTTTTGTAAAGATATCTTATACCTATATCCATCTTTATCTTGACAATGCATTGGCATAGAATTTTTTATATACTTACTATCTAATATATAATAGCCATAACTTTTAAAAATATTAATAACATCTTGGAAATTTTTTGTTTGAGATTTTACAGTAATACTTCTTTGACATTTATTACATACCTTGTATTTGCATTCTTGCATTTTATACCAAGCTCTTTTATATTCTTCTCCACAAATATTACATTTAAAATATAAATAATTAGTATTTCCAAAATATTCTTTAGATATAATCGTAGAACTAGGATTAAAATCATTTAAATATAGCTGAATATTATATGTTGTATAAGGATTTGCAGAATGAAAAGGTTTTACTCCTTGATTTAAAGTTACAATATTTGTATATCTTATTTTATACATATAACCATTTTTATCTTTCACAGCTATATTGTTTAGATTATTATACTCATCTATTATCTCTAATCCATGCTTTTTTAAATTATTTTTTACCTCTTCTTTATTCATATAAAACTTCCTTTATAAATACTCTCATACTTTCATATGAGATTAGACTATTTCTTCACCTTCAGCATAATCTGTTAAGGGTAATCCATTTCGATTTAAGGGATTTTCACCCACACACTTGTGCCCTACTCCTATTGTTATATTATATCACATTTTATATCAAATGTCAATACCTTCTATTAAAATAACATAACCAAGGGATAGTCGTTTGACACATTCCTATTCGGAACTTCGCACCCAATTGCCCATTATTATAATACTTAGGTGTTTCCACCATATATTATCTTAAATATTTTTATCAGTTTCCCACTTTCACACTTACGCATATTTCATCGTTATGTTGTAGTTATTTAAGCTTTAGGGGTTTCTGGGTTTAGGATTATTCTTTAATGCATATTTCTATACATCCGACCAGTCATTTTAGTCGTTTACACTTACTGCATACTTGTTTGATACCTCATTTAGCGCATCAACTACATGCTCACTATCACTAGCTTCTAATTTAAAAGCTTTCATAGCAGCAATTAATGTATTAGCACTACCTTCCGCTGTTGCACCAGCTTCAGATACATTTTTTAACATTATGGCTTGCTTTCCAAGGTCTAAAGCATCTTTTGCTTCGTAACCTGCTTGTGCGAATAATGTTGTTGCATCAATAATGTCTTTTCCCGTCGCACCAATTTGTTCTCCAACTTTAAAAGCATCATCTGCCAAATCTTGCAATCCCGTTGAAGTTAAATCGGTGACTTTATCTAATTCAGTCAAACTCTCATCTAAGTCAAATACTTGTTGAACCATATCTTGCATAGCATCTTTAACACCATGTATAACATCTCCAACAATTTGCCAGCTACTAAACTTTTGTATAATATCATCCAATCCTTGAGTATGACTTTTTGCTTCTTTTGCAGAGTTCCCTAAATCAGTCAAAGATTGCTTTAAATTATTAACTTGAGAATTATCTGCATTAATCTTTAGGGTCGCTCCTTTAGATATACTGTCTAATTGCTTTTGAATGTCACTTACTGAATTGTCATCTAACTTTGCAGATAATAATACCTCAAATTTTGTTGCCATTAGTTTCCACCTTCCTTTCTTATGAAAATTAAAGGAAGTCTATAATATTTCCAATCTAAAATTTGGCATTCTTTAGACTTGGAATTTTTAATCCTCTATTATTAAATTCTGTATATAACCAATCACCAAGATTTTGTCTTAATTCTTCTTCAAAATTATCCCAAAATGGTGCCCTTATCTTAGTATCATACATATCACCTTCAGAAGCAATCCCAGAAACATTCAATATTTCTGCTAATCTACTTCTTCTATCTTCTTGCATATTACCATGTAAATAAGGAAAAGAAACACTAGGCGGAGACATTAAATCTCCATTATAGAATATAGTAAATAAGCTTTTTCTGACTTCAGCATCCCAAGCTTTATCCCTAAATTCATAACTAGGTATTCCTGTACCATCTAAATAACTTTTATTTATTTTTGGGTGACCAGTTTCTGTTTTGTTTATTCCATAAGTATCAGTATTAATATGTTGTTGCAATAATTTCTTAGCTCTTTCACACATTGACTCCATTACATCTGCAATTAAGTCATAAAATACATTTTCTAAATCTTCATCTGTTCTAATAGCCATTTATATCACCTAAGCTTCTGCTAATATAGGTTTATGTTCTGCTGGGGCAACTTGTTGTCCTAATGCAGGCATATTATTCCATACAATACTTTTACTTATTAATTCTAATTTATCTTCAGGTAAATCATTTATTGTTTCAGATAAATTCTTCATACTTTTTTCCATATCTTCAACACTTGGTAATTTATGAGCTAATATTCCAAAACAATTTTCCATTACCCATTTGTCATATTCTTTTTTTATGCACTCATATATACGTTCAAAATTTATTAAATTAGTTTTTAATAATTCTTCTAATACTGGCGAATTCAAATCTTCTCCACCTAATTCCGCAGTATCAATATTAGTACATAAATCTAGAACATCTTTTATGTATCTTGGATAAATTAAAGCGAATTTATTTTCCATTTCTGAATTATATAAAACCATAGATTTTATATCAGATATTATAGTGTCACATTTTTCTAATGAAATATAACTATCTATTTTTACAATTTTTTCTCCAACTTTAACTTCTTGTTGTGTATTTTCAGGTAAAGTAATTTTTATTCTTCTTCCCATGATTATTCCACCTTTCATTCTTAAAAAATAAGAAGGATAGCTAGAAACTACCCTTCTCACTATCGTACAAATAAAGTACGGTTTATAAATAACTAATTAAAGTTATAGTTTCTATAATTATTCAGCTGCAACTGGTATATCAAATCCTTCTTTAAATATTTTTCCTTTACTGTCTTTAGATTGTACATATACTTTATAAGTTTTAGCTTCAGTTAAAGCTTCTGCCCCAACTTTTAATTCTGCTGACCCAATAACGAATTTATCATTATCTTGAGCTGCCTCTCCATCTGGTACAAGAGAATATTCATAAGGTTGAGTTCCACCTACAGTATTCATTGTCAATACAGTTGCTCCACTAGCAACATTTGCATCTCCAACTTTTAATCCTTGTACTACTTCAGCTTCTATAGCTGTTATTTCTGGGTTTACTGGTTGAGCTTCTGCTTTTTTATATAACTCTTACTACCATTGTATTAATGAATTGTCCACCGAATTGACCACCTATTCTAAAGTGTTTTAATGCTTCGACTTTTAAATAAACTTTGCTATTAACTTCATTTAAAGTATTAACAAATTTTAATAAGCCTACACCTTCTTCTGGAATTAAATATCCTAATCCATCTACATCAATTCCATTGCTAATAGCATCGTAACTTATTTCAAATTTAGTACCTTGCTCTAACCTTATAGCGGTAGCTATGTCACCTGGATTAAATGCATAAGTAGTATAATCAGGATTTCCATCTGGTCTTCTTCCGTCATTTAATGTTTCAAATCCACCATTTAAAACAATAGCTGGCACTTCTTTAGAAACATCTTCTATTAGTTCTGGAAGATATACAGACCAGTTTCCATAACCTAAATCTGTATCTAAAGTTTTAGCCATATATATTTCACCAGCATATATTTGTGTACCTTCAGGAACTCTGAAGTTAGCTTGCATATATCCTGGTAATTCTGTTACTGTTCTACATAAATAATTTGCCATTTTCATCTCTCCTTCTATTAATATTTATACATTAATTTACAATAATCTAAACAACACCATCCACTAGGAGTTTTTGCCCAGTTTCCTTTTATTTGATATGTGTCAAATACTGTACCATTTTTATAAGTTCTTTTTACTGGATAATTTGTTCCAGCATCACTTCTTACATTTAAAGCACTCGCTGTTACTTTATATCTTCCTAATTTATATTTAGAACTTGTTGGAGTAGATATAGGTTTAGCAACACTTGTATTAGAACTTGTACTTCCTGTATATGCACTTGTAGATACATAACCAATTCTTCCTGTTTGAATTACTTTTATTTTGTCTACACTGGCACTTACATTTTCTAATATTTCTACACTTGTATTAGCCTTATAATCATATTGAGTTCCTGTTAAATCAGAGTTTGAATATATTTTTGTAGCTCCTGCAAATTTTCTTGTTTGACCTACTGTTCTAGCTATAGATACAGGTTCTGAGTATGTTAAATAAGAACTAGCAACCCAACCTTGGTCGATACAAGCCCAACCATTGTTCTCTTCATATACTGTTACTTTTGTTCCTTTAGCAAGACTTCCAATTATATTTCCATTTGCACTATTTCTAATGTTTAAAGGCATACTTGAAGTATTTACCCATGCTGTTTTTGGTTGTGGAGTCACAGGCTTTTCTGGTTCTACTATTTCTTGCCCATCATTAACTTTAAAAGCATAAAATCTTTGAGCATTAGAATTAGCTTTAAAAGTATTAATTTCTACCCAAGCACTAACACCATCTAATCTTACTTTCCCTTGTCTTCCTGGTCTATCAAATTTTCCATTATATAAATATGGGTCATATATTTCTATATCAGTATCATTTGCTCCTACTGCTAAAATAAAATGTCCACCTGTTGTCCATAATCCAGCAGCACAACATATAACTACAAAATATCCTTCTTTACAAGCTTGGTGTGCTTCATATGAAGAATGCAATGTTTTCATTTCTATTTCCCATCTTTTAGCAATATAACTAAACAATCCATCATCTGTACCACCAGGTACTCTATATCCATTTTCTCTAGATATATCACACATAACATCAGGAGTAATTTTTTCTCTACAACTTGATACTATCATAGCACCACAAGTAGTCCCACATCCAGAAGTTCCACATGTTTTATCTTCATAACCTGGTGCTGGATAAGGATGATTAGCCCATCTGCTATCCATTTGGTTGTAATAACACGCTTTCATATTTTTTCCTCCTTAAATTTATTTTTTTCTAAATCCTAAACGAATATAAAAATCTAAATCTTCAGGGTAAATATATTTTGCATAATTTTTTTCAAAATTATAGATTTTAATTTTACCCTTATTTGTTCCAGGTTTTCCATATTGAGGATTGCTTTTTCCTAATTTGCTTTTACTGATTTTTTGTCTAGTCTCTTCCGAAAAAATTCTCCCTTTGTTTGAATTAGAAATTTTTTGTTTTGTATCCTCTGAAGGTGCCAATCTTCCTTTGCGAAATCCATCGGGGCACTCTTTGCAAAATTTTTCACAAAATCCATTGTTATACCAATGCCTTCCTGCAGAAGAATTACCAATTTTTTTTCTTATATCTTCAGGCATTTCGTCACCCCAAAAAGGCTTATGCCCCTTTAAACTTTTAGATTTTTTATCCCTTTCTTCTTTTGTTCTAACTCTATTTTTATTAATATCTTTTAACTTACGAATATGTTCTTCACTTAATTTCTTTCCCTTATTTGCTTTAGATAACATTAATCTTAATTCTTTTCCCTTTATAGGGTCATTAAAATTTTGTTTTTGCTTTTTAGATATTTTCTCAGCAATGGAAGCAGTAACACTAATCTGATTACCACCATTAGCTATGTTATAACCTATATCTTTATTTTGACTTTTGTTTTCCTTTATATAATAAATTTCTCTATCGTTTAAATCTTCTAATGACTCGCAATATTCTAATAATTCACATTTAAAATTATTTCTGCCATACTTTTTAATTGCACATTTTAAATATTTTCCTGACCCCAAATATCTCTTATCAAAACTTTCCCCTTTATGTTGACCAATATAAATTTTCCCATTAATTAAATTGGTCGTTTTATAAATATACCCGTAATTGATACTATTTTCCTCCTTCAGTTTCTATTTCAATGTTTTCATATTCTCTATTTTCAGGATTTTCTATTGTTGGTATTTCTATTGTACCTTCAATTATATCTAATTCTTCTATTGGTTCCATAAAAACACTCCTAACTTTATTTAACTATTTATTATTTTCTTTTGCATTTGTATCTAATGCGATTTTAATACTATCAAATACAGTTTGTATAAAATATTTAATAGTTGTTTCATTTAAAAACATTCTAGCAGGTGCTGGTAATGCTGCAATTATACCATCAAATACTGCTTTGAATTTTTCATTATTCATTCCTTTTTCATAAGCACTTTCAGCTTGAGATATTAAATCTATAGCTGTTTGTCTTAATCCTTTTAATTTTATATTGCTATATAATTTTAGTCCAACTAAACCTAAAAATATAGCCATAATTACTACAATAACTATTATACTTAAAGTTTCCATATAAATCAACTCCTTTTTTAAAAGTTTGCTAATAGGCGAGAACCGCTGTGAGCAATAGCCAAGGAAGACTCACCGCTCAAATTCCACAACCAGAAACCACAAAAAGTACCACTATCAGCCCAGCGACCACCGAAAAGGGCAATTCTATTTCCTGAATTTTGCCAATAATAGTCAGTAACATAAGTACTTTCTGACCCACCAATAACAGTTGCTAAACCAATTAAAGGATTATTATTATCATAACCTAATTCTTTAACCCATCCATTAGTGTTTGATAAGGTATATCCCACTTGTTTATAAGACCCATCAAACTTATCTACTGCATAATCACTAGAATTATAACTTACATAAGCTATATGGTCTTTTATATTCAATCCATCTATAAACTGCCATATATTACCATATATATCTTCTATTCCACGATATATAACAGAATGTTTACTATCATTAACAAGGCATCCTGATTTCATTCCTAAACTATCACAACCACCAGATGTTAATGCAGCAGTATTATTTATATTCCCTTTTCCTAATTTATTTTGAGAATTATAATCTGCATATTCTACAATATATAATAAAGAGATTAAGAATATATGATAATCTAATATTCCAAATCTATCTCCTACATTTCTAGCATATGTTCTTGCATTTGTAATGTTATAATCAACAAAAGGCGCCTGCCCACTTCTGCTAAAAACTCCGGAAGAACTTCCACTTACAGTATATCTACCTACACTAAATTGTTGGCTTTCTATATATCCATCTACTTTATTATCAGCAATTGAATAATAATAATATCCACCGTCTTTCCATATTTTATACCAGAATTTTGGTATTCTTGTTAAGACTTGCCCATTATTTCCAGAAAAATCAAAAGTAGGGTCTCCATAAAATGCAGTAATTCTTTGTCCCTTTGTATCATAATTATAAGAAATAATGTCTGACCAAGGATAAATGTTATCAAAATCATTAACAACTGCACTGCCATCATGTGTAGCATTTGCTACCAATCCAACATTATCATTTAATCTTTCTAGTGCACTACTAGAACTTGATATTTGTTTTCTTACAGTATAAATTTTAGGACTTCTTACTAAAGATTTTATTATATTTGCTTCAACTTTTTTATTTTTTCCATCTTGAACTATCATAAATAAATCATCTTGTTCAATAGAATTTGCCGAAGGCATTTCACTAACTTTTATATCTGCCATTTAAATCACTCCTATAAACCTGTAGCTATAACAAAAGTAGCAGGATAAGTTTTCCAAACAAAATTATCTTTTATTGCTTCAATTTGAATTTGTATATTTCCACTTACATTTGTTATACTATCATCTATTTTCCATTCTAATTTTATATAATTTTCTAATATTTGAGGCTCTTTTATTTCAATAGTAGCCGTGCCATTAATATCACTTTTTATTACAATGTTAAATTGTGCATTAGATAAATCGTCTCCATTTTCTGTAATCTTTGGAACTAAAAAATATCTTTTTGAAGCATTATTTTCTCCTTGTATTCCTAAAATTTCTTGACCTGCTGGAATAATTATTTTTTTACATATTACATTTATATCTTTAGGTGTACATCCATTATTACAAGACATAATTGTAGATTGCTCCAATAATGGTGCCGTATTACTATTACAGTTCATATTCAACACCTCCATCTAATGACACTAAAGTTTCTATTTTAGGAAAATTTTTTGCCATAATATTATCTATTTTTTTTAAATCAAAATCAGATTTATTAAGATATTCAATACAAATAAAACCTATAATATTCCCATCATTATCTTTTAGCCCCATACCATATTTTGACTCAATATTTCTTACTGTTAAATATTGATACATTGTAATATCTATATCTTTTAAATCTTCTACATCTGATATTATGCAACATTCTTTTGTTTCAATTTCATGACACCAATATGCTAATAAAGACCTGAATAAATCTCTAAAATCAGACATCATAGGAGCGACGCCTAAGTTTACTACTTCATTTGTCATACTCATTTTTAAAAAAGACTTTCCTGTCATATCTTTATTTCCATTATGATACTTTACTATACAAACTCTTGAGGCTCCAGTCTCTAGTAATATTTGATTTATTATATCATTTATTTCTTTCTCTATCTTACCAATATTTTTGCTTTCTACGGGTGTAAGATGTTTTTTGGAAACCCCTTTTATTATATCCTGTATCATAGAATTGTAATTTTCTTGCAATTCTTCATTCCTTTTTCTTTGCTCTTCTCTTTCAGCTTCGTACTCTTTATCTCTTTTTTGATTTCCTTTTATGTAAAGGATAAATACTATTAAAATTGCCAAACCATCAAATAACAATTTTGATAATGCAGTTAAAGTAGCTACATCTATCATGTTGTTTTCACCCCTTTACGCAAAAAAAATAGCAAAGATTAGTAATAAACCAATCTCTGCTATAATTTATTATTGTTTCTTAATTGCACAGCTTTCATAGGTGCTTGTATGAATTACTTTTAGTAACATTGAACAATACCTAGAATATGCACATAGTTCATTACTTTTGTTACATTTTAAAACAACCATTTTATTTGGTTGCTTTTCATAAAATGCATACTTACATAAAGGATATTCTTTACAAGCCATTGGTTATGCACCTACAGTAACTGTAATTATATCTTGTAATCCTTCATAAGATACAGTAACATTAGCTGTACCTTCTTGTAGTCCTGTTATTACACCAGCTGGTGTTACAGAAACCTTTTCTTCGTCTGAACTCTTGAATGTTAATTTAGAATTGTCTAAAGTAACATTTGAATATGGCACACTTCTTATACCTATTACATTTGCTGTAGCTTCTTTAACTCCTGCTAATGAGAATGTTAATACGTTTGGTGATGCAACTATGTCTTCAACTGGTGTGACAGCTTCCTCTGAAGAAGCAACATATTTTACATCAGCATAATAAGCTTCCCCACAATCTGTGGCATATTCTTGAGCTGTACCTGCTAAACTAAATGTAGAAACTGCATCTGAAGTCATGTTTAATGTGATGCTTCCGTTGAATTTTAATCTTGGTATTGTGATTTGAATATATCCTTCAACACCATCTTGACTGATTACATGAACTCTCATAACAGCTTTTACTGTTAATGGTTGTGTTTTTGTATCAATTGTGATTTGGTCTACTGTTTCATTGTATTGATATACAACTTGTAGAGAACCTGTAAATTCACCCATACCAATATCAACATTTTTACCTGTTGGTCTGAATTTTTTAACCATACCATTTGGCATTCTGACAAATACATTTCCTAATGGAGTTTCAGCTGTTGCCCCAACACCATTTGTGAAAGAAACACATTCGTCAAATTTATAAACACCTGATAATCCTGTAACAATTGGAGTACCTGTTTGAAAAGCTAAATATTCCATTTTAAATGTTGCACTTTCTAATTCAACAGTAATGTTTTTGCTATGTTTGATATCGAATAGTAAAGCATTTAAATATCCACCTCTTTGTTCAATACTTTGAACTTCTTGAGTTAGAGTAGAATTTGTTAAAGCTAATCCTTCTCCCATGTAGTCACCAGTTGTAGGATTGAAAAATAATACATCAGCTACAGAAACTAAAGCTAGACCTTTATTAATTATTCCTGCCATATCTATCTCTCCTTTTATTAAATTTTATCGCCATCTTGTAAAGATGACATTAAACCACTACTATCAACCAAAATATCATCAAATTTTCCTTTTGGTTCATAGTGATTAATCCAATGTGGTAAATCAGATTTCATTTTTATCATACCGCTTAATTCTAATTGTTTATACATATAATAATCATCCTTATTTAATACGATATGTAAATATCTATTAAATCTTCTTATGGTCATATTTTCCATATCTATAGGATTTATATTCATACTATATGCAACTACAGTAATCAAATCTTCTAAATCTGTATTATCTTTTGCGGCTCTTGTTTGTTGCAATTTTTCTTTCATTTGATACAAAAATTTTTCAGTTTGAGCATCATAATGTTGTGCTTTAATATCATTTTGTATCATAATCAGTTTTCTAATCTCTTCAAAATCTTCAGAGCCTATCATTATATGAACATACATTTTATCTTGTATATCCTGCAATTTTTTAGCTATTGTATCTATTTCATATTGAGTCGCTTTTTTTTCTTTATGTTGTGCTAAAAAATTGGTTCTTAAAATAGTATATTCTTTATTCAATAATTCATAATTTTCTGACTTTTGATAAACCTTTATATATAGTTTACCTTCTTGTCTTAATACATCAAAAGGTTGTTCTTCCTTTAAAACTATATTCAATATACATATCAACATATTCCATCTATTTTTAAAATCATCATCTATTAATGATTTCTCATATAAATATTCTAGATAAGGTAATCTTAAAAATCTTTTATTCTTTTCATCTAAACGAGAAACATCTAAACATTCATCTGCTGAAGCAAATATAGAATAATAAGGTAATGTTGCCGGGTATAATAATAAACTTTTATACTCTAAAGGCTTATCAAAAGCCAAATTCATTTTATTTTCATAACTAATATTCATTAAATCCACACATCCATTGTTAATTGAAAACCTGAATAGTCATTATTATAACTTACCTGAGCAGCACCCGCAAATCTATCTATTTCATTGTTAATAAACATTTGTGATTTTGTTTTATCTAATTTTACACCATTTAATGTTTCAACTATAGTTTGCATAATTGCAACATCTCTTTTATCATGTGCAGAATATGGAGTTTTTATCATCATTTCATTATTATTAACAACTACTTGAAATATTATTCTAGCTAATGCATTCGTTCTACCATAAGAACTAATATTATCTACAAAAACTCTTACTTGAGATTTAGCTTTTACAACTGCATCAACAGTATATTTTTGAAATAATACATTATATTCTTCAGTGTTAAATGAAGTTTTTGCTATCATTTTAGCTTTTTCTTCGTTTGTCAAATCTGTTTTATCTAATGGATTTTGCGAATATTTTAATAGTTTCCAAAAATCAGGGGAATTGTTAAATAAATAATTAACTATTATAGTAGGTAAATCTCTAACTAAGCTATAATCATTATAAGCCGTTTTGTCATAACTGTTTTCATCACAAGGAGAATACATTACCAGTTACCTCCTAACCATATTTTTTTATTTATTTTGTTCCCTGTAATATCATCAATACATTCTATTTCTAATGGATTGATTTGATATTGTTTTAAATTTTCTATAGTAAAATTATTTCCATCTATTAATACAAAATTAAAATATTTTTGTGGAACTCCTTTTACTTTTATCGTGAAAGTATCGTCTTGTTTTTCTCCATCAACATAATTATATATGTTAAATTCTTTTTTTTCTCCTAACATAATTTCTTTTACATTAGGCAATAATACTATATCATTTAATGTAGTATCTTCTTTTGGCTGATTATTAATTGCTATGTTATTCTTAAAATCATCATCTTCTAATTCTGGTGATTTCATCATATATAATTCTAAATAGTTTGGATTTAGTTCATTAAAAAATTGTTTTACCCTAAATCCTACATTATCAAATAAAAATCTGTCATTCACCTTAATTTTTGAAGTGTATTTATTTTTTTGTACAATAACAACAATATCTCCTCCAGGTTCTACTACCCCTTTATTCCCCCATTTAAAGTTAGTATACGTTAAAGCATCTTCAATTACACAAGGATAACAATTAATTTCTCCTTTATCATCAGTCCATCTTAATGAATTGTTACATTGTAACATTCTGCCTTTGACATTATAAAGATATTCTGTATCTAAAGATGTTAATATCCAAGTAGACAATTCTTTATGATTAAAGTTCCAATGAATATAATCGCCAATTTTGAACTTTGGAGTATCATAGGGATATGATTGGAAGTATTTATAACCAACTATTTTATCTTTATCATTTCCTTCATATATCCATGCATCATAGGTAGTATTATAATCAAAGTTCTTATATACTACTCTATGGTCTGTACTATTCATAAAGTTATCTTTAGTCAATTGTGTTAGTTGACTATTTGACTCAGTTGTTTCTTCAGAATGAAGTAATGAGTTTATTCTTTGGATACATTCGGTTTTGGTTGATACCTTAGTGGGTGTAAGCATACCGTTCTCGCCCCCAATCCTCCTAAACCTTTTGGTGCAGTACGATAAGTATAATGACTTATATCACCTTCAACTTCTCTTTTTGTCATTTGATAAGCAGAAGTTAAAGTTTTTAATTGTTCTGCTTGTGAATGCATTTTTATACTACCACCATAAGTAGCAAAATTTAATATTTTACTATTAGTCATTTGTTCTTCATAATAAGGTATGTTCATTGCTCTAGCTAATATAGCCTTTTCATCAAAGTTTAAGTCCGCATTAAAATGTCCTATATTATATAGTGTTATATTAATTATTTCTCCTGGTGCAGGAGTTATATTTGTCAATGTAATAGTACTATTTATTTCATCCCATTGATAATTTGTTACTTGTCTAATTGGTTGTGCACAATCAGTTTGCACACCAATATAAAAACTTAAATTATCAATATTTGTAGGAGCTGGGTCTAATTTGAATATATTATTTTCGCCATCTCCAGTAAAAGAATATTCTGTAAGAGAAAATGGAACTAAATCAAGCAAATCTTTTCTACAATCATATTGAAAATAAGGTATCGCTAATTGCAAATATTTCCAATACAAATCATATAGCATATAAGAAGGTTTATTAGTCAAACGTTGGTCAATTTTAATAACCGAATTAAGACAATATATCTCTTCAAAACTTGTTGCCATTCTTCCACCTCCCCTACAATTTTATATTAACCTCTAATACTATCTATAGCATCTAAGGTAGCTATTCCTCTATCAAATTCCATATTGAAATAGTCTTCAACACCTTTTCTAGTATAATAATCCCAATTTAAAATATGTTTTCTTATCATTTCACAAATTCTAAATACTAAACAGTTTATTATACTACTATTTTTCTTATTATCTGTTAATCTATTTAATTCTCTAACTATTTCATTTAAATCTGAATTAGTTAATATTTCTATTAATTTTTCATCAGATAAATCAATATGCTTTCTTATATTAAATAAAGCATAACTTTCTGGTTCAACAAAATAGCATAAACCATCTTCAAATAGTTTTTTTACTGAATGTTGTCTGAAAAATCTTTTCATATCAGAAACAGATACAGATTGTTCTTCATTAAAAGCCAATCTTATATCTCCTGCTGCTCCTGTAGGGTCAGACCAACCAATTCCTTGTAGAACTCTACAACCAATTATTACTTCATCTTCTTCATTTTTAACAACGATTTTACTAGAAGGTACACTAGCTTCGCTTTTTTCCTTTATAAGGGCTTCCATAGCTTTTTTCATTTCTTCTAATTGTTGTTTTAATGCAGAAACTTCATCTGTTGATTTTTCTTCACCTTTCTCTATTACTTTTTCTTCAACATTTTTTACCTCTTCAACTTTTTTTGTTGATTTAGCAGTAGTTTTTGTGTTTGCCATTTTTATGACTCCTTCCTATAATAATCTATAATAAAATATAAAGGGATAGACTTGCTACCCCTTTATTCACTTACTAATTAACAGATTGAATTCCGTAGTTAGCTTGTGTTATAATAGCAGCATCAAAACTCATGAAATATTCATAGTTTTGTCTGTATTGTGAACCTTCTGTTGGTTCTTTAGTCTTTACATGAACGAAGTTTTCTCTTACTAATTTAACTGGCTTATCACCAACACTAGATAATAGAAGTATTCTATCGTTTGGTATAGCTCTTAAAGCAGATGCAGTAGCGTTTGTAAATGGTTGTGATAAATCTGTGAATTGGTCAATTACAACGTTATCTATACCATAAGCTCTACCTAAAAATCCTTCTCTTATCATTTCATCTTGGCTTTGGAAACCATAGTTTTGAGTAAGAACAGCACCAATTTTGTTGAATGCTGGTAATGTTCCATATGCTGTAACATCAGCTCCACCATTTAACATTCTTAAGTCTTCTATCATTTGAATATAACTATCTTTATTCCAAGCAGCTTGATAGAATGGTGTATTGTTTATAGGTGTAATAGAATATATTTCATCTACAATAAGTCTTAATTGAGCATACAATAAAGCAAAAGCAACTCTTGCTAATTCTCTACCCATATCATAACTATTAGATAATATTCTGATATAATCCATTGTTGTACCAATGCTATATGGCTTTGGTGTAATTGTTAATGAACTTCTTGAATAACTATCTAAGAATGTTACATTTGTTGTGTAAGATGTTCTTTGTGCAACTGGTAATCCTTTTGTTTCGATTTCATATGTTTTGCTATCTCCAACATCTACTTCATCAACATTAGCTAATCTGAATATTTGTTCAGGTCTGCTTTTTAATACTATACTTTCTAATACATCTACTATTATAGAGTTATATAATTCAGCAAATGTAGTATTACTAAATGCTCTTATTACATCAGCATTTGTTTCAATTTTGTCTATTCCAGCTTTATCAGCACAGAATGATAATAAAGCTAATTTTGTTTTTTCATTCATTTCATTATAATTGCTTATTTCACCATCAACTGAAGCGAAAGTTCTGTCTGCCATTTTACTTAGTTTTCCATCATGGTTCATAGCATATTTGCAAACTTTTTCTAAGTTTTCTTTTATTACTTTAGCATTTTCATCTTTTAATGAAAAGTTTCTGATAATATTTAAATTTTCCATCTTATATTTTCACCTCTCCTTATGCCATTTTAGCTCTAACAACAAGTGTTTTAGTCATATCCATTCCAGATTGTCCACCTATTCTGAAATATTTAACAGCTTCTACTGTTAAGTAATTTTTAGCTGTTACTTCTTCACCTTTTGCTGAATATTTTAATTCATATTTTCCAACTTCTGGAATTAAATTATCTCCAGGTACTACTGTTGCTACTGCAACTGTGTCACCACAAGCATCTATTGATAATTCATATTTTGTTTCAGGAAGTAATCTCATAGCTGTAACTACTTCTCCTGCTTTGAATGTGTATTGTGTATAATCTGGTTGACCATCTGGTCTTCTTCCGTCTGATAATGTTTCAAATCCACCATCTAATACGATTGCTAAATCGTCTTTTGTTATATCTGCAACTTTTGTTGGTGCATATACACTTAAATTTCCATTTATTGAAGCATCTAAAGTCTCAGCAACAACTACTGAACCTGCATGTAATTCATCAGCAGCTGGTACTTTTATTTGTGCTTGCATATAACTTGGATTTTCTGTAACTGCTCTACAAACATAATGTTTTGCCATAATTCATTTCACTCCTTTTTAATTATTTACCTGCAATTTTTGCATGGCTATTAGAAATAATATCATCTAAGCTGCTTACTTCTGCTGCTGAAAATTTCATAGTATTTAGTTCAAATAATGGATTAATTGAATACTTCATTTCTTTTTCTTCTTTTTCCTTATTTTTTATTTTCAAAGCAAATTCTGCAACTTTAGCATTAATTTTTTCTTTCATTTCATCCATTGACATTTTTTCAATAGAATTTTTAAGCTCTGTAACTTCGTCTTCTGACATACAATGAGCAAATTTATCTACTTCTGCTGCCATCTCTCTTTCTTCTTCAGCTCTTTTATATTTTTTAAGCTCATTCTCGATTTCAGCGTTTTTGATTTCTAAAGCATTAGCTCTTTTTTTCCAGTAGTCTTTGTCAGAATCAACATCATCTTCTAGTCCTTCTTCACCTTCATCATCTTTTTCGGCTTTGTTGACTTTTTCTTCTTTAGCAAATCCTATATCATCGCATGTGTCAGAGTTTTTAACTTCTTTCTTTTCTTTCTCTTTTACATCATCTTCTTGTGCATCAGCATCATCTCTAACTTTTTCAATGTCTTTGTTGTCTTTGTCTAACTTGTTTTCAACTACTTCTTTGTCTTTGTCTAATTCTTTTGCCATCCCTTTTTCACCACCTTCATCTTCATTATCTATGTCAAGTTTTTTATATAAACTTTTCACCTTATTAATAACAGCTGTTTCATTATTTTTTTGTGCATAAGCTAAAGCACTAGCTAATCCATATCTATTATAAACAGCCTTTCCATCTTTTATTTCCATAATTGGATATTTTAACTTTGAACTTGGTGCATCTTCCCAACCTTCTTGCACATCAGCATAAACATCTTTTACTAAAGATTTGTAATTTTTTGCTTCTAATACTTTTTTTCTTAGTTCTGTTTTATTGACTGAGCCCCAATTAGTTTCTGACATTGCTTCTTTTGATTTATCTACAGTAATTGTTTCTCCTGTACCATAATCTTTTTTTGCAAATACAGTTATATCTTTAGCAGAAAATTTTTTTGCTGAAAAAGTTTCAGTTGTCTCTTCATAAGTTTTATGAACAGGTTTTTTATTTTCCATATTAATATTAGCTTTACCATCTTTAATTTCATATGGCACTTTAAAATATTCGGCAGTTTCATTATCTCTTATTATAGCAATTTTTTCATCGCTATATATTTCTTCTACATAATATTTTCTACCTTCCCATTCTCCATCATGATATTTATATTTATCTAAATCATGCCATAATTGTTCTTGAAGTTCTTGATTACTTAAACCTTTCAACCTTCTATCACCCACTCTTTCTTCCTTAATATCATTAATCCAATTTTCCATAACTTCTCCACCCAAAACATCAAAAGTCAATGACTTTTCTTTATTTTTTGAGTTAGACAATGATTGGTCAATTTTATTAACTTGAATTCTATCTATATAAGTTTCATTAGCTAAATTTTTAGCCATTGTAACCACTTGAGTTGTGCAACCTTTCCCTATGCCTTTATATGAATTCAATCCTTCTTGAATTGCATTTTTAACTTCTTCAGGTAATTCATACTCTGCATGTTTTTGAGAAAAGCTTAAATAATATTCATTTGCTTGTTTAAAATCATCTTCAGCCAAAGAAAATCTTAAAACTTCCAAATGACTTCCTTCTATTCCTTCCATTATACCTTCACCTAATAGAACGCAACTTAATAATCTAAATTCATTTATTTTCAATACACCTGTAATATCATCTTGGTCACCATCAATAACTGCTAATTCAATGCTAACTTTTACATTACCATCTCTTCTTTTTAATATATTCATAATGACAGGAAAATAATTTTTCCATATTACTACTTTAGCAGTTAAATAAGTTTTTCCATTATCTCTTTCTACAAATCTAAATGTAGAACTTTCAGGTATAGTACCAAAAGCTATAAATTTTTTTCTTTCTTCATCAGAATAAGCATGTTCTTTAAAGTCTGAAGATAAAGAAGGTATTATAGAATTATCTAATATACATAATAATGGTTTATTATAAAAAGATTGTAAAGATTTTTCTACACATTCTTTGCTAATATCACATTTATTTCTATTTAATCCCAAGTGTAGAAAGTCAATTTCTGCTATACTGCAATATCCATCATTTTCTAATAATCTAAAATTATCAGAATTTAAACTAAATTGCAAATTTACTGTTGTTTCACTCATACTTTACTCTCCTTTCATTAATCATCATTTCCATTTAATTCTTCACTTTCCTCTTTTAAGATATAAAACTGGTCAGCAAACCCATCAAACATTGCTTTATTATTTTCACCATATACTTGAGCTTTATCTCTTAATAATATAGCCTGTTCCATAAAACGGTTAAATAACCTTAGAAATGATTTTAAATCTGCCTCAACATTTAAATCACCATTTATTGTAGCTGTATCAATAGCTGATTTTATTAATTCATAAGCTTCTGTATGTTCATTAACATTAACATTGAAAAAATCTAGCATTGTTTCATATGTTCTAGTATCTTTTTCAGTAGTATAATATTTTGGAACTACATTATATCTTAGTTCTATATCAGCAATTACATCAGCTAAAAGAGGATATAAATGTGCCAAACCATGGTGGAATATAGAACTAAAATTACTTAAAGCCCATTCTACATTAGAATAACCTAAAAAGTTATCCCAAGTTCTGTTTAATTGAAAAAACTTTTGAATTAATAAATTTAATTTTTGTTGAGTTTCTTCTGATATTAACATTACTATTCTCACCACCTTATATTACTTTATTAGAAGGTTTATTATTAGACCATTGAGTTAATAATTTTGATAACTCATCTGTCATAATAAACACCCACATAGTGCGGTTCTTTCTCTCTTTGTTTAATTGGTAAGAATAAATAGGTTTTAACCCATTTTGTTCTAAAAATTTACAAAGATTTGGAGAACCACAAGTATATTTTTTAACATTTTTTAATTCTTGAGTATTATCTATAAACACCTATCTTTCACCTACCCTATTATCTTTATATTCTCTACTTTTTTCACCACTATCTTGCATGTCCCCCACATCTTTTTGTGGTCTCCCGCCTTCATTGCCAGGCTTATTTGACATGGTATTCATTGATTGTAGTGGTTTCATCTTTGATTTTAAATCTAATTTATTAGCCCAATTTACAAAACTAGCCACTTCAAAAGGTTCAAAACCAGTATTAGCCATTAAATATTCTACAGGATAGTTAGAAGTTGTTACTAATTTTAAAGCATTATCTATTTCTTTATCTTTATCTAATTTATTTCCAAAAAATGATACTTTCCATTTATATGTTTTAGTTTTTTGCATAATTATCCAATTGGCTAAATTTGCAAACTGATTATACATATGAGTAGCAGAAAAATCAAATGATATCTGTGAAGATATTTTTAATTGTCCTGCATTCTTATTATCTTTTCCAAACATTGCAGCTCCCATACCCATAGCACTAAATACATTATTGTCACCTAAATCTACTAATTTATCCATCGTATTTACTTGATTTGCCGCAACCTCTTGTGCATCAAAAGGAGTGGCAAAAGCAACTATATTTTCAGGCATTTGTTCTTTTATCATTGCTATCAATTCAGCAGCTTCATCATATGGTATTTGCATTTTATTAGTGCTTTTATCAATAGGAATTTTCATTGCAATTAATTTCCATAAATCTAATACAGATTTCTTCTTTAATAAATCTCTATAACTTAAAACATCTAATGAAGCACCCATAGCACCAGTTAATGGTGGAATTTTATCTGCTCTATTTGGGTTAAATGTTAAGCAAAATGATTTCTCAGGTGGAAGATTATAATATTGAAAAGGTGCTAATTCTTCCCCTGTATATCCTTCTTTCCTTTTTTGTACAAAAACTTTATAAGCTTCTGTAAGTTCAGGCAACATATCTGGCAATCCTACTAATCTATCAAAAAATGTTAAATCTATTGCAAATAGCCAACCATATGTCCATGGTGCAGTTATATAACAATAGTCTGTAGGTAGTTGCAAGAATGTGATTGTATCATCAGTTTCTTGTATGAAATAAAATCCAACTCCATCTTCCATTACTTGTAAATCCATTTTTGAAAATTGATATTTTATATTCATTTTTCTCAATGTGTTTAAAGCTGTATTATAACTATTCATATATTCTTTTGTATCTATATAATCTCTATTATCAGCATCTGCTGGTGTCAAGATATAATTAAATGATTTTTCTGTATTTAAAAACCAAATGGCTCTACCATATTGACCTACAGCATTTTCTAAATATTGGCTTAAATGCCTTATATTTGCATCATAATATTGTGGTGCCATTAACCAATGTTGTATTTCATTAGAAGATGCAGACCTTGGATTAAAGTTACGGTCATTTACATATTGTTCTGATAATAACGGATTATATCTTCCTTTATTACTAGATATTCTTGTTATCAAATCTAATTGTCTTAATTGTTTTGATAAATCAGCAGAATATGTTTTAACAAAACTATTTAATGTTTCCATTTGTTCTGGGGTTGCCATTTTTTGATTATTGGTTGTTTGAGTTGTAGCTTTTTTTTTTGATTTTCTTTTATTACTCACTTATTTACACCCCCATTATCTAAATAATTTATTTAATGAATTACTTCTACGACTACCAAGACTATTCATTTTGGCAATAGTCATTACTAAATCTCTATTATCAGTTTGTAATATATTATCATAACTCATAGCCCACCATAATGCATACATAAGACTAGAAAATCTATCCTTATCTATTTTTCCTAATACTTTTTCAACAGTTACTTCACCATTTGTTAAATGTTTAAGCTTCAAATTGGCAATTTCTTCAACTAAAGCATTTGTTTGTGCAAATGGTACAAACGCTTCTACTTGGTCTATATCTCCTGGGTCAAAAGTATTATCTTTTCTTTCTTCTAAAAGTCTTAATTTTTGACTTTCTACACAATCTATAAAATTAATAATAGCATAATTATTAATTCTTCCATCTTTTTTTGTTTCATCTTTATTTTGAGAGTTTAATGCATATAACATAGGAATTGCATCTTTATATTCAGACCTTATCTCTCCATTAACAGCATCCCATGGTAAATATGTTTCTCCAGTTTGAACATCTACATTTGGTCTTAATAATTCATCTCTAAGACCATTTCCTAAACCATTAGTATCCACTATAACAATCTTAGCAGTAAATTGCTGTTGTATTTTTTTTACTAAACATGCTTGAGCACTAAAACTTAATGCATTAGAAACTACATACATATTTATTAAATCTAGTTGTCTAATTAAGCCATTGTCAGCATGGTGTTCTTCAATTACACTAATAACAGTTTTATTATTAGCAGTATTTGCAGAACGTGCAACATCGACACCTAGTATTATTTCTCTTTCATTTTTTAAGTCGTCATCTACTGGTTGAGTTAAAGTTCTTGTTTTTAATAATTTTTGAATATCAACAAGTTGGTTGTCTACAGCTCCTACCCATTTTTCTTCATAGTTTCTTGCAAAAGCTACTGAACCTGTATCTCTTTTCTTTTTTAATATCTGACTCTTATTAGAACCTCTTCCCATCCAACATCCAAGCATCCAGCCTGAACCTAGAACCATATCACCTTTTAAGTCAACCATATCTTTATACATCTGAACACTTCTTGCCCATTCATCGCTACCCCTAAATCCCGAAGTAGTAAAGAAAGATATTGCTTGATTTAACTCTAATGGGTCTGCAATACCTAATTTCCCTTGTGTTGTTCTACCAATTTCAACAATTGGTTTTAAAGCATCTTCAAAAGTATAATTATCAATTAAGGCACTTTCCTCTATTTGTATTCTATTTCTTCTTTGCCCTTTACTAGTTTGGGCATTTGCAAGTACATCTATTCTTGAACCATTAACAAAAGTGAGTTCAAAGTCATCTTTTGCTTGTCTAACTTTCAATATCTCATTTTTAAACCACGGATATTGCCTAGTGATTTCATCATATTTATCCTTTAATAATTCAGCAGCATTAGCCTTTGTTTGAGCAGTCATCGCCATTGTTACTCCCGGATAAAGAACAGCTATAATAAACATAGAAATTACTTCTCCCCATGTTTTCCCGCCATCCTCTAGGGAATACTCCATATACACTAGTAAATCTACATATACATCTTAAATAAACTCTTTGGTCAAAGTGTAAATTTATTCCACCATTTTCCGGTCTTATCATATCTAAGAATAAATCCGGATGCCATCTAAAAAAGCTTATTAATTCCGTGTATTGTTTTATATGTGCTTTAAAGAAACTTTTTTGACTATCATTACTAGCAGTTACCGTAGGATTATCCCACGCATCATAATTACTGGTAGGCACACCTGACATTCTTCTATGTTTAGTATCTTCTCTTTCAAAATCATGTATATAAGCCATTAGTCTTTATCCCCTTCTTCATAGTATTCATCAGGTAATTGTATAAATTTTTCAACTTTTTCCCTGTTATTTAAAGTAGGGTCTCCATCAAAGATTCCATAAGGGTCGCCAGTACTAGTAATATAGTCTTCTCTCATTTTATCATAGAACTTGTAAACATCTTTATATTCAACCAAAGGTTTTCCTTCTAAATTTCTTGCATAGTTTATATAATTCCATATACAAAAATCTACGGCATCATTTGGTCTATATCTAAATTGTGGTAATATAGGGATTATATCTACATTTTGTTCAACTGCTTGGGCTATTTCACCTATAGTAGATAAACCACCTTGTAAATCTGCTTTACTTAATTGATTAGGGTTTATTTTGGCTTTATCTGCTTGTTTCATAGCTAATTCTCCCCAGGTTTTAGCTTCGGTAGCTTTACCAGCAGCAACAGCCATTTCTTCCTTGACTTTATATCTAACATATGTAACCAATGCTTCAGTATGCATACTTGTTTGTTCTGTATAATTTCCTCTCAAAAATTCATATTTATTCCACATATAATAATATTCTTCTTCTGTATATCCATTTCCAAACAATGCTATAATATCATTTGTTACTTGAAAATCTTCAAATTTTTCTATTTCTGTTTTAACTGGTTCAACATTTTTTATATCTGTTAAGGTAGGCTTTATATTAGTATCTTTTTCTTCTAATTTATCCATATCACTATCAAGCCATTTATAATCTCTGTATTGCTGCATATTAATCATTCTAAGATAAATACCAATAACATTAGCTCCACCTTTTGCAACAGCTTTTTCCCATATACTATGTATATAAGGTCTATCTATTGTTCTAAGTACTCTTAAAGTTTTTTCTTTATCTATATGATTAAACTTATCATTGCACATTTTTCTTATACAAACTTTACAATAAGGTAATACGCCAGTTAAAGCATGCATTTCATTATAACTTATATAAAAGTCTGATTTTGGTTTAAATTTTCCACAAGAAGTGCATTGAACTGGTGTATCATCTTTGTTTGCTCTTTTTTTTACTGCCTTACTTGTTTTTTTTCTTGGCATTCAATCACCTTCTTCAATCATAATATGAAAATAGCACCAGACTAATAGTTTAATCTAGTGCCGCAAAGCTTAGCTTTTCCTAGAATAATATCCCACTCATGAAATACTATCCCCATAAAGGAATTTAATTAAATATATAACTATAAGGATTTACAGTTTTACCATTTACTATTATTTCAAAATGTAAATGATTTCCAGTAGAATTTCCAGTAGAACCCACATGACCAATTATTTGACCACAAGTTACATTTTGACCTTTTTTTACACTTATAGAACTCATATGTGCATATCTACTTTGTGTTCCATCATTATGTTGTATAAGTACCATATTGCCATAACTAACATTTGAATATTGAGTTTTTATTATGGTGCCACTTTTATAAGCATATATGTTATCTCCATAGTTCCCCTGTAAATCTATACCACTATGGAAATCTCCCCTACTTTTTCTATACCCATATGTTGAACTAATCGAATGCGATTTAGTAGGAAAACAGATAATTTTTTTCTTATATCTAGCTATATAATTTTCTATTGTGTTATTTATGGTAATAGTTTCTGATAAATCATTTTTGTTAGTTTTTACCAATTCATTTATGGTTACATTTACATTATCTGTATTTTTTAATAAATAATCTTTCTGTAAATTTGCATTTTCTATATTCTCAAAATATAAAAATGTTTCATTATTAATTATAAATTCATATATTGTATAATATTCAATTTTTTCTTTTTCTCTAGTAGTTAATCTACTTCTTGAAGTTACATTTTTTTGCTCTGCTCTATTATAATCAACAGCAAAATTTTCTACTTTTGCAACTTCTTCAATTGATGTATTTTTTTCTTTTGGTATATACATTGATATATTACTAATTAATATAGCAATACACAATAGGATAGCAATAATTTTTTTTGTTATCCTTTTCTGTATTAATTTCACTTCAAAATCAACTCCTAAAGTCTACAACTTTATTAAATATTGACACTCTATTCCATCATTAGAATTTAAAATAAATAAATTTTGAGATGGATTACTTGTCTTTCTACCATTGTTTGCATAAGCATCAGTACCTGATAATGTTCCATTCATATATACATAAGTACCGTGTATTTCATTTGCCTCGTAATGGTGGCAATGCGCCATAAACATAGCATCATAAAATTTTTTTGTCATCAAACTTAAATTTTGTACTATATCGTTCATTTTATCTCTATGACCATGAGTAAAAGCATAATTTCTTCCAAATATTTCAACAACACCTATTTCATTACTATATGTGTTTTGCATTATATGAATATATTCACTATCTTTAAATCTAGCATCTAAATACCATCTTACAAATAATGAAAAATTATCTTCATTTTCCCAATCTTCTTTATTAGGAAATACTCTTCCATGATTGTCAGTAACATCATAATAATATATTTCAACAAATTTGCTTAATTCTGTTAGCATTTGGGCTAAAGCTTCAGAAACTTTAATCACTTGTTGAACTATATTTTCTCTATTTTCTATTCTTGTAGTAGTATGTATTATACCACTCATATAATCTCCTAAACCCAAAACATATAATGTTCTTACTTTATTTAGTTGTATATATTCAATTGTTTTACCTAATACTTTATTTAATCTTTGATAGAATACATCAACATTATATACATTATTAAATTCATTTATTTCTAATCCAAAATGAAAATCACTTAATGTTAATATAGCAGCTTTTTCAAATTCTTCTTCTAAACAAACAGGAACTATTTTCTTCTCTTCTGTTTTTAAAGATTGAGCACATTCAGTTATTAAGTCATAAATACTTTCTTTTCTAGCTTCATTTCTAAGTCTTCTATTTAATGCCGCTCTTTCATCAGATAATTTTACCCTTTCTTTCTTTAACTCTTGTAATTGTATTTGTATTTCTTGCTGATAATCAGCTGGTTTGGAAATTAGTTCTTTATCTTTCATTTTTTTATAAACAGCTATTCCACCAAATATAGTGTCCTGACTTTTTCTTAGACTGTCTTTGTTTAAATCTAATCCTAATAAGTCAACTATATCTCCCCAATCTAAGTCATCTGGTCTTTCTTCTTTTTTTATGTCTATTAATCTCATTGCATAATCTAAATCTTCTTCATTCTCTTTTCTTAAATATTTAGAATTCATATAATCACCTTTCTATAATAAAAATGGGTTAAGGCTTCAAAAGTTTCTTAACCACTAATTATTGGAGGGGTTTTCATCTCCTACAGCTCCGCAGAAATCTGTACCGCTATCTTGGTTGCGAGAGGTAAGACTTGAACTTACAATCTCAGCCTTATGAGGGCTGCGAGCTACCACTGCTCCACTCCGCAATGTTTTTATATTTTTTCTTTTCATATAAGATTGAAAAAGTATAACCCTTTAACCCTACTAATATCAACAGATTAAAGGGTTTTTCTAAATGCGGAATTTAATTTTTGATTTGTGAGTTATGAATTTCCCTTGCACATTCTTTACAATATTTAACTCTATTATTAGTCTTTTTTACAAGTCTTCCACAAATTTCACAATTTATAAAAATTCCACCTAAATATTCTTTTTCAAAATTATATACCATAGTTTCATCTGGAATTATTTCCATAACAATATCACTATTTTCATTTACATACTTCACAATAGAACTCATTTTAGTTGTGGGCTCAATATACCCTTTCTTAGTTAAATAATGAACCATCTCTCTTTTCTCTTGCCTACTTGTGTACATATCACATAACTTAAATAAGTCCGTATCTGAACACCCAACATAATATTTGTCAGAATTATTATTAGACATATAATATTTTGCTAATACAAGATAAACAAACATAAGCTTTTGATATTTTATATTTTCTTCAGATAAAATGGTATTTATTTCTGCTTGTGTTATTTTTACAGGAATATTAGATTTTAATGTTCCATTTTTACTTCTCTTTACTCTTCTATCTATAAAATCATACATTATAACTTTATTATAATCACTAAAACTTTTTTTTGAAATTCTATGAAGTTCAGTTTCTATCTGCTTATCATTGTATCCTTGTTCTCTTAAATAATTTGCTACTAACTGAAGTTCTCTTCCTTTGTTTCTTGGGGTTTGTATTCCTTTTTCTATAACTTTCTTAGCATGTTCTCTTTCATTAAATATTATTGACATTGTATTTTCACCTCTTTATTCTCATATCTTTTTCCCATATACTCTATTGTGCCATTACAATCTAATACCGGTATATTAAACTTTTTATTTGAATTATCGTATATATTTAAAACAATACCTTCACCAAACAAATCCCAACAGAAATTTTTAGGAGAAGTAGGATACAAATAATAATTTACATATACTGCTAAATTAGCAAGTCTTTGAATGTCATCGCTAATATAATCTAAGTCTAAATTCTCTATTAAATTTGCACTTACCGGTGTTTCACCTTGCTCAGTAGAAATACTATCAGTTATAGTTTTATTTTTTGTTTTGCTTCTTTTATATTTTTTATATACTTTTTCCATTTCTTCAATTTGGTCTTGTGTAATACTAATGTTTTTATTAAATAATATATCAAAAATATATTCAGGGTTCTTTTTATTTACATTAATTTTTATTTCCTTTACTTCTTTTTCCATATATCTACAAATATTATTCATAGGACAATCTGTTTCTAAGAATGGATTAAATTTATTATAATTATCAACTAAATCTTGTTGTTCTTTAGTTTTATTTTGTATATTAAGAAGTTCTTGAATACTTATTCCAAACAATCTATTAGATAAATAATCATATCTTTTTATATGCTCATTATATTGCGTTTTATATTTAGGATATAGATATTTCATAAAATAAGGTCTTTTTTCTATTAGCAATTTATTGTTAAATTCTATTTCTTCTTTTATAAATTTTTCATTTGGTATTTCTGGATTTTGCCAGTTAGTCCAATGAGCTGGAAAATCTTTGACAACTAAACCTTTTGCTTTATCGATTTCATTTCCTTGAGCTACCCTACACTCTTTTAATCTGTGTATTATAGTATTATATTCTATACTATTTTTATCAAATAAAGAAAGCATACTATAAAGTGTAGTGCTACAATTTGTAATATATCCAATTTTACTATCAAAAGATAATAAATCAGCTTTAAATAAATCTTTTGTATCTATATACTTTTTTTCTGTTGGTTTCTTTTGATAAGTTATTGGATTACCACCAAAAGAATTTTTTATTATAACTTTATTATTGGTTGTAAATACTATATCTCCATCAAAATCCGAGTCTGCATGAAGCATACAATCCATTCCCCAAACATTATAAACAATTCCAGAATATAAATATTTATACCACTCATTTACCTCATTATTATTTTGCAAGTGTAAAGTATTTACTTCACTCCTCCATGTCAACGGGGCTCTCATAGCTACTACAGTATCTACGTTTCTATTATTCCAATATTGACTATAATGTTCAAACTCATTTAATAATCCTTTTACTTCTAGACCATAAATATGCTCACATAATCCGATATGGGTCGCTTAACATTGTTTGAAAGTTTCCATTTACCAATAATTTACCTAAATAGCTTTCATTTATCTTTGCATTTAAATATCTAGCAAGCTTTGTCTTTATATAAGTATCTCCTAACATATCTCTATTTAAAATCAAAGCCCTAACAGGTGCTTCTAATGAGTTAAACACATCCATAAAATCATCTATTTCCATTTCATTTAATGGCTTATCACATAAGCCACCCAATAAATATAACAAAGCATAATCGCTATCTTGGCTAGTTATTTTATCTAGCCATTCTACTGTAGGCTTACATAGTTTTTCAATTTTTTCTGGAGTATCTAAATTTAATACTTGCAAAAACTGATAATTAGTAAATACTGCCGTTTTGTCTTCTTTAGGAGTAAATTTTGTAACTCCCCATCTCCCATCGTTTTCTTTACAACAATCCAGATAATCCTGCCAACTATCATAACCTTTCCAAAGCTTAAATTGACTTTCAGTAATAATCATATCAATGTCATTAGTATCAACTTCATTTCCATATAAATCTATAATTATATGTTTACCAGCAACTTCTCTAGAAAATTTATGAAAATCAAATACGCAAACCATTCCTTTAACAAAATAATTTCTAATACAAAATGAACATGGTGTGTAATCTAAATCTAAATCTTGAGCCCACTGTTCTGCAAGTTCTGGAGAACATATTCCCATTCCATCCCAAAGGTTAAATGTAAGCTCTCTTTCCTGCTCCTCAATAATATCATCCGGTTCACTCTCCGTAACCCAATCTATCTTTTTAGTCATTTTTATTTCTTTATCTGGTACTACACAAACTCTTGGCTCACTCACACTATATGTTGCACTATTTGACAATGCATAATAAGCATTATATTTGCTCTCAGTTATTTTTAATGGTTTATGACCATTTCTTAATATTTTATCTAAATCATTGTATATATCTTCTTGTACAAAAAATACTGTGTTTCTACGGGCATTTCCTGCACCACATAATAATCTCACATATTTTTTTCCATTTACAGTTAACCCATGTTTTATTATATGTTTATAATGAGAATGCTTCTCTATAACAACAGAAATATATTCAGGAATAAATAATAAATTATCTATGTCTTTATCTATTTGTAATATTCTCTGTTTATTCTCTAGACTTCTTTTTTTTCTTGTTAACTTTCTTCTTTCTTTAAAAAGACTATTTATAAAATCAAAATCAGTATCTTTATTCTTTATTTTTCTTATAGACCTTAAAACTTGGTTATCTCCTAATGCTATAAGTTCATTATTTTTTCTAGCAACTTTGATTGTAATATTAATATTGTAATTATCCTTTTTTAATCTACCAGAGTTAAATTTTAAAACATAAAATTGTTGTAATTTTTGCATTATCTAATTCCCCACTATCTATATAATTCTTCTTCAATTAATTTTGAAGTTTCTCTTTTTACTTCTGCTCTATTAAACTTTTTATGTCTCTTTTCTTGTATCTCAGGAGTATTATCATATAAAGGAATTGAGATAGTATCTTCCATATCAAAATTCATAGATAATACTTTTTCAATATTTAAACCTTCTTCACCTATTTCTAGTCTTGCTAAATCAATAGAGGCTTTAAAATCTTGCAGTTTATTATTTATATCTTCTATTATTTCTGGAGGTTGTTGGTGAAGCCATTCGTGATTATATACGGCTAAATTAGCTCCATTATCAATAGAAACTTCGCCACCTTTACTTTTTTCTTTTATATGGTGATAGCTTATTGTTCTATCTAACTTTTTATAACCTTTTATCTTTTTTAATTTCTTTTCTTCTTCTGGAGTAATTTCTCTTATACCAGCTCTTTCCATAAAACAACCTTTCCCATATCGTTGTTCCAATAATTTTCTACCTGTACTATTTTTCAATAACAAGACCTCCTTTTATTTAATGTTCATTTTTTTGTTCTTCAATTTTATTTTCTAAATTGAACATTAATTCTTGTAACTTTTCTATATCTACAGTTCTACATACTTCACTAACACCATTCAATACTGTCACCAAATAATCCCAAGCATCTTTATAACAACTTATCATAATAAACCATACACCCCACTGCTCCAATATCCAACTGGAATATTAAGTCTATTAGCTAACTCTATTTCTTTTTTCATACCTTCAGATATTCCATCATCATCAAATACTATAACTTTATTACATTCAGAAAGCAATCTTAATCCAAAATCCATTCCGATTTGTCTTTCAAGCTCATTATTATCATCTAAAAACTGTGTAAAATATATATGCGGACAAACTGGAATAGCTTTCATTTTAGTAACAACAAATTTACAGTGCTCTTTTGCTTTATTTATGTTATCTTCTATATTTCCTCTTAAAGGAGAACAAATATAAATTTTTTGTATCTTGTTATCTAAACCATCAATTGACTTATTATCTTCATATCCTTCTAACTCATAATCTTCACAATCTAAATTATCTTCATCTATCACATCCTCTGTAGCAACATATATAGTTAATATGCCATCATCATTAACGCTAATATCATCAACACAACAATTAAGAATATAAGGATTAATGGTTTGTATAAATCTTTTTCTATTATCTATTCCAAAGTTATATACTCCATATTCAAAATATCTATCTTTCCTATAATTATCATGAGTATCTTTATCTGGATATTCTATTCTAATTATTTTAGTGTTATAATCATCATTATCTGTACAATCTCTAAAATTAACAAATTCTAAAAAATCAACTAATTTTATTTTCTTTTTCATATAATCCTCCTTTAATCCCAACCATAGCATCCACAATAATATTCATCAGTATCTTTATCTTCTCTATATAAGAAAAATGGTAAATCATATCTAGATTGTGTAATATGCCCACATTCAGTACATTTTGCCATTCTCCCTTCTAAGTTAGGCTTATTGTCTTCTATTTCAAAACAATTACAAATAACACAACAAGGTTTTCCTTCACAAATAGCATTTGCAGTGTGCCCACATTTCATAATAACTTCCATAATATCTCCTATCTACAAATAGTATCAGCTTCATTTAAAATACATAAATCTTCAAACTCTCTTTGCCCTACCATTTGTTTTAATTTATTTTGTATTTCTTCTTTTTCTCCATTTATACAATGTAATCTCATATGCAAATCAATTAAATCTGCCACATATAAAACATTGTCTAAATCATTTTCAATTTTGTCCGCTTTTTCATATAATAAATACATATAAGCAGAAACATGTTCATGGTTATAATAATGAGCAATATCTGTTGTTTCTCCTTTTGTATTTATAAATGTCTTTGTTATCTTTTTACCTATATCATGATACATAGCCGCAGTTATTAATCTTTCTAATCTATGAATATCTCCAGCAAATGTTAATTTATAATTATCAATTATATATTTAGTAACTGCCTGGATATGTGCTCCTATTGTTAATAAATGGTGGGGATTATCATGATTAACAGTTGATAAGTAATCTATGAATTTAAAAATATCATATTCATTATTACTGTCCAATGTTCTTTTTATAATTATTTTATCCCAACCTTCTCTATATTGTGGAATTTGTATATTCATATACATTTTTTTAATAACTTCATAAGGAACATGTCTTTTTCTTTCTCTATTTCTAGATAAACAAACATTAATATCAGAAGCAACTAATATACATATTTTCTCACATTCTATATTTTTTATTTCTTTAAGAAAATGTGTTCTTTTACTAGCTTTTATATTAGTTGCATCTAAAACACAACTTTCACCATTTTTTAGAGAAGTTTTTATTCTCCTATATAATTCAGTAAATATTTCATTATTATCACCTTGAATTTCTTCACTGCCCCACAATTCTTTTCTTAATTTATCAGAAGAATATACTTTAACTCCTAATTCTTCAGCTATTTTAGACTTACCAGACCCCGGTATTCCAACCATCATATAAAACTTAGTCATTAATATCACCTTCTTCAATCAGTTTGAATTTTACTAATTCAACATCTTCCTTATCTCCCATTTTCCAATAAGGAAATCTACGCCTTTCTAAGTGTAATTTTGCTTGGTGTTCAGAAACAAAGAATGGATTTCCATATCCTTGCTTATTAAGTAAACTCCCGCTTTCTCTATCTCTAACCGCATAAACATATTCATATTTTTTAATTTTCATTTTTATATAACCTTTCTATAATTTTTTTATTTGTTAAGCTATCTATATATTCTTGAACAGTTTTTATTTTTCCTTGAAAAAATTTAAAACCAAAATCACTGTCTTCCTTGAACTCTTTTATACAAAATAAAGCAAATTCTTTATTTGTCATATTTATCTCTTTAACTCTGTTGATTATTATATTTAAATTACTCTTATAATTTAAAAATTTATCTTCAATATCTTTAAAATCATTTTGATACTCTGGAAAATATGATAAAAATTCGCTTTGTTCATTAGCCCTTATCAAATCCAATATTTTTTCTTTATTAACTACATGATTATTTACTAATCTATGTGCATTAACATATGCAGGAGATTTTATTTTTACTCTATGATAAGAACTATCCACTACTACATATCCTTCTTCGTTAAAAGGAAGTTTATTTGCAGCTTCTTTAACTTCTTGTTCAGTTTTTAAATTATATACATTTGGCTTTTTTATTCCTATATCTATATTAAGTTCTTCTCCAGTTATATTATTACGAGTTCCAATATGATATATATCAATATTAGGATAATCAACAACAATTTTTGTATAAGGAGAAACCATTTCAAACATATAAGTATAATCTTTATTTAATATACCAGAAGGGTTTTCTATATATTTAAAATTATTTAAAAACATATCTCCAAAAGTTTTAAAAGGGCACAAATCATTTTCAATATTGGTTTCAAAAGCATTTATACAGTTATTAGTAGATATATGCCACACATTATCAAACCACACTTTCATTAAAGAGCCGGTCTATTTTTTCTTGAACTTTGCAATTATTCCAATCTATTTTGTCTGCATATATTTCTCCTACATTGAAAAATTTGACAAAAGGAAAACAAACTATTTTCCAATCTTTTTCTCTAAATATTATTCCACGAGCTTCTCTAACAGCTTTTAAGGAAAAATCAGAATTTATTTGGTCATATTTAAATAATATATATCCATTATCCCTTTTTATTTTTAATGAATAGGGTTTACTAGTTAAGATTTCTTCCCAATTTTGATTATTCTTGATTATATTTATCAATTCTAATTCCATATTTTCCCTCCAACTCTTTAATAAATAAGAATGAATTATCTATATATTCTTGACTAATAACGCAATATTCACAAGAATTTATATAATAAGGACAATTACAGCACCCACATTCTCTGCCTTCTACACACATTTCTTTCACCCCTTCTTTTGCCTGGGGCTATTATAAAGCTAATTCAAAACCTTCTACTTCATTAAAATCTATATTATATTCTTGTCCTGTTATGTCCACTATGTTTTTAAAGAAATTAATTATTTCTTCTTTTTTATTTTCTGACATAATCTTTCTAATTTCTATAGATTGTTCTCTAGTAATTATTAATTCTAAAATTTCTTTTGCCCCATCTTTATTTAACGTAATTATTAATTTCATTTTGTTTTACCTCCCTTTACTTATAATTATATCACATTTTATATTAAATGTCAATATTATTCCATAAAAAACTTACTTTCTTCAGACTTCATATTAATATAATCTAATAGTTGTGGTACAAATTCATCCATAATACTATCTTCATCTGTCATTTCTAAAGAACCATAATCTTTTGTATAAATTGTCATAAGACCACAATCACATAGTATTTCATATATTTCTTCTCTATCTAGATATATATTCTCCATCTTTCTTCTCTCCTATCTTTTCAACTATCGTTCTATCATTAATCATAACAATACCTTTTTTAGTAAACACACCATAAGCACAATGTCTAATGCTATAACTAATAAAACCAACTAATTCTTCTTGACCCACCTTAACAATGTCTCTGGTAAATAAAGGAATACCATTTTTATCCTTAACTCCTATATAATAACAAACACTATCTGGTACAACTTCATAATCTTCTTGTTCTGTTAATCCCCAATCTATATCGTTTTGATAACGAATATAATGTTTAATTTGTTGAGTTGTCTTAAAGCATTGATATGGTGTCTCTTCCCAATGCCAACCATATATCCATTTCTTTTGACTTTCACTATATCCTTTTGCAGACCCTAATGGTACATATCTATTCATTATTTTTCTCCTCTCCTGCAACTATAATAGATTTGTAATATTTACAATTACCACATTGTATATTACATTCTTTTCTTGTGCAAGGAAAATATATACAATTTTTACACATAACTATTCTCCTTTACTAGTTATTTTTAAATCATTTATATACAAACCAATTTTATTAATAATAAAACTAATTGAATTATATATACTATATGGAACTAAACAAATTCCAAATACCAAAGCAACTGAGCAACTAACTTTATCAAATATTTCTAATAAAATCATTAATATTTCCATAATTACTCTCCTAAACAAATTTTTCTAACAATTTCTTCTTTTTTCTCTGTCCATTGTTCTTCATCTACATAAGTCATCTTATAATGTTCATTTAAAATAAATTCAGCTAATTTATCTACCCACGATTTTAAACATTTATTATCTTCTACTTCTTTTAGATATAACCTGTTTAAATTTTCTATCATTTTAACACCACCTTTTTTAGAACTCTTTCTCCATAGTCTTAAATTGACCATTTTCGCTATAATATTGTATTCTAACTTTATTATTACCATACATTCCTAATTTTATTTCAATCCATACAACTTTATCAATATCTGTATCTTCTAACATATCAATAATTAATTCTTTATCCATTTAATCACCAAATCCTATCTTTTTATTTTTTGGAATGCATTCTCCATGTTTTTTTGGGTTATATTTTCTGTCAAACATTCCAACTGAAATTTTTTCTTTACATATTGGACATTCTATATACAAATCCATATTCATATCTAATTTAATATCACTATCTTCATATACAAGTTTAGACTTACAATTACGGCATTTTTTAATCCACCTATCATTTTTTATAACTTGTTTTCCATATTTTAATATTTCCATACTTATAACATATTCCCCCAAAAGATTATATTTTTAAAACCATTTATGAATATATCCCCTAAATGTTTTCTTAAATTCACCATTTTTAAGTTCCCATTCATTGATAAAAACTTTTGCACTATTTGCAGTTATTTTTGGTTTCCCACCTATTAATAACTCTCTTAATTCAGTAGGTATTCCACAAATTTCTTTTTCTCCAATGAATATACAGTTGCCTATGATTTTTATATCTTTACTTATTATTATACAGTCACACATAATTATCCCTTCATATTGTTTATTTTATTATCTAACTCTATTATTTTATCTACAAGTGCTTCTGTATCTTCATATAATACTATTTCATCTTCTGTCATATCACAATCACAACATTCCTTAAACCATATTCTAACTCCTTCTTTTGTAACCACTATTGAGTCTATTATATCTGAATAAACATTAACTTCTCCATTACATTCATATACAACCCAAACTTTATCTCCTATATTATACTCTGTTTCTACTTTCATACTATTTTCTCTCCTTTAATTTATTTTCAAAATTTTCTCTTGCACTATTGTGCTTATCAACTAGAAATGTTATAAAACTTAATCCAAGAAATCCATATAACACTATTCCAAATATCCAGCCACCTTTTAATAAAAAAGGTAATAAGAATATAAATGCTAATATTCCAAACACAATTATGAATTGAATTATATTTGCTATGGCACTCATAAAAGCCCAAAATATTCCATTAATCATTTTTATCTCCTTTCAAATCTGATTTTACATATGCTATTTTATAGCGTACATGATACCTTTCTCCACATTCTGTATCTTTATAACATTTAACCAAGCCAAGCTCTTCTAATTTCTTTATAATATTTTCCATATTCTTTCTTACTTCTACACTTCTTTTTGAAAAGTATCCTATGTCTTCACTCATTTTATTGAAGGTAAAATATGCCTCTTTTCCATAAGCAGAATATAATGTTCCTAAATATATATACACTTTTATTATGTTGTCTATTCCAGTTTGATATAAAGTCTCAGCTACATTTTTATAAATAAGTCTACTAAATTCAAGATTATCAGTTACTACTCTATATGCATATCCACAATCTTCTAAATAATTGTTTTCTACTAACTCTTTTAACTTCTTATAAAATGTACGATAGTGTACTCCTAATTTCTTATATCCATTTACTGGCTTCTTATCTATATATGTATCTACGCCATCTTTTTCTCCATTTAATAGTATCCACACATATAGTCTGTCTGATATATTTTTGTTTGAAAGAAACTTGTTTTCGCTTGGTATTAGTAATGAAGGTTTCTTTTTCACACCATTACCACCACCTACTCTCTGTCTCTTGACATTTTCTATTATAGCACAACTTAAAACAAATGTCAATACCTTTTTGAAAACTTTGCATTTTTTTCGCATCACTTTGCATTTTTTTCGCATCACTTTGCATTTTTTTCGCGTCACTTTGCATTTTTTTCGCCTAAATATGTAATATATGTAATATATGTAATATATGTTGAGAAACAGCCTATTCTAAACCCTTCTTACTCTTTAATTGGTTATAATCTTTAAAAAAATATAATTTGTTATTATTTTAATTTTAAAATTAGGTACTTTTTTAAATTATTTACTTTTTGAGTTTGGAATTTTAAAAGTACTCCCCTCCCATATTTTTTGCTAGTTCAAAACAATGCCATTATCTTTTATTTCTATTTGGTTGAATTGTTTAATTTTTTACTATTTTAAATATGTAGAAATTCTTAGGTATTTAATAGGTATATTTCCGAATATAAAAGTAATTCGTAGAAAATCTTAGAAATACTTAGAAATTCTAAGGTTTTAAATTTACTTAATTTTAATCGGTAATTACGATTAATGTTATTTATAAATATGTAATCTATCTTGGAGAAGCAGATATATCAAGGGTTGGAGTTATTTTTATATTAATCGAAACCGATAATTGAAATTTTTTAATTAAAAAATTGGGTAATTAAAGGGAGAGTAGGTTTTAATCGGGTTAATGGAAAAATTAAAAAAAAGTTGGAGAATGGATGTGCTAGGGGTCAATTTTTAAAATTTTTTATTACCTTAGTTGTTAACCTTGCCCCCTTAGTTAACTATATTGTAAACCCTATCCTGGCTATATTGTTTACAGAATTAGAATTTTAGCAACATTTTTTTATATTATATACAAACAGATGTTTTTATATTAAAATTTTAACTATTTAGTTAATTTTAACTTTTTAAAAAAATCTATTTTAAAAATTTTTTTGCTTTTTTATCTGGTAACTAAAAAAAGAAAATATAAGAACTTTTATACTCTTTTATCTCTTCTCTTCTCTCTCTTCTCTCTCTCTTCTCTTCTCACTCTCACACGCTCACGCTACATTATATTGATATAATTTAATAAATAAAATAAAATAAAAAAATGTTTCATAAGAAACAATTAATATAATATACATATAATACAATATACACATATAATCGAATATATAATATAAATATAACAGATAATAAGAGTAATAATAGAAATAATAAAAGTAAATACAAAAAGCATATAAAGCGATTATATTATAAAAATATACTAAAATAAAAAAATAGCCGTTTTTTATTTTTAAAATTTATATATATTACAGGGCAAAACACTTTTACTATTAAAGGTATTAATAGTAAAATTTAACTAGTAAGTAAAAATAAGTGACAAATTAAAAGCAAAAATAAAAAAAGTAAAAATAAAATTAATATACTTATACACCTAAAAATAAAAATAGTTTATAATTGATTTTAGCAATAACCAGACTACGAACAACCGTTTTAAAAATTCAAAAATAGCGAACGATTTTTTGATTTTGTAATATATTCAACAAAGTTGTAATATAATTGTAATAAAATTGTAATAGAATTGTAATTGACTTTTTTTATTTTTTGGTGTAATATATAGATGAAATTAAAAAAGGGGGTAATAAGATGGATAAAACTATAAGCGACATATTAAAAGATATTGACGCAGAATTCACAGAAATTAACATTTACAACGAATAAAAAAAAGAAAATTTAAAAATTTACAAAAAAAAGCTTGACAAAAAATCAAAAAAAGTGTAAAATTAAGAAAATAAAAAAAAAGAGGTGATAAAAAATGAAAAAAAGAAAAAAAATCAATAAAATTAAATTTTATAAAACAATGTTGGTTATATCAGCATACATCAATTTTTTGTTACTTTTAGCTCTAGCCTCAGAAACTGGGCTACTATCTAAAATTTTAGATTATATTTTTATCATATACTAAAAAAGTCAGGAGGTGCAAAAAAAATGAAAATGATTAAAATGTTAATAAGTTTTTTAGTTGGTTTTGTGGCTAGTTTTCTTATAATAGTTTATAGCTTACAAGTTGTGAAAGTTGAAACAACAGAAAACGGGGCAATAATTACAATAAAATTATTCAATGCTTATGAAAATTATTACATAGAAAAATAAAAAAAATGGGGGTTTTGTTATGAGTTGTTTTTATAACTGTAATAAATATCAAATAAAAAAAGCAGAAATAGAATATCAAGCCATAGACTGGCAAACTAATTTAGCAAATAATAACTATACTTGGGGAGAGCTTGCAGCGTGGGGCGAGTATTTCGAGAAAATGGGTAAAAGATACGGACTTTTGAAAGAATTTAGAGAGAATGGCATTATTTAAAGAAAGATAAAAAAATGGAGGTTTTAAAAATGGAAAAATTAAAAAATAAAAAAATTATAAACACTTTAAAATTAGAAATATACAACAAAGGCGGACAAACTTGGTTTGGTGATTATTACTTTTTTAATGGTATAAACTACGAAAAAGGAACAACAAAAGCCAGCGGTTATGGTTACGACAAACACAGCACAGCAACAAGCAATGCAATTAATAAATTCAAATTTCTATATAAATTTAAAAAGCGGTTTAAAATGGGACGGTATAGAACATATCACAACCGCAAAAGGCGACAGGATTTACGGACTTTATAAAGATAAATCAATTTCTTATGGCATAGGGCTTTCAAGCGTTTTAAATTGTTTGACAGGTTTTAGCAATGTAAAAATAAAATCAATAAATTATGGCAGCCGTTGCGACTTTATACACTTAGAAATAAAAACAACAGAAAAGCAACTACAAAAAGAACTTGAAAAAAATCAAAAAATATTAAATAATAAAAAATCCGATAAATACGACAAAAAAGAAGCAAAAGAAACAATAAAAAAAATACAAGAACTTTTTAAAATGGAGGTTTAAAAAATGGAAGTTTTGCAATTTAGTAATAAAAATCATTTTATAATAAAAAAAGATAAAAAAATAATATTACAAAGCTATCAAAGCTTAGTGGCAGAATATAACACGGAAACAAAAAAACTAGTATTTGGAATTGATTGGGACTATTCAAATACAACTTTGCGAAATCTTTATAATTTTATTGATTTTTTTATAACAGACTTTGACATCTACAAAATAAAAAACAAAAAAGCATATTTACAAAAATTAATAAAAGAAAATTTAATAAAAGTTGATAATATCATAATATAACAGATGAATAACTATAAAATTAGTTTAGTAGCAAGTTATAAGATACAAAAAAGTATTTTATGGCTTGTTTTTTATTGTTTTATATGATTATTTTATACAAAAATAAAATAACGATACAAGACAATAAGAAAAAAGCAGATAACAAAGAACTTTGAAAAGTAAATAAAAAAATGACCTTTTAAAATCTACTATAAACGATTTTTATTATTTATTAATATATTTATATTAATAAAATAATAAATAAAATATAATTGATTTTAACCGCTTTTATTATATATCAATAAGTTTTACATATTAAAAGGAAGCACTAAAATCAAAAATAAAAGTACTTATGTTATAGCTATATAATTATATTAACTAAAAAATAAAATAGCTTATAACTTAAAATAATGGTTCTAGTTAAATTATACTAGTTAGTTATATAAAACAACCGTTCGGCATATAGAACAGATATTTGGTAAAAAGTTCTAGTAACTAACTAATAGATAGAGAAATGCGTAACAGAGGAAGTTAAAATTTCCCCGAGCTGGTGGGGTAGAGGCACAAACGGTAACAAGAAATCAAAAAATTGCCCAGCTAATACAAATAATCAAAATAAAAAACAAATTTTAAAATAAATATTGACAAATTTGATTTTATATGTTATAATATAATTAAATAAAAAAAGAAAAGAGGTTTAAATATGGAAGAAGAATTTAGATTTTTAGACAAAGAAGAGTTAAAAAAAGAATATCAAAATATAAAGAAAGATTTTGAAATTAGAAAATTACTTGGAGAATTTTTAGAAGAAATTTCTAAAAAAGGACATAAGGAAGTTACAAGAAGAATTGAAACATATTTGAAAGAGTTTTTAGATAAAAGAAATATAGAGTATAAAAATATATTTTTACAAAACTTAGATAAGAATTATAGCAGAAAATATTTTGATAGAGTTTTAATTATAAATTTATCTGATACAATAAAGATTTATGCAATAGAAATAAAAAATGGTTATGAAGATAATTTTAGAGGTGGCTTTTTTGATAATTTATTTAGTAATAATATAAAATACAAAAAAGATTATATTGAAGAACAAAAAACACAAAAAGAAAAAGAATTTGAAAATGCTTTTTTATCTTTAAATAGATATAATCAAAAATTGACAGAATTAGTAAAATTAAGAGATAGTTTTGGAAATTTAGCAAAATAATTTAGCGAATTTAAAAGTAGTTTTTTAAAATGCAGAATTAAATTTATATAAAATTGTTTTAAGGTGAAAACCCACCCCAATAATAGATTTTTAAATTGCAAATTTGATTTTGCATATACATATATTAAGTTGAAAAATAGGGGTAATAAATTTTAAAAAATAACTTGACAAAATAAAAAAATTATGGTATAATATAATCAAAGATAAGAAAATAAAGGAGTATGGATTATGGAATATTATTTTATAAAAACAGATTATAATTATTATGGTAAAAATCATTTTTTATTAGATATTAGTAATGGTAAATATGATAATAATGATTTAGCATTACAAGTTATGCAATATGGTTATAAAACAGAAAATACAGCGAAAAAAGGTATAAATAGCTTAAATAAATGTTTTAAAAGATTAGGAATTAAAAATAATAAATATGAAATAGTAAAAACAAAAGTAATAAAATAAATTTAAAATTTTTTATAAAAATACTTGACAAAATTAAAAAATTATGGTATAATATTGATAAATTAAGAAAGAGGTGTTTAAAAATGAACAAAGTAGAAAAATACATAAAAGATAATAATATAAAAGGTTATCTTTCAAGCGGGTTAGATACTGACAAAATAGAAGAATATATTAAAAATGATAAAAAAGAAATGGAATTATTTGAGGAAGAAAGAAATTTTAATGAAAATATTGATACATTAGAAGATTACATTTATTACTTAATAGAAAATTATAATTTTGAACTTACTATGCAAAATGAAGATATTGAAAAAATGCTAGATTATATATATGGTTGCGAATTTGATTTGGAAATAAACAAAAATGGAACATTAAATTTAATAGATTTACAAAATGCGTATTTAGGAGGTAATTATTCTAATTTTGAAACTATTGACAGTGCATTAGGTAGATTAAGCGGAAGTTATTTATATGATTATTTTGGAATTGAGGTGTTATAAAATGTTTAAAAATAAAGAATTAATAAAAGATATAAACGAATTAAGAAATAATATAGATATGAAAAAATATGATAATTTGCAAAGTGATTTAAAGGATTTTGGGAATTTATTATATGAAAATTTTGGGAAGGAATGGCAAGATACAGTTATACACAATGAATTATTAAGATATAAAAAAGCATTAATAGAAGTACAAAAATAAAATGTGAAAATAATACTTATTACAATAATAGCAATTTATTTTAAAAAATAAGCGGAAAATTTATTTTATATAGAAAAGGGAGATAGAATTATGGAAAAATTAGTAAATTATAGAAAGCCAAAAAGATTAATAGACAAAATTAATAATGGAAAATGTGGAGAATATATAAAATTTCAAGGAACAGAAATGCAATTAGTACCAGTTTTTTGGAATAATACTTATTGTTATATAGATTTAAAAAATGATGATAATTATATAAACTTAAATGAAAACAAAAAAGTAACATTATTTTGTGTAAATGACTTTTATATTGAAAAATAATATATAAAAACTTGACAAAATGAATAAAATGTGCTATAATAATTATAGAAATTAGGATATGAAACAACTTTAAGAGATTTAAAAGAAATTAAAGAAACAGAGGAGGAATAAATATGGACAAAGAAGAAATAATAAAAACATTATTAAACTATAATATATCTGAAAATGATATAATTGAAGATTTTAAAGAATATTGTTTTGATAATAGAATAAATTATAAATATTCAATAAGTTACCAAAATGTAAACGATTATATTATGTATTGTTATTATGAAATATTTGATAATTTGGACAATTATTCAAACGGTGTTGACAGTATGATTTTAAAAGATGAAATTTTAAGTTTAATAGAAATTATTATATATGATAATTTTAATATTGATATGGAGGGCTAAAATGGATATAAAAAAAGGGGATATGTTTTATGCGGATTTAGGACACGACAACATAAAAAATAGTGAACAATACGGTATTAGACCAGTTTTAATAATATCAAATGATAAAGGCAATATATATAGTCCAACAGTAATTGTAGCACCTTTGACATCAAAAATAAAAAGGCAAGATTTGCCGATACATATTGCAATAACAAAAGATAAAAACAATGGTTTAGAATTAAATTCTGTGGCATTGCTGGAGCAAATAACCACAATAGATAAAAGCAGACTAATTACAAAAATTGGTTGTATATGTGATGATGATTTGAAAAAGATAAATCAGTCATTAAAAATAAGTTTAGATTTATAGAAGGTAAAAAAAATGGAAGAAAGAATGAAGAAGATGTAAAGGACGGAAGATAAAAAAATGACAAATTACAATCAATTTTAAGACATTTTGATTTTAAATTAATGAAATTATATAAGGAGATATAAATTATGAAAGAGTTAAAAAAAGAAATATTTTTAGGAATTACAAATGAAGGTGAAGTTGCTTTTGCAAATATTGAGTTTAGACATCCCGTATTTTATGAAAATGGGAGAAAAAATATAAAGGAAAATAAAATTGAATTTACTGTATCTTTTAATACATCAAATATCTTTAATAAAACAGAATATATTAATTCTGGAAAATATGAACAGGATATTATAGATTTTGTAGATGATTTAAGCAAAGAAGAAAAATATAATTTATGTGAAAATTTTAATTGTACACCTGAAAATCTTGCAGACGAGTATTTTCAAATGATAGAACAATCAGGCGGTTTAGGATATTTTCTTGACAATTCATCTTTCCCTGAAGAATATACTGTAAATAATAATGATTATATTTTTGTTTCTTCCGCAGCAGGACAAATTGATTTAAGAGAAACAGGTATGAAAATTAATTTAGATGAAGATTTATATAATAAAATAAATAATTATTGGGATAAATATCATTTAAAAGAAATACCAGAAAATGAAGCACAATCTTTAATAAATTCAATTGAAAAATCTATAAATGGTGGAAAAGTAATAGATTTAAATAATTCTCAAAAATTAGAAGATTTCATAGAAAAATATATTGAAACAAATTATTAACACTCTGTAAATTGTGAAGAAAATTTAGAAAAAGATTTATAAAATGTTTTAAATAAATGGAAATATAACAGAAAAAGAATATTCTGAAGAATTAGATAAATTATGGGAGGGAAGATAATGGAGTTTTCAAAATTAGAAAAAGAACAAGAAATTAACCAACTTATGGATTTATTCCAAAAGAACAGTGAGAAAATGTTGAAAGTTTTTGAAGAGGGAATGGAAATTACAATAAAAAAGAACAAAGAAGGTTTTGCAATGTATAGCAAACTTATAAAAAAGATAAAATAATTTTAAAAAAGCTTGACAAGATTAATTTTTTATGGTATAATATGTTTAAAGTTAAGGAAAGGAAGGTAAAAAATATGAAAAAAGAATTTTGTAATAAATATGAAACTGTAATAATAGTAAACCCAAAAATTCAATATATAGGAGATATTAAAGAAAAAATATTAAAAATAATAGGAGATTTGAATGTTGAATATTTTGAAGATTTAGGCAACAAAAAATTAGCTTATGAAATAAAAGGAAGAAAAGAAGGACATTATATAAGAATAGAATATTATACAAGAAACAATGAAATTATAGAAAATTTAGAAAGATATTTTAAAATAAATACAGATATATTAAAATATATTACAATAAAAACAAAAGAGGTAACACAAAATGATACAAAATATGACAATTTATTATATCATATATTAGATATTTATACAGATAATAATTGGGAGAATGAACCTCTTGATGAAGATGAAATTGACACTTTAGTAGAATTTTTAAAATTAAAATTAAATCTTATTAATGGAAATATAACTACTGAAGAATACGATAAATTATTAGATATATGAAAAATAGAGAGTTTATAATAAAGTATTAAGAAGTTTAAAAAGGAATAGGAAAAGAATTTTCAAGTAAAAAGTTTTAAATACAAAAAGATTTTTATAAATTAAATGTTGAAAATTTATTATATAAAAAGGAGGAGGTTTAATTATGAAAGTAGATTTGGAAAAAGTAAAAAGAGCTTATGAAAAATTAAAAGAAATTGAAAAAGATTGTGGTTATAGAGAATTTGAAGTTGCATATTTAATATTAGAAAGATTAGATAATGTAATAGATGATGAGGTAAATATTACAAAAGAAGTAGCTGAAAAAGTAAATGAAATTGCAGATAGTGTTGACACTTTACTAGATAGTTATGTTAATGAAGAATTAGATATTTTAAGTCAAGAATTAGAAGATGAAGAATAAGGAGAATTTTATGGAAAGATTTGAAGATTTAAGTAAAGAAGAATTATTAAGAATAATGAGAGCTTATGATAAATACATTATAGAATTTTTTGATGATGAAGTACACGAGGGTATGATACCAGTATGTTTAAATGAATTTTACGATAATGAATATAATTATTATTTAGAAGTTGGAGATATAATTTGTTTTGGAAGATTTGTTGATGATGAAGATTTGAACGAGTGGTTGTTAAAACAAAGTAAGGAAAACGATAAAAGAGGCTTTAATTTGTGAGCTAGGATTTTATATAGGTACAAAAAAAGAAATTGATGAGTATATTAAGAAAAATATTTAGGAATTGAGCATAATGCAGATGAATATTTTGTATTTTATATGTTTTGTAAATTTGTTGTTGAAAAGTTTGGTGTAAGTTTAGAAATTATTGAAAAAGAACTTGGAAAAGATTTTATAAAAGATAAAATTGGGTTAGCTACGGGATTTTTTAGTGATAGATAAGAAAAGTTTGTTTTGAATTTGAAACAATTTATAAATAATGTTATTGATAGTTAGGAAATTATTATATAACAGAAAGTGAATTATTAGAAGAAGTTAGTTAATAACTTCTTTTTATAATAAAAAAATATTAAAAATATTTGAAATAAGTATTGACAAATTGAATTTAATGTGTTATAATATAATTAAGTTAAGAGAAAGTTAAGACTTACAACTCCAAAAAACTTAGTTGCGAGAAACATTCAACGAGCAATAAAATAAATATTATGTAAATATATCAATATATTATATAGTAATAATATTTTATATATGTCTAGGAGCAACGAGAATGGATATAGAGCCGTTTTTATATAATAGGCATATAATTATATATATTAATATTAGCTTTCTTTAAATTTGATTTTAAAGATTAAAAAACTTTTATAAAAAATTTTAAAAAAAGTATTGACAAAAAACTAAAAAGGTGTATAATAAGTATAGTTTAAAAAAGAGAGGAGAAATTATTATGAACGAGGTATTTTTTAGAATAACAATGAAAACACAAAGTGGCAAAAAATTATATTTAAAGGCTGGAGTAGGAAAATCTTGTGAATGGGATTTTAATAAAAGTGAGGCGATATGGTTTGAAACTTTAAATCAAACTAAAAAGTTTGCAGATACATATTTTAAAAATTTTAAAAATTATAGTATTGAGGAATTTTCTATAAATTTTTAATAAAAATGTTGACAAATAGACCATCATATGATATAATGTAATTATAGTTTGGAGGTGGTCAGTATGTATGAATTGGTTATATTAAATCTAAAGAATAACCAAAAATTTAGCAAAATTTTTAATAGTCTTTATTTATTAAATAACTTTAAGAAAAAAGTTAAATATTCAAAAGACATAAAAATAATTGCTGAATTTAAAAATTAATTACATAAGAGTTTGCTAGAACTTAAAACTAGAAGGTAATAATAGAGATTACATTTTTGCGATAAGCATAGTGTATTCTCTATTTTTTTGAACATTGAAATTAAAATCCAAAATAAGCCATTTTATGTTTTAGGAATATAATTATATACTTAATACATAAAAATCGTTCTACGGCTATCCTCGTTGTTCCTAGACCTATTTAATAGAATGATATAATTGTAAATTGTGAGTATTGTATAAAATTATGTAAATTAAACATACTTTTGGTGTAAAGTTCTGTTGAAAATTTGGAAAATACAAAATTATGTAACAGCATTTTCAAAAATTGCCCGGCAAATATTATTTTGAAAATTGAAGAAGGCAGAATAATGGTAACAAGAAAATAAAAAATCACCCGGCAAATATAAAAATAATTTTAAAAAAATATTAAAAATATTTGAAATAAGTATTGACAAAAAATAAAAAATATGATAAAATATAATCATAAAAGTTAGAAAGGAGAAAAATATGGATATTAATAATGATTTTTTCACAGAAAGAGATAATAATTTTGGACTTATTTCTAATAAAATTGCATATTATTATAATAAAGTTTTTAATATCGAAATAGTGTCTTTGTTATACAAGAAAAAAATTGCTGCTCAAATTAATAATATAATGAAAAGTAAAAATTTTTCAGATAAATTAAGAGGCTTTAATTTTGAATTTTACATTTTAATTAAGGATAATAATAAAAAAATATTAAAATATAAATTAATAAAAAATACATTTAATGCTTCAGAATATATAAGTAATATAACATATAATACAAATAGTTTTAATTTTATAGAATGTTTATATTATTTTGTAGATAAAGCATTGTGCGAATATTGTAATAAACAATATATAAATAAGAAAAATAATGGGGATATAAACAGCATATTAGATAAGAATAATGAAATTAATGAAGATTATCAAAATTGGATTATAGAACAATATGGAAAAATAGAAGAAAATTCTGAACAAAAATAAAAGTAGATTTTTCAATCTTAAAAGTAGTTTTTTGAAATCTAGATTTGATTTGAAAACCTACCCCATTAAGTTGAAAACTAGGAGGGTTATTGTGAATAGAAATTTAAATAGAGAATATTTTGTTGAGACGATGCACATATTATGAATATAGAAGATATTTTAATGGCTAAATATAATATAAACTTTGAAGAATTTAATAAATAAAAACATTAATAAGAAAGATATTAAAAAATAATTGGAGGAAAAGTAAAATGAAATATAAAAAATTAGAAGAAGGTAAATATATAGAAAATAAAGGGGACATTTTAGCTTGTAAATATTATCATTTAGTGTTTCCAGATGGCATTGAAGCTATAGGAAGCTCTGGAATTAAAAAAATAGATAATAAAGAATGGGAAATATTTTGGATATCTAAAGAAACAGAAAATGCATATTATGGTAGCCCAGCTGAAGGACTAGGATTAGTAGATTGTATGATATTAAAAACAGATACTAGAGCCTTTTTACCAGAAGAAATTGAAGAATTAGAAAAACATACTTATGGATTAACAGGATTATTAAATGAAGAAGTAAAATATGTTCATCCAGTAAAAATAAATCCAATAGTAGAAAAATGGAATACAGATAAGAAAAAAGATTTAGAAAGAAAATTAAAAATAAAAGATGAGTATTTAAGATTGATAATAGACATTGGTTTTGATTATGACGGATATAATGATGCCGACAATTTAAAAGATATAATAGATGAATTGGTAAAATATGCTAAACAGGCTTTAAATAATGATGATACTAGTATTATATATTCTGGAACCAATAAAAAATATAATATATTAAATGAAGAATTGGAGGGTTAAAATGATAATTGATATTAAAGCATGTTTAATAATAGGAATAATACTTTCAATATTTACTATAATAAGATATATATTGAAAGATTTAGAAGACGGAGAAATATGGATTGGAATAATAATAGAAGATGTGGCTAGTGGTTTTATAATAGGATTAAGTTGGATAATTTCAATGCCTATTTTAATAGTTACAAATATAATATTACTTATGATATTTATGTTAGAGTAACATCTAAAATGAAAAGTGATGTTGTAGATAAATTTGAAGAATTTGCTAAATTATAAAATTGGTTAGGTAGCTTACTATTTTTCTTATTTTATGATAAAATTATATTGATTAGTAATATAAGAGTAGAAAGACTATAAAAGATATAAACAAATACTTATTAATTTTAAAAAGTATTTTGATATTGATGATTATAATTTAAAAGATATAGATAGATATCTTTGGCAATTAGGAAAAGAATATTTTCCAAAAAAATATTAGGAGGTTATTAAATGTCAGTTGAAAGTATAAAAGCTTTAGGAAAGATTCACTCTAAAGAAAATTTCCAAAATCTTTTAGAGTTATATTTTAGTGATATTTCTGTTGAAGAAAAAAGAGAAGTTGTTTCATCAATTGGAAGACAAAAAGATATGGATTCAATATATAACTTTTTAAAAGAGAATGCGTTTGAAAAAAATTACATGGATGTAATTTATCAAATGTTTAGAACAACTTTAGTGTATTATGATAAAGATGATAGATTTAAAGAAATTTGTGAAAAAATGAAAAGTTTTTACAATAATGAAATAATGAATAAAATGTATGAATATAAAAGAGCTCCAAAATTTAATAAAAAAAGATTACATGAAAGTTCTATAAAAAGGCCTCTACTTCTTGAAGGAGATAGCAGTAAAACAATGAAAACAATTAATGATGGGGATATTAATTTAATATTTACTTCTCCACCATATTATAATGCTAGAGAATATTCGGATTATATCAATTATCAAAAATATTTAGATGATTTAAAAAAAGTATTCAAAGAGTGTAATAGAGTTTTACAAGATGGAAGATTTTTAATAGTTGATGTATCTCCGGTTATTACAAAAAGGCCAGGTCGTGAATACGAATCAATAAGGTATCCAATACATTTTGACTTACATAATGTTTTAGTATCTGCAGGATTTTATTTTGTTGATGAGATTATATGGGAAAAACCTGAACCTTCAGTTCCAAATAGAGTAGGAGGATATATTCAAACTAGAAATCCATTAGCATATAAACCAAATTGTGTTACTGAAAGTATTATGGTTTATAGAAAAAAATGTGATTTCTTATTAGATAAAAATATTAATTTTTATACTTCAAAAAAAGATTATAAACCTAATGATGAAAAAGTTGACCGCTCTAATATATGGAAAATTGCTCCATCAAGTAGCAAAGACCATCCTGCTATATTCCCTGATGAATTATGCAAAAGAATATTAAAATACTATTCTTTTGCTGGAGATGTAGTATTGGACCCATTTGGTGGTATAGGTACTTTCGGGAGAGTAGCTCATAAGATGGGAAGAATTCCTGTTATGTGTGAGATGAATGAAGATTATATTAATATAATGAAGGGAGAGAATATATATGATGACATTAGCAATGATAATGATATTTTATAGAGAGGAAGATGATGATAATGAGTAAATTAACAGTTGGTAAATTAAGAAAAGCATTAGAAGGAATACCAGATGATTTAGAAATAGAATTATGGAGTGACAGCGGTGTAGACCAATGCGAATATGATGATTGTGAAGTAGTAATAGAAGATGCTTATAGACATCAATATAAATTACACAATGGAGAAACATTTGAAGATGGTTCTGATGAAGAAGATTATTTTGTTATTTATGCTAACTGGAGGGATGAATAATGATTAAATATTATCTTAATTTGACAAATGGTATTGAATTTTTAGATAATCCAGATTTTAATGAAGATTATAGATTTGTAAGAATACAAAGTACTACTTGTGAAAGACATTTATGGAATAAATTATTAAGTGATTTAGATTATAATTTTTTATTAGATTTAGCATTAGGTAATGAAGTTGTAATATGTGATACTAGCCCACACAAGACTATCAGTAGAGCTTTATATCAAGGTGTAGAATTTATAAAATTTGTTTTATATAAAGTTTGGTTTAATAAAAATGTTATACCTTATGTTAAGGGAAAAGAATGTAATAAGTATTTTCAAAACCAATATAAAACATTAGATAATAAAACTTTAAATAAATTAAAATATTTAAGAAAATTTTTAAATACAGATGAAATAAAGATTACTTGCATGAGTTTTAATACAAAACATGATGGCGATTATAATTATTATAGGAATGTTTTAATAAAAAATAATAAATAATTTTTTAAAAAAATATATTGACAAATTAAAAATATTATGTTATAATTAGTATAGTTAAGAAATAGGGAGGTATGTAAAATGGAAGAAAATTTAGAAAACATTGAATTTACAGAACATGTATTAGAAAGATATGTAGAAAGGACAATGGATAAATCTGGAAATGAAATAAAACAATTTCTTGCTCAAAATGAAGAACAAGTGAAACAACAAATATTAAAATTATATCAATATTCAGAACCTTTTTGGTATGGAAAAAATAAAGAACACAATTATACTTATTTTAGAATTAACAAAAATGGCTGGCTAATTGTTATAGATAAGAACAAAACAAAATTAATCACTTTATATAAAATAGATTTAGGTCTAGGAGAAGAATTTAATAAACAATATATTTCTCAAATGATACAATTTGTAGAAAATAAAAACCAAGAAATAGAAAACGAGAAAGAAGATTACAATAACAAAGTTGTGGGGAATAATATGACTATAGAAGAATTAAAACAACAAAACAAATTGTTGCAAGCTCAAATTCAAAATAACCAAGATACTATTAAAATATTAGAGGATGATAAAAATATAACTCTAGACAAGATAAGTATACAAGAACAAAAATTAAAAGCAAAAATAGAAAAATTTATTGGAGCTAAAATATTTTAGGAGGTAATTAAAATGAAAAAAGATGATTTTAAATTAGGAGAAAATGTTCAATTAATCACATATAGTTATGATGACCAGGGAAATGAATATCCTAGAGAAGTAAAAGGGAAAATATGTCAAATAACTAATTATTTTATAGTATTAGATAATGGAAATTATAAAGAAAGTTTTAAATATTGTGACTTTCAAAAATGTACTCCTGGTACAGTAGAAAATGAACCTTATGATTTATCTTTAGAAAGTTATTCAGAAGATATAATATCCAATTGTATTAGAGATATAAGGGGTGGCAAAGAAGGAATTGTATTTAATAAGGAACAATTAGATAAAGTATTTTCAAAAATAAATAAAAAATATTGTTCTGTAAAAAGAGCTAATGAAATTTATTATATAAATAAAATTTAAAAATGGTATTGACTTTTGATTAAAAATATGTTATAATATACGAAGAGGTGAAAATATGATTTATTTAATTAGTGATACGCATTTTTATCATAAAAGTATAATTCCATATTGCAAAAGACCATTTAGTTCTATTAATGAAATGAATGAAAAAATTATAGAAAATTGGAATTCAATTGTTACAAACAAAGATATTGTATATTTTTTAGGTGATTTTTCTTTTGCATCTACGGAAATGACAAGAGATATATGTAATAGACTAAATGGATATAAAATTATGATTAGAGGAAATCATGACAGAGATAGAGGAGAGATGTCTTGGAGAAACATAGGGTTTCAAGAAGTGTTTAGTACTCCACAAATATTATATTATGTTGATAAAAATTCTAATCTTAGACATGTTACTTTGTCTCATGAACCACAATATATAAGTGATAATGAGTTCAATATACACGGACATATACATGATAGTTTATTGAGTTCAGAATACCCAGATATGAACCAAAATAATCATTTATGTGTTTGTGTAGAAAGAATTAATTATAGACCTATCTCATTTGAAGATGTTCAAAGAGATTATTTAGAAAAATTTTTTATAGAAAAGGAAGGAAAATAATATGTTAAAAAGTAATTTTACTGGAGAAACAATGATATTTAAAAATGATAAAGGATTTTATGCTACAAGTATTTCAAAAACGAAAAAAAATCCAGATGGAAGTACAGGATATGATAATGCTTATATTAATGTTAGTTTTAGAAAAGGTGTAGATATTCCTAACAAGACAAAAATTAATGTAACAAATGGATGGTTGACATTTGATATAGTTGAAAATAAACAAACAGGAAAGAAAGAAACTTATTGGAAACTATATATCAATGAATATACAGCACCAGGAACTCAATCAGTACAAAATGCACAACCAGTACAAGATGTAATGACTAGTTCAAATTTTAATGATGATTTACCATTTTAGTAATAAGACAAATTCTGGGTTTTGTCTTATATAAAATATAAAGGAGGTATGTAGAATGAAATTAAAAATAATATTATCAATGTTAATAACTTTAGCTAGTGCTTTTTTATCTGTATACATTGTAGCATTTTATACAAGTTTCGTAGTCCCATATTTAATTGGTTTCTTTACACCAATAATCGTTAATGAAATATATACGTTTGATATAAACAAAATAAAAAAACACTAAAAACAAGAAATAGGAGATAAATTATGGAAAATATTAAATTTATAGAATTAATGCTTTCAGATTTCACAACTTATCGCATAGAAAAAGAAAATATTTTAGAATGCAATTGTATAATTAAAGAAATGCCTATAGATTGTTCTCAAACAGAGATAGGAAGAATGTCTGATATACCAATGGTTAGCAGTTTATTATTGGTCGTAGATGATTACACCAAAATTATTAGTTGTGATAATGAGGAAGAGTTTGATGTAAATAGAAAAGATATATCTCAAATTTTAATATGCTATGATAATGAGAATGTTAAAATGGGATATGTTAACTTATCAAATAATAATTATAATGAAAACCAAATTAATGCATTATCAGATAATAGATTGTATATTACAATAGAAGATGAATAGAAATTTTTTTAAAAAATATAAAAATATTTGAAAAGGTATTGAAAATCTTTAAAAAAAATATTAAAAATTTCAAAATAAGTATTGACTTTTTTCTGAAAGTGTGTTATAATACTTATAGAAAGAAGGAGATAAATATGATAAAAGAAGTAGAAAATTGGTTGAATACAATTCGTTCAGCAGGAACAAAAAAATCTTATAGGACAAATATTGAGGCATTTTTTGAATATAAAAATATAAATTCTTTTGAAGAGTTTAAACAAATGGACGCAGATGATTATTATAATTGGATAGATTATTTAATCAACGAAAAAGGAAATACAGAAAATACAGTCAGACCAAAAATTAGTGCAATAAGTTCATTTTATTCTTATTTACTAAAAAATCCAAAATATGATATTACTATTAATCCTATAATAAATGCAGGTATCCATTCTAATGTGAAAGCAACTGTAAATCCAGAAAGGACTACATGGCTAACAGCAAAAGAAATGCATAGCTTTATGAAACAATGTAAAAATCCTAGAGAAACAGCAATTTGTGGTATATTCTTAAATACAGGATTGAGAGTTAGTGAAGTTATTAATTTAGATTTAAATAAATATGAACAATTTATTAATGAAGATGGAGAAAAATGTTCTCGTATTTTAGCAAAAAGAAAAGGTGGGAAATTACAAATTATTGAATTTAATCCATATGTAACTGAATTAATTAATAACTATCTTAAAGTTAGAAAAGAAACAGAATGTGAAAAATTATTTGTATCAAATGCTGGAAATCCAATGTCTAGACAAAGTATAGACAGAACAATTCATAAATTACAAAAAAGAGCTAATATTAATAGAAGTATATCAGCTCATAGTTTAAGAAGAAGTGCAGCAACTGCAATGTATGGAGCAGGTTTTGATATAAAAGAAATTCAGTCTGTATTAGGACATAGTAGTTCTGGAACTACAGATATATATTTAAAAGGATTAGATGATAGAGCAAATCATGTATTTCAAAATTTTGTTATTAAAGGAGAATAGAATGAATAATTTAAAAAATATAGTTTTAGGTTTGGTTGTTGTATTATGTATTATATTTATACCAAAATTATTAAATTTTATGGAAACTCAACATGATATTTTAAAAATTAATAATCAATCTCAAATATTTACAATAAATAATAAACAGAATATTGTATGTAATACTGTAAAAATATCACAAGATGTTCCAATACCTGAAGATATAAAAAATAAAATGATTGAAAATTATAAAAATCAAAAAGAACAACAAAGATTAGAACAAGAAAGAATAAAATTAGAACAAGAAAAAAAAGTTCAAGAAGAACAAAAGGCAAAAGAAAATCAAAAACTAATAGAAGATTCTAAGGTGCAAACACAAGTTTCTTCTCGTGGAGATTTGAATTATAGAACTGAAAATGAATGGATAAAATTTACAGCAACAGCATATTGTGGATGTAGCAAATGTTGTGGCAAATCTACTGGTATAACAGCTTCCGGAACAAAAGCTACTCAAGGCAGAACAGTAGCAATGCCTAGTTCTTATAAATTTGGTACTAAAATAGAAATACAAGGAATTGGAACATATATAGTAGAAGATAGGGGCGGAGCTATAAAAGGTAACCGTATTGATATTTACTTTAGCAATCACCAATCTGCTCTAAATTTTGGAAGAAAAACTGTATATTTAAAGGTGGTGAAATAAGTGAATTTAGAAAATGTTTTTTTTAAAGATGATAATGGAGAAATTAAATACAATTCTAATTGTATAGAATGTCCTTATAATTGTAAACAAAGTTTTAGAAGTACAATTATGGTTTGTAAAAGAACCAAAGAATTAAAAAAGAAAGGTAAAAAATAAATGAATAAATATTTTGATTATGCAGCTACCGCTTTACCTAATATAGAAGTTATAAAAAGGTTACTAGAATTATATCCTAAAGAATATTTATTTGGAAATCCTTCAAGCAATCATAATAATGGCATAAATGCCAAGGTTTTGTTAGAAAATGCTAGAAAGTTAATTGCTGAGTCTTTTAAATGCCAATCTTCTGAAATTTATTTTACAAGTGGTGGTTCTGAAAGCGACAATATAGCTTTAAAAGGATATATGACACAATTTCCAAAAGGTTCAGAATTGATTACTTCCACAATTGAGCATCCAGCAATTTTAAATACTTGCAAAGAACTTGAACAAATGGGCTATGTTATAAAATATGTTAGTCCAGATATTAGAAACACAATTACTGCTTTTAACATAGAGAAATTAATAACAGATAAAACAAAATTGGTAAGTATAATGGCAGTTAATAATGAAACAGGATTAATAAATCCTATAAATGAAATAGCAGATATTATACATGAACATGGAATAGTATTTCATAGTGATATGGTTCAAGGTGTTGGTTTATATAATATAGACTTATCAAATATAGATATGGCTTCATTTTCAGGTCATAAGTTTGGCGCTATAAAGGGAACAGGCATATTATACAAGAAAGAAAATATTACTTTAAATCCACTTATACAAGGTGGTGGGCAAGAAAAAGGATTAAGAGCTGGAACTGAAAATGTATTTGGGAATTTAGATATGGCATTTTGTCTTAAAGAAACATTAATAAACAAATGGAACATAGACAAGAGAGTAGAAATACGAAGAAGCATAATAGAGTTAATTGGAAAATTATATGATTGGGATAGAAATAAAGTTAGGATTTTAAGTTTTCCAATGAATAGAATTGATAATTGTTTATTGGTGGCTTTTAAAGATATAGATAGTAGAACTCTACAATTACTATTAGACCAAGAAGGATATTGTGTTTCCGTGGGGTCTGCTTGTCATTCTAATTCAAAAGATACAATTTCTTATGTTGTCAAAGCAATAGATACCCCAGAAGAATTTCAAAGTGGAGTAATAAGAATAACTGTGCCACCAGAAGCTAATATAGAGGATGTAAGAGCCTTTTCAAGAGTTTTAATATCAAAATTAAATTATTTATATGAAAGTGAGTGATATTATGGAAGAAACAAAAATAGACTTTGTTCCAGAAAAAGAAGAAAAAAAGAAAGGAAAATTCCAAGCAAAATGCTTTTATTGTAAAGAAAAAGAACATATGACAACAGATAATGGTATGGAATTTGATTTACCTTTTGCTTATGTTGAATTAAAAAAAGATAAAGAATTACTTAAAGAATGTAAAAATTATGTAAAAGAAAGTAAAGAAAAATATGGTAATGAAAATGTAATAAAAAGAAGATTATTAAATGGTTGCCCAAAATGTGGTCATAATATAGATATATGTTGTAAAGATTATGTTGATTTTTATTCAACAAAAAAAAGAAACAAAAATGAAAAATAATATTGACATTTGATTTAAATTATGTTATAATAGTATATAGTAGAAATGTATATTGGTAAATTTTTATTTTTAAGGAGTGATTTTAATATGTTAAGTATATTTAATCCATTTTTATGGGATAAAGATGTTTATCAATTTAATAGATTAGAAAAGGATATGAGACCATACTCAGTACATTCTGATGAAGAAGGTAATGAAGTAACATTGGTTCATAATGTAGTAGGAATAAATAAGGAAGATTTATCAGTAAAGGTAGTAGAAGAAGACGGAGTATCAAAACTGATTATATCAGGAGAAACAGAACCTGGTTTAGATAAACCAAAAAGTAAATACTCTGTTCATTCAGAATTTATATTAGATAATAACAAAAAAATAAAAGACATAACTTCAAAATTAGAGAATGGTCTTTTATATATTATGATAAAATATGAAAAACCTGAAAACACTGGAAATATTACTACTATTGAAATTCAATAGCATATGATTTTAATTTAATTTTATTTTAATACTAATATACATTTCTATTTTATAGAATAAATAAAAAGGAGAGGTTGAAAATGATTGACGATTTAGAATTTTTAAGAGGAGAGGCTACAAAGTTACAAAAGGCTATTAGAAAGGATGACACTAGAAATTATAAAAGATATGCTACTTTATTTCAAGCTTATTTAACAACTACTGCTAATGTAAGACAAATGGAAGCTTATCAAAGGCAAAAAGCAGAAGAAGAAAAAAGAAAAGCTGAAGAAGATAGAATAATGAAAGAAACAGAAAAAGAATTACAAAAAGAAGAACAAACCAAAAAAAATAAATAATATAAAAGGTGAATTATATGAATACTTTTACTTTTATAGGTAAAATACACAAACCTTCAAATAAGTCTAATATAATAAAAACTACAAGTACAGGTAAAAAATATTTAAGATTATTAATACAACAAAATGAAAATAATTCAGCGTATGTTCAATTATATTGTGATAATTTGATTAATGGCTGTATTCCTGCATTTGTTACAGGAGGAACAGGTAGAAAATTAATAAAATTTGAAGATAGATTTAATGATAACATATTACAAAAAATATCTTATGCTTCTAAATATATAATTTTTGGTTCAAATTCTGATAAAAGAGAATATATATGGAAAGATGATTTCATAGAAGCGATTTATGAATTAATAATGAGTAAACCAGATAATACTATTTATGAGATTACAGGAGAATTTTCTATAAGTTATGTAAATGGAAAATTATATAATAATTTTAATATAAAAACATTTAAAATAGATAATTCATTAAGACCTGAATTAAAATTAAAACTTGAATTGTTTTATAATAACGAGTCATTGGATGAAAGTGATAAAAGAAATAAATTTTTAATTAATGCTTTTTTAGACCAATATAATTATAGTACAAGGCAAAGAGAATACTTTCCAATTCAAGTTCAATTTGTTACTAATAGATTTAATTTTAAAAATCCAGCTGAAGTTGATATAATAAAACATAGAAAAGCTAATTTAAATCCTTCAAAAGAAGAAGGTTATGTTAAAGCAATTTGGGAAGCTCAATATGTTAGGGGTGCACAATTAATATTGCCACCATTAGAAACTTTACCAAAAGATATTCAATTTGAAATACAAAATGCTGGAAGAGATATAAAAGAATATATGAGTAATGTAGTTGGAGAAGCATCAGAATTTATATGCCTAACAAGACCTGACAATACATTGAATAAAGAAGGTAAGGTTTATATACCATTAAAATGTACCGAAAATGAATTTAAAAGCAAAATAAATCATTATACAATACAAAATGAAAATACTATAGATAGCATTGCAAAAAAAGATGCAATAGAAAATCCATTTAATTAGGAGGAAATTATGGAAGATGAAGTAGATGAAATTACTTTAATAAAAAATATGAATATTTATAAAAAAATTCAAAAAGTAAAAAAAGAATTAAGTGAAAGAGAATTAAGAAAATCTGGTAAAAATGATTATTCTGGCTTTAGTTATTATGAATTAGGAGATTTTTTACCTTCAATTATAGAACTATGTAACAAATATGGATTATTTACAAAGATAGATTTTCAAGACAAATTTAGCTTAAATACAACAAAAAATAATTCAGAAGAAATTCTTACAACTGATACTAAAATTGGGGAAGAAGCAATATTAACAATTATAAATACAGATAAAACAGATGAAATAGAAACTTATTCTTGTGATGTAAAAGAACTTAACCTTAAAGGAGCAAATAGTATTCAAAACTATGGTGGAGTTCAAACATATTTAAGAAGATATTTATATATGAATGCTTTTGATATTGTTGAAGCTGATATGTTTGATGCAGCTGAATTTGAAAAAAAGAAAAAGAAAAAAGCAGAAAAAGGCGTATTAGATGAACTTATAGAAGAATGCAAAAGAGCATTTGCTTCTGGAACTGATGATATAAAAACTAATGTTGGAAATGTAATGAAAACATTAGGATACTCAAGTTTTGCAGTATTATCTGAAAAACAGAACAAATCAGATATTATAGAATTAGCAAACTCATTAAATATTCCTATACCTGAAGAATTAAAAGAAATAAATAAAGAGAAGAAATAAAACTTCTCTTTTCTTAAAAGGAGTTAATTATGGACGAAAATAATTTAATAATGAAAGCATATAGAGATAATGAAAATCCAGATACTATAAAAATAGATTTAAAATCTGGAACATATGGATATGAAATGTATAGAATTTCTTTAATGCTTTTAGATAAAATAATGCAACTAAATGAAGACTTCGAAATAACAAAAGAAAATGTTGATACATTTTTTGAAAATTTAGGCAATAATTATTGGAATTTCTACAAAAAATAGAAAGGTGGATACACAATGGCAGAAAAAATATCAGAAATACAACAAAAAATTTTAGATTATAGAGAAAATAAAGGATATTCAATAGACAAAACAATAGAAGAATTAAAAATAACAAGAAAGAGATTTAATCAAAATGTAGAAAAGCTTAAAGAAAAAGGATTATATAATGAGCAAAAAATTAAAGAAGCAATGAGAAACAGAAGACTCAATAAAGAAATTGACCAAAAAAAATTTTCAACTAAACTTAATTTAAATCCTGAAGAAGAAAAATATAGAAAGAAATGTATAGATATTATGTGTAAAAAATATTTCGATTATAATAAAACAAAACATTTTAATCCTATTTTAGTCTCTAGAATACAAAATCTTAATAAATATGCTCCATATAAGATTATTTATAACACCATTGTATATCAACAAAAAAGTTTAGATTATGCATATTATAAAACTTTCTCTAGTGAGTTTCAAAAAATATCATATATGATTGCTATTATAAAAAATAATTTGAGTAAGGTGTATAAAGATATGCAAGAAAAAGAAGAACAACAAAAAAATATAACAATTAGTGATAGTTTAGCAAGAGAACTTACTAAAAAAAGGACAACAAAACCAACTAAAAGATTAGATATGACTGACTTATTAGATGATTAGAAAGGAAAAAATATGAACAAATCATTAGAATTAACAAAAAATAGAACTCCATTAGAAGGTAATTTTGTCTTATCATTATATAAAAATCCATTAGAATTTTATGGAGACTTTCCTATTAACCCTGATACTGATTTAATAACAAGTGATGGAAAATTTTATTATAATTTAGGGAAAAATATGCTTGATAAAGGCATAAAAAACTTTGATGAAATATCATTGGTTACATTTTTAAATGATTATCCAGATTTAAAGGCTGAATATGAAGCTAGAGGCGGGTGGAAGGCTATAGCTGAATATACCGAAATATTAGATAGTGATAATATAGAAGCTTATTATAATGAACTTGTAAAGAATAATTTGCTTATTCAGTTAGATAAGAAAGGTTTTGATATTTCTAATAATTTAAATATATTTAACAAATTATCTTCTGCTGATGAAGTTATAGATTTTCTAGATGCTCAATTGAATACTGTTGCTTTAAAAATAACCCATGATATGAGATTTGAAACATTAGATTATACAGAAAAAGATATAATGAGAAAACAATCTGGAGAACAAATTGGATTACAATTTTCAGCTAGTTCACCTTTACTTAATGCTTTTTGCAACGGTATACCAAGAAAAGGTTTAACTATGTTGGCTAGTTATACAAATGGTGGTAAAACAAGCTTTGTTTTTGAAAACATAATAACACCTTTACTTGACCAAGAAATAAAAGTTTGTATAATTAGTAACGAGCAAGATAGTATAGTATTTAAAGATTTATTATATTTACATGTATTAACAAATAATTTAGACTATTGGAATATTGATAGAAGTAAATTAAAAGATTTAGATTTTAATGAAGAAGATTGGAAAATGTTTAAAAAAGCCAATAAAATTATTGAAGAAAAATATAAACCTTATGTAATATTTCAAAGGGTTTATGACTACAGTATGAAAAATGTGAAAAGAACTATAAAAAAATTAGCAAGACAAGGATTTGAATTATTTATATATGATACATTTAAAGTCGATGCAACTACAGATGTTGTATGGCAATCATTTTTAAATGATAGTAAAGAATTATTTCAAATAGCTTCAAAAGAAAACATTGCAGTTATTACTCCAGTTCAAATCGCTCTTTCTACAAAAGGCAGAATTAGATGGTTAAATGAAAGTGTTTTATCTAATAGTAAGCAAATTTCTGAAATATATGAAGAAATTTTCATGTTTAGGGACATTTGGAGAGATGAATACACTGGAGATAAGCAAGATATAAAACCTTATAATTTTCAAATAGAAGAAAATGGAACAAAAATCAAACAAGAAATTCCAATTCAAAGAGATAGTAGAAAACATTATAAAATATTTTTCCATTGTAAGAGTAGAAATGGAGAGGTTGGTCAATCTGTAATTTATGAATTTGTACCAGGATTTAATAAATGGAAAGAAATAGGCTTCTGTGATGTTGGAGATGAAAATAAATTATAAAAGGAGATGGAAGAATGTCAGTTGAAATTTTAAAGAATTATCTTATAACTAACCCAGACGAGATAGTAAAAATATTAGAATTAACTGATTTTCATACCATCTCTTTTTCTGAAGAGAAAAGGGAAATTAGATGTGCTTATTATGAAGGTGGAAATCCTACTTCTGTCTGTATTAATTGTGACACATTACAATCTTATGTTTTTAGTAAAGGTATTGGTGGAGATTTATTTTATTTAATTAGCCTTCATAATAATTGGAACTTAAATAAAACTATAAATTTTATATTAAAAGCATTGGGAATTAAAGATTTTGATAACATTAAAACTCCATATATTTTTAATGGAATATATAAAAGAGTAAAACGTTGTAAAAATAAGGAAGAAAATATTATTTCAAATGATATATTGAATAATTTTGTTAATCATCCAAATATACGATTTTTAAAAGATAATATTTCATTACAAACTCAGTATAAATTTAATATAAAATATGATACATTAACACAAAGAATTGTCGTTCCTTGGTTTAATAAAAAAGGTCAACTTGTTGGATTGACTGGTAGATATAACTTTTCAGATATTGGAAATAACCCTAAATGGAAAGCTTTAGAAAATTTTCCAAAAGGTAATTATCTTTATGGATTGTATGAAAATAGGGAAACAATAGAGGAAAGCGAATATGTAATAATTGGAGAGAGTGAAAAATTTGTAATGCAATTAGATAGTTATGGTTATCATAATGGATTAGCTCTTGGAAATTGTACAATTACAGATAAACAAGCAAGAATAATAAAATCTCTACCGGTTAAGAAAGTAATTATTGCATTAGATGAAGGAATCAGTATTGAACATATAATGTCCCAATGTGATAAATTAAAAGGTGGTATATTTAATAATAATAAGGAAATATATTGTATATATGATAATAAAAATATAGTGATACCACAAGGAAGTAAAGCTTCTCCTACAGATTTTGGAAAAGAAAATTTTGAGAAATTATTAAAAAACTGTTGCTTTAGAAAGGAGTAAGATATGAGTGATAAAGATATGTTTCTTATGTTATTAGAAAATAAAAATTTATATAAAGTTTTTGTGGATAATGATAGTGTGTTTTTTATGGATAAAATAGAATTAGAAAAATATAAAAAAGACTTTAATTACGAACCTAAATCTTATGAATTCAATGAATTTGGGTATAATTTATTAAATGAAATATTTCAAGCTTTAGATATAGATAGTGAATTAGTATAATGAAATAAAATATGAAATTATGGTGTAATGTATTACGCAAGATTTTAACTCTGGAAAAATAAAAAATTGTAATATATAAAGAAATTATAAAAAATATAATAATTATTATGAAGAAGGGATGATGAAGATGATAATTAGTAATAAAATAAAATGTAAATTTTGCGGAGATATTATAGAGAGCAAAAATAGACATGATTTTAAATTTTGTTCTTGTGGAAAATGTGCTGTAGATGGCGGACATGATTACTTAAAAAGAAGTTTCTCAGGAAACAGTCCTGAAGAATGTTTTGAAGATTTAAGTGTAGTAATAGAAGAAAATTTAGAAGAAGAGTATTTAGAAAAACTAAAAAAAATACAAGATGAATATTATGGTGATACAGAAGCTAAACACATCTGTGAAGATGATTTACTGTGTGAATTGCTTGAAAAATTAGGATTTCATAAAATAGTGTCCACATATAATGACTCTAACAAATGGTATGCATAAGGAGGCAATATGTTAGAGAAATGTAAAAAATGTAAATATAAAAGGTATTATGGAAAAGATATTTTTCCTTGTACAAACTGTAAAAATCAACCGCCAGTTACTTGCTATGATTGTCGATATTCTGAGATAGGCGGAACTTGTAAAAAAGGTATAAGACCTTGTAAAAATTTTGAATGGCGTTAAGAGAAAATTATGATAGTAAACAATAAAGATTTAGAAAAGTTAGAGAATTTTGGATTTAAGAAAAATCATTATGATAATTACGATATTTATTATTATACTATTGAGGAAACAGGAGATGATATTGATTGTTCTATTTTGGTTAATGATACGGATAATAATGATAATAGAGTTAGATTTATGTATTGTGACAGTTGTGATTGTACAGAAGAAGAGTGGAGAGATTTTTGTATTAATAAAGATTGGCTTATTCCTGATGTAATATTTGATTTAATTGAGTCTGGAATTATAAAGAAAGGATAGAATTATGAAAATAGGAGATATTAAAAAAGTAGAAAATAAATTAGGAATTTTTACTATCAAATTGATAGAAATAATAAATAAAGATATTGGTAATTTAGATGGAGCTTTAGGAGAATTTAAAAATTTAAGAGTAGAATTTTATAAAGATGATTGGATGAGTTTGTTTGACCAAGCTAATGCAAAATATATCTATTTTGTTGAAATTCCACAATGGAATAATTATAAACCTTTAACTTATAAATTTGAAATATTGCAAGATGAAGTTCCTAAGGCTGATTTTATAAGATTGGAGGCTGAATAATTGGATATTAAAGAAAAAATAAATCAACTAAGAGAAGAAGGAAATACTATTTATTCAATTAGTAGGCTTAATACGGTTGATGAATGTGGTTGGGAATATTGGCAAACTTATGTGGAACATTTAAAGGGAAAAGATAATATATATAGTTTTACTGGGACAAGAATACATAAATGCTTAGAAAATATACAAAATGGAATAAAAGTAGACTTTCCAAAAGAAGTAAATAAAATGTTAGATGAAGCTAAATTTTTAGATATAAAATTCCCAACAGAAAATATAGAAACAAAATGGAAGAATGATATTATATCTTTTGCTCAAAATTATAAGGCACCAGTATATAATAAAGTAGAAACTGAAAAATTATTTTTAATTGAAATAAATGGTCATTATTTGCAAGGGATTATAGATTTGCTTATTTATAATGAAGATGGAACTGTTTCTATTAGAGATTATAAAACAAGTAGTAAATTCACAAATACTGATTTAGAAACTAAAGGTAGACAATTAATTCTATATGGATTAGCTATGGAACAAATGGGATATAAAGTTAAAGATTTAGCATGGGAAATGTTAAAATATGTAGAAATCAGTTATAAATTAAAAAATGGGAAAACAAGAACTACTATTGCTGAGCGTGGATATATATTAGAAAAATTAAAATCGGACATAACTAAAGAGTTAAAAGCTTTAAAACAATATGATGGGTTACAAATAGAAATGATGGTTGATGAAGCTATAGAGAATAATAGTTTTGACAATTTGCCTCAATCTATAAAAGATAAATACACTATAAAAGATTATATATGTTATTATGATTTTACAGAAGAAAGAAAAATAGAAACTCAGGCTTTTATTCAAGCAAAAATAGAAGATATAGAAATATTTAAGGATGATAAAAATTGGTGGGAACCAAAAGAAATTACCCCCTATACTTCTTTCTATTGTCAAAATTTATGCCGGTCATCGTAATCATTGCGAATATTTCCAAAATTTTTTAGAAATGCAAAAAATGTGGGAAGAAGATAAAGAAAATCAAGAACTTGATAATGAACTTTCAAAATTTATTTAATTTTTTTGAAAAAGTATTGACATTTATTTAGAGAAGGTGTATAATAACTTTAATAAATAAAGAGGAGGTATAAATAGGAGGGTTTATGGAAGAAATTATAAAAATAATAAAAGAATTGCAGGCTAATTCTGGAAAAAGACTTCAAGAAATAATTAACGAAAACAAAAATAATAGTTTGTTTAGAGATGTTTTGTTCTTTTTATATAATCCTTATATTATAACAGGATTATCTACTAAAAAAATTAACAAGGTAGTTCCAATGCAAGCAAAATATCCACCAGCAAAAGACATTATGGATGTATTTTATTATTTAAATGAACACAACACAGGCACAGATGTAGATATTGCATATGTTTTAGAATTTATTTCAAAACAAAAAAATGAAGATAAAGATATATATGAAAAAATTTTTACTAAAGAGTTAAAATTAGGTATAACTGCTAAAACAATTAATAAAGTTATACCAGGATTAATTCCGGAATTTAATGTTATGTTAGCTGAAAAATATTGGGATAGAATTGAAGAATTAGAAGCAAATAAGCCAGATATAATAATAACTCAAAAATTAGATGGGATAAGAGCAGTAGCAAGAGTTATTGATAATAAGGTTGAAATATTTTCTAGACAAGGTAAATTGATAGAAGGTTTGAAAGATTTAGAAAACGACTTATGTAGATTGCCAAATGGATGTTATGATGGCGAATTATTATTAGATAAAGATAATATTCCTTCTAAGGATTTATACAGAGAAACAGTGATGGTTGTAAATAGTAAAGAAAATAATAAAAAGGGAATAATATTTAATATTTTTGATACTATATCTACTGAAGAATTTGATAATAAATATTCCGATTTAATATGTCAATATAGAAAAAATATTGTTAAAATTTTATATGAAAAACTGTCGCCGATGTATTGGCAACCTGTTCCTATTTTATATCAAGGCAAATATGATAAAGATATAGTTAAGCAAGAACTAAATAAACAAATAGAACTTAAACATGAAGGAATAATGGTTAATTTAGCGGATGCTGCATATGAGGGTAAAAGGACTAAAAATATTTTAAAAGTTAAAGCAATGCAAGATTGTGACTTAAAAATAATAGGGTTTGAAGAAGGTACTGGAAAAAACAAAGGGACTTTAGGTGCTGTTATAGTTGATTATAAAGGATTTGAAGTGAAAGTTGGTTCTGGTTTTACTGACCAAGATAGAGATTATTTTTGGGATAATCAAAAAGAATTATTAGGTAGAGTAATTACAGTTCAATATTTTGAAGAAACTACAAATAAAAAAGATAATTCTTTAAGTTTAAGATTTCCGGTTTATTTAGAGTTAAGAGAACCTGAGAAAGAAGTAAGTTATTATTAGAAAGGAATTATAGAATTATGGAAAATATAAACACCAAAACCCTTGAGGTTTTAAGAGAGAAAAATATTCTTTGGAATGGAGATTGCTTAGAATTGATGAAGAATATACCAGATAAAAGTGTAGATTTAATAGTTACAGACCCACCTTATTTAATAAAATACAAGACAAATTACAGAAAAAATAAATACCATAAATTTTGCAATGAAATACAAAATGATAGTAATTACAAATTTATAAGTTTATATATTCAAGAATGCTATAGAATTCTAAAAGATGATACAGCAATGTATATGTTTTGTAATTGTGACCATGTTGATTTTTTTAAACAAGAATTAGAAAAATGTGGTTTTAAAATAAAAAATATGATTATATGGGTAAAAAATAATTGGACTGCAGGAGATTTAAAGGCACAATTTGGAAAACAATATGAAATAATATTTTTAGTTAATAAAGGCAGAAAGTTTTTTAATGGAAAAAGGATAACTGATGTTTGGCAGTTTAACAGATGTGCTGGTAATAAGCTAGTACACCAAAACCAAAAACCTGTAGATTTAATAGAACAATGTATTGAAAAACATAGTAATAAGGATGATATTGTATTTGATGGATGTATGGGTTCTGGCAGCACAGGAGTTGCTTGTAAACATTTAAATAGAAGATTTATTGGAATAGAGTTAGATAAAGAATATTTTGAAATTGCCAAAGATAGAATAGAAAAGGAGGAATAATTATGGAAAATAAATTACCAGCTATAAAAGTATATGATATTGATTATAGCTTTATTATAAAAAATTATTTGAACCCAGAGATGTGGCAAAAAACTTGGACTTTATTTCAATATAAAACATTTGTTGTAACTTTACAACTTGTGTCTATTAATTGTCAAGATGAGAAAATAAATTTTGAAATAAAAATAAAGGATAACTCTGAAGAAAATGAATATTCATATGAATGGGGAAAAAATTCAGATAAAGATGCAAATGATTATGCATATTATTCTTTAAAGATTAATGATTCAATTTTTTTAAAAACTTTAATTGAGTCTTCTGTATTTGATGCTATATCAAAATTAGAAAAATATAATATAGTTGCAAGTGAAGATTATCAAAATTTAAAAGAAATGTATAGTAATGAACAAGACTCTCTTAGAAAGATTGCTGAAGATTTTTTAGATGCAAATGATGTCGCAAATGAAGATATTAGAGAAGCTTACATTGATACTTATGTATCTAATAATGCAAAACTGGATGGGTATTTAGAAAGAATGTTAGAGAAAAAACAATATATTATATTTCCAGATTTATATTTAATGTTTGCTAATGCAACAAGGAATGATAAGACAGTTAAAAAATGGGAAAAAATATTAGCAGAGAATAATAATATAGAAGAATTAAGAACAGAAATTCTAGAATATTTAGAATATATGCAAAGTGAAGATTTTGAAAATGATATGAATAGTAATTTGGAGGAAATTTAAATGGATTTTTGTTCAAATTGTGGTTGTAAATTAACTCCAATCTATTTTAAAGCAGAATATGAAAATAGATGGAGATATGAAATTTCTCATTTATTATGTGAGAATTGTGGGAATAAAGTTATAACAGATGGAGATTACGAAGCATCAGCTTGGCATTACGAAAATTAAAAATAAGAATGGAGGAATTTAAATATGTTAAGAAAAATTGAAAAAATGTCAGAATTAGAAGATATCTTTAATGAAGCTTTAAAAGAGCATGTTCAATCTGTGGCAGTTGAACTTACTATCCCAGGACAAAGAGATACAGAATTTATTGTAAATAGATATAAGAGTATAAAAAATAAATTAAATTATTATAAAAGAACTTATGGAGAAAATTTAGTTCATAATAAAGTTCCTAGTATTAAAATTTTAAGTGCTGGGTATGGAGATGCTGATTTTTGGGGATAAATATTGACCATTTAAAGTTTAATATAAAAATTGAAAGGAAAATTTAAAAATGATAAATTTAGAAGAGTTACAAAAAAATATTAATCAACAAATAAGAAATGGCAGAACTAATATATATATGCCTATTTCAATACTAAAAGAATTAGGAGCAAATATTAAGAATAGTCAACAGGAAAGTGAATTTATAAATATTGATTGCTTAGAAAATTTAATTATGCAATATAAAAAATCTAGTTTTAAAAATTCTTTAAAAGTAGAAACAAAAAAATCTCAAAACGAACCAATTGTAAAATATATAGAAGACAAAATTAAAAACAAAGAGTTGGAAAGATAGGTGATATTATGTTTATAAACTTTGATTTTGAAGATAATATAGAAAATTATATTTTAGAAATCAAAATAGGAAATAATATTCAAAGACAGCAATTACAAGGCACTTCAGATATGGTGCAATTACAATTTATGCAATTAATGCAAGAAGTTGGCAATACTAATCAACCTATTAGACTTAGAATAATAAAACAAGAAGAAATTTGGAACCAATATTCTCAAAGTAGAAAAATATTAGAAAATTATATCCAATTTGCAAATAAATCATATATGAATAGTTTTGCAAGTGAATTTAAGGGAGATTAAATATGATTAAAAGTTTTAAAGGAAATTCTTTAGTAGAATTAGACAAAGAAGTAAATGATTTTTTACAAAAGAATAGTGGCGCAAAAGTCATAAATTTTACGGCAACTCAAACTCATACTTCAGTTCCTAAAATAATATATATTTATATCGTTGAATTTGAAGAGACTACTGCTTGTAGTATAGAAGAAGCAGAATTTCAACAAAAGTATGGTTTATAAAGGAGATAATATGAGAATAATTTTTTTAGATGTTGATGGTGTTTTAAATAATGAAAAATATTCAATATTTATATATAAAATTCTAGGTAGAAAAAGATATATTAAAAAAGTAAATAAAGATTTTGATATATTTGATTTAAGAAGTGTTAGATATGTTGCTAAATTAATTGATTATTTTGAGGGAGATATTAAATTAGTTATATCTAGTACTTGGAGAACTAATAAAAAGGCTGTTGATAAGATTATTGAAAAATTATCTATATTTATGAAAAGCTATAATGTGCCGGTAGATGTAACAGAAGTAGATAAAAATAGAATTAGAGGATTGGAAATTCAACATTATTTAGAAAATAATAATTTATTAGATAGTAAATATGTTATAATAGATGATGACACGGCTGATATTATTGGTGATAAATATAATGGAATGGATTTTAATCCACATTTTGTATGGTGCAATAATAAATATGGATTTCAAAGAAAAGAATATAAAAAAGCATTAAAAATCTTGAAAGGATATAATTATGATAATAGTAAGTCAAAATGAGATGGAAGTATTTAATTTTGATACAATATTTAGACTATATGTAGATAGCTGGTCAAATGAAGAATTTGCAACAGAACCTAATTGTTTTTGCATAAAAGCAGAAAAATCTAGTGATAATATGATTTGTGCATTTTTGGGCGAATATAAAACAGAAGAAAGAGCAAAGGAAGTACTAGAAGAAATAATAGAATTGTATATGAAGTGTAATTGTGATAGTTATGGAGCTGGGTTTGGATATGTTGCTAACGCAGTATTTAAAATGCCAGTTGAATAGGAGGAATAATTATGATAAAAATAGATGATAAATTTTTTATTGATGCTGATAGTAATAGTTATACTTTAAAAGAAAAAGATAAAATACAAGATAAAAAATCTAAAAATTATGGTGAAGAAGTTTTTAGAGATAGGGGATATTATGTTACTTTAGAGGGAGTTTTAAATGGATATTTAAAAGCTCAAACAAGAGAATTTGTGCAAAATAATGAGACAGATATAAAAGAATTGATTAAAGAAATAAAGAAACAAACAGAATTTGTTAAGAAATTAAATTTGAAGGTGTAGTATGAAAGAAAAATTACCAGAAGGTTTCCCTTTTGTATTAAAAGATGATGAAGAAATTAAGCAAATACAAGAATTTCCAGATTATTGGATTAGTAATTATGGGAGAGTTTTTAGCCATAAAAATAATAGAAAAGAAAATAATGGCTGGTATTTAATGAAAAATAGAAACAAGCATAATAAATATGAATATATTTTTTTAAGTATAAATAATACTCAAAAAGAATTTTCAATACATTATTTGGTTGCAATAAATTTTTGCCAAGGTTATCAAAAGGGATTGGTAGTTGACCATAAAGATACAAATAGATTTAATAATTATTATAAAAATTTGCAATGGATTACACAAAAAGAAAATATAATCAGGTCTTATGAAACAAGTGGTATGAACCAATTTAGAAATTATAAAATTTATAATATTATATATCCTAATGGAGAGAAAAGTATAGATTTAATTGGTCAAAGTGGTATAAAAAAATATATATTAGAAAACAAATTAAATTGTTCTGCATTATCATTACAAAAATATGGGTATAGTAAAGAATATAAAATAGAAAGAAGGGAAAAAGATGAGATATGAAAATTATCATAAACACACTCATTATTCAAATATTGTGACATTAGATGTTGTTGTAAAACCAGAAGATTATATGAAACGTGCTAAAGAATTAGGACATAAAATATATTTCACAACTGAGCATGGATATAATGGAAACATATATGAAGCTTTGACATTAGCAGAAAAGTATGACTTAAAGGTTGTTTCTGGAATGGAAGCATATTATGTTCCGGATAGAAAAGAAAAAGATAAGTCTAATTATCATTTGGTTTTAATTGCTTTGAATACGGAAGGATATAAAGATTTAAATTATCTTTTATCTGAAAGTAATGTCTCTGGGTTTTATTATAAACCTAGAATAGATGACAAACTCCTTTTTTCTATAAATCCAAATAATATTATTGTTACTACTGCTTGTGTTGCAGGAAGATTAAGAGAAGAACAAGGAAGAGAAGAATGGATTTTAAAAATGAAAAATTATTTTAAAGATAATTTTTATTTAGAAGTCCAAGCTCATCCTTGCCAAGTACAGGCGAATTATAACAAAATGATATTATATTATCATAATAAATATAATATTCCCATTATTCATGCAAATGACTCTCATTATATATTCCCTGAAGAAGCTAAATATAGGGATATGTTTTTAAAAGCTAAAGGAATAAATTATCCGGAAGAAGATGATTTTATTTTAGATTATCCTGATAGTGATACTCTAATAAAAAGATATAAAGAGCAAGGAATTTTAAATGATAAACAAATACAAGAAGCATTAAATAATACTTTAATATTTGATAAGGCTGAAAAACTAGATATAAATAAAGAAATAAAAATGCCAATAATATCTAATACTCCGTTAAAAGAATTAAAGTCAATATTAAATAATGCTTGGCTAGAAGAAAGAAAAAATATTCCACAATCTGAATGGAAAAAATATTTAAAAGAAATTAGAGAAGAAACCAAAGTTGTAGAAGATACAAATATGGCAGAATATTTTTTATTAAATTATTATATAATAAAAAATTCTGTAGAGAAATATAATGGAGTTATAACTAAAACAGGAAGAGGTTCTGCTCCAAGCTTTTATATTAATAAATTATTAGGTTTTACAAATATAGATAGAATTTCTGCACCTATTACTTTATTTCCAAGTAGATTTATGAGTAAAACTAGAATACTTGAAAGTCATTCTCTCCCAGATATCGATTTTAATTGTGCTGATACTGAACCGTTTTATGAAGCATCAAAAGAATTATTGGGAGAAGATGGATGTTGGTGGATGTTAGCCTATAAACCATTACAAGTATCAAGTGGATTTAGATTATGGTGTAAAGCAAATGATTTAAATATAAATGATTATAATGCTGTTGCCATGGATTTAGCAGAATTATCTAAAATTAAAAAATCTTATACAGAAAGTAATTATTATAAAGATGAGAAATGGAAGAAATTGATAGATGATAGCCAACATTTTGTAGGAGTTATAGAAAGCATCGCACAGCATCCTTGCAGCACACTACTAATGGATAAAGCAATTAGTAGAGAGGTTGGATTAATAAAAGCTGGAGATGTAATTTGTGCTAATATTACAAGTTATGAAAGTGACAATTATAAATTTTTAAAAAATGACTTACTTACTGTTTCAGTTTGGTCTTTAATAAATGATACTTGCAAATTAGCAGGAATTAATACTCCTAGTATTGCTGAGTTAAATTCAAAATTAGATGAAAAAACTTGGGAAATATATGAAAAAGGATTAACTTGTAGTATAAATCAAGCAGATAGTGATTATGCAACAGGATTAGTAAAAACTTATAAACCACATTCAGTAGCTGAAATGTCAGCATTTGTTGCTTGTATTAGACCTGGTTGTGCTAGTTTGTTGCAAGATTTTATTCATAGAAAACCTTATACGACAGGGGTAGAAAAGTTAGATGAATTATTAATAGATGGTGCTCATAGAATGATTTATCAAGAATTAATAATGAAATATCTTATTTGGCTAGGAGTTAAAGAAGATGACTCTTATGGAATAATAAAGAAAATAGCAAAGAAAAAGTTTAAAGATAATGAATTAAAAGAATTAAAAGATAAATTATTAAAAGGTTGGATAAAACAAGTAGGAAAACAAGACCATTTTGAAGAAAGTTGGAAAATAGTAGAAAATGCTGCACACTATTCTTTCAATTGTTTATCTGGAGATACTAAAATTCAAAGATTAGGACAAAAAAAGACAGCTTTTAATCCAACTATAGAGGAAATGTACCTAATAAAAAATGACTATGAATACGCAAAGAAAACAGGACATATTCCTTTAAATAAGAAATATAATTCTAAAGGATATGGGAATGCTTTATCTATGTTTAATGACAAGAGAATTCATAAAAACGAAATTGTAAATATATATTTTACAGGAAAACAAAAAATTTATAGGGTAAAAACTTCTTCTGGAAGTTATGTAGATTGTACTTTAAACCATAGCTTCCCTACGCCTAAAGGAAAGAAAAAATTAAAAGAATTATCTGTAGGAGACGAGTTATATGTAAAAGGAGAATATGAAAAACATCCGGATAATTACAGATTCACAAATGGAAATTTTGAAAAAAATCTCCCTAAAAAAGGAGAAAAAGGATTTCAGATTAGAGAAAACGGAGAATATCATAAATTTAAAAAAGTATATGATGCCAATATTCAATATAAAAAACCTTGCGAATTATGTGATAAAAATTTTGATGGTTCCAAATTTGAGTTACATCATATTGACCATAATAGAACCAATAATAATAGAGATAATTTAATGTGGTTATGTAATAACTGCCATAAAAAAATACATTATAAAGATGGTAGAAAAAAAGTTATGGAAAAAGGAATTCCAACGAAAATTGAAAAAATTGTATCTATAGAATATTTAAGAGAAGATAATGTTTATGATATTGAAATGAAAAGTCCAGCACATAATTTTATAAGCGAAAGTGGATTAGTTGTTTCTAATTGCTCCCATTCTCTTGCTTATGCTTATGATAGTATCTATGGTGCTTATTTAAAATCTCACTATCCATTAGAATATTATACAGTAGCCTTAAATTCTTATCAAGGAGATTTTGATAGAACAAACAAATTAACAAACGAATTAGAATATTTTAAAATTAAATTATCTAGCCCAAAATTTAGATATTCATTCGGAGAATATTCTTGTGATAAAAATACCAATACAATATATAAAGGTATATCTAGTATCAAAGGCTTATCAAAAACTATAGGTGACAAATTATATGAATTAAAAGATAATTCTTATTCTACATTTTTAGATTTATTAATAGATTGTAAAGAAAAAGGAATTGGAATATCAGATTTAACAACTTTAGCGAAGTTAGACTATTTTAGTGAATTTGGTAAAATCGGGAAAATATTGAGATTTTTAGATATATATAATGAATTATATGGTAAAAAGATTTTGAAGAAAGACAAAGAATATTTAGTCAAAAAGCTATATCTAAAAGAATTTTGTGCCAAAGAAACAGAAAAACAATATACTGGCTTTGATAGTTATAAATGTTTAAGCTCACTAATTGATAAAATAGCAGATGAAGACATATCTATTAAAGATAAATTATTATATCAACTACAATATTTTGGATATGTGGATATAGTAGATACTAATGTAAATAAAGATATTTGGCTTGTAACAGATATGGTAGAAAGAAGTAAAAATAAAATAGTAGACTTATATTGTATAAACAATGGCGAAAAAATTAAAGCCAAAGTTAGAAGTAAAATATTTTCTTCCAATCCTTTTAACAAAGGAGATTTATTATCAATAGATAATTTTATGAGAGAAGGAAAATGGTCTATAAATCCAGATACTCAAGAATGGGAAAAATCTACTACTGTATTTGAAAATATATTAAATGAATATAATATTGAAAGAAATTAAATATATGTATTGACTTTTAATTTAAAATATGATATAATGCTATTAAGTTAAGGAGATAAATATGGTACATCATAATTTTAAAAAAGGTCAAAAAGTATATTGTATATTAAGGAATGGCTCCGTAGTAATAGACAAATATGTTAAATCTACGGGGCATTTTTTAGAATTAGAAAATAATAAAATTTCATGGTCTGAATTAAGAAGTAGCACCATTTATAGAAAGGATAACTAAATGGATAGAAAATATGGATTGCATATAAGTGATATAACATTGAGTAATTTGATAATTAAAGTAGGTGAAGAAGATGAATAAAGAGATAAAATTTAGAGGAAAAAGAATAGATAATCGGAGAATGGGTATATGGTTATTTATATTTTAATTTTAATTGCGCAGATGAATATGTACCATTTATAAGCTGGAAAGATAATAGCTATTTAGGGCGGTATTGGAGAACAAGAAGTAGACATTGAGACAATAGGACAATACACAGAACTACATGATAAAAATGGAAAAGAAATATATGAGGGAGATATATTGCCGTTTACGATGATAGATGGAAAGACAGAAAACTATTACATTGTTTTTAGAGATGGGGAATTTGAAGCAATTAATAAGAAAGATACTAATTTTATATGGAGAAGTGCTTGGAAAGAAAGTGCAGTAATAGGCGACATATATAACAATCCAAAGTTATTAGAGAAAGGAGAATAAACAAATGAATTTAATAGAAAAATTAGAAAAAGAAATAAAAGAGCAAACGAAAAATGGAAGAGAAGATGTATATATTGAAGTAGAAGATTTAAAAGAGTTAGGATATAACTTTAATACAGAAAAAGAAGGTAGAGTATTTGTAGATGTAAATTATCTAAAAATAAGAATGGAAAGATACAAATTCAGAGAAGGAATAAAAGTAAGACTAGAAGAAACAGAAGGAGCAGTAGAAGAAAGTAAACATAGAGTGAAAGAAAGTAAAAAAATAATAGAGAATAGTTGGGATAGTATAAGTAAGTAGGAGGTAAAAAATGCCAAAAACAATAGAAGAAAAAAAAGAAAATTTAGAAATTGTTTTAGATAAATGGATAAAAGAAACGATACAAGTTGAAAATAAAATAAGAAGATTATTGGATTATAATAATGTATCAAGAAGTGAGATAGCAAAAGAAATAGATTTAATGAAAAGTTTAGATATATATAAATTAGTTGAAGATTAGGAAACAGGTCAGCTTATTCCAGTTCAAAGAATAGAAGACATAATAGACAGAATTGATTATGATATAAAAAAAGACTAAAGAAATAATATCAAAAAATACAAATATTTATGCAAGTTATCGAAAAAAATGATTATCAAATAGTAAGGTTAAGAGCAATGAACACAAAATCTTTAGATATAAAAAAGAGATTACAAAAATTGCTAGAAAGTGAGGAATAAATGAACGAAGAAGAAAAGAAAGTAATAGCAAATTTTAAATATTGGATAGATACAAATACTGAAAGGGGTGTATGTTATCTTCCAGATTATATATGCGCAAAAGTATTAAATCTAATAGAAAAACTACAAAAAGAGAATGAAGAATTAAAAATAAAAAACAATGCAATAAAAAGAGAAAGTGAAGCATATGCTGAATACATGATTAGATTAGATAATGAATTAAATTTAAAAAAAGAAAAATCAAAATATGAATAGATTAGACAAAATTATTTATCGCAAGAATTAGTAAATAAGTTATATATTCCAATTCAAAAAGTAAAAGACAAGATAAAAGAAAAAGAATGGGCTTTAAAAATTATAATTGTGATAAAGCTGATTACAAACAAAGCCAAGCAATTGGGGCATGGGATATTCTACAAGAACTATTAAAAGAAAGTGAGAAATAACAATGAAATTATATGAAAGAATAGAAAACAATAATTTTGATGAAATAGATAAAAACAGAGCAATTGAATTAATTGAATGTGGAAATGGGCATTTAATTTATAATGAAAATTATTTTAAATTACAAAAAGAAAACGAAAAGTTAAAAAATATTGAATTAAAATCAAAAGGTGGAGCAATAAAAATTAGTTTAGAAGGTATCTTATCTTTAGAAAATAAAATTAAACAATTAGAAAAAGAAAATTTTGATTTAAAAGATAGATTATCTTGGAGAATAATTTATTGCCAAGAATTAGAAAAAGATTTATTTGAGAATTGTGAAAATTTTGTCATTTCAAAGGATAGAGTTAAAGAACAAATAAAAAAATATGCTAAATTGTCAGATGATTTTTATAGCAAATGGAAAAAATTATCTCCGTTTAATGAAGATTATAAAAATCTTAAAGATAAATGTATGTGTTGTGATGCAATAGTAGATGTATTACAAAAATTATTGAAAGGATAGAATTATATGGATTTTACAGGAAAAATAAAAGATATATCTATGCCAGACCAAAATACAATTGATATATTAATTTCTACTGACAATATGACTATTATGGAAGAATTAGAGAAACAACGAAATAGTCAAAAAGATATGTCTATTGAAATAAAAAGGATTTATAATAGAAGAAGTTTAGATGCAAATGCTTATTTTCATTTTCTTGTAAATGAAATTGCAAGAAAGTTGAATACTAGTAATGAAGAAATTAAAATAAAAATGAACCTTAGATATGGCACAGTTGAGAGAGACAATAATCATCAATGTGTAGGTGTAAAAATTCCTGCCAATGTTGATATTAAGAAATTTTATAAATATGCAAAATGGTTTGGGGATTGTATAGAAGGTGGAATAAAATTTAATAAGTATTTATTTTATAAGCAAACGCACACTTTAAATACAAAGGAAATGAGCGACTTAATTGAAGGTGTAGTTCAAGAGTGTATAGATATGGGAATACCTGTTAAAACTGAAAAAGAAATAAAAGATATGGTTAATAATTGGGAACCTAAAAATAATGAATAAATTTTAAAATATGACTTGACATTTAATTCTGTATATGTTATAATAGTTATAGATTAAGTTAAGGAGGTATTTCAAATGGGAAATTCAAAAATAAAAACATTAAGTGACAGAATGAAAAATTATGAGTTGGTCTCTGATTACAGGCTAACAAAGAGAACACCAGTAATAGTAAGGATAGATGGAAAAGCATTCCACACATATACAAAAGGATTAGATAAACCATTTGATAGCATACTATCAGAAGCAATGAACTATGTTTGTAGAAAATTAGTAGAAACAGTACAGGGCTGTAAGTTTGCATATACACAATCAGATGAGATAAGCTTATTATTAAAAGATTGGGATAAATCAACAACAGATTGTTATTTTGATTATAGGGTACAGAAAATGGTATCAGTATTAGCTTCGGCAGCAACTATGTATTTTAATCAGTATATAGTATCAAGAGTTTTATACTGGCAAAAAGGGAAGTCAGAATTATCAGAAAAGTTATTTGATAAATGGGCTGCAAAAGCTGGTTGTGCAATGTTTGATGCAAGAGCATATAATTTGCCAAAAGAAGAAGTATGTAATTACTTTATATGGAGACAAGAAGATGCAAGCAGAAATTCTATACAGTCATTAGGCAGAAGTAAATTTTCATTTAAGCAAATGTTAAATAAAAAGAACAATGAAGTACAAGATATGCTGTTTAATGAATATGATATAAATTGGAACTTTATAGATACTAAATGGAAAAGAGGATTTGCAGTATATAGAGATGAAGATGGTATAAAATCAGACTTTGAAATACCACTATTTAAGCAAAATAGAGCTTTTATAGATAAATATTTAATAATTTAAATAACATACCTAAATAAAGGAGAATAATATGGACATATTTGATTTAAGTATAGATGATTTTAAAAAAGAAATAAAAAAGCTAGTAGATGAATATACTCCTGAAGAATTATTAAACGAGCTAATAGAATGTGGTTTAGAGGTGAATAACAATGAATAACATTGAATTAATTAAAAAATATCCGTGGCTACAAATTAGAAACGTTTGGACTAATAAAAAATTAGATAGCGAATTTACTTGGCTTGATGATTTACCTGAGGGTTGGAGAAAAGCTTTTGGTCTACAAATGGTCGAAGAATTAGACCAAATATTAAGAAAAGCTAATTATCAAGATAAATATAAAATCACTCAAATAAAAGAAAAGTGGCGGATTTTTACATTGGTATGATAACGGTGTGCCAGAAATAATTTATGAAGAATATAGCCAATGGATGGATAAATATGAAAAGCTAAGTGAGGAAACTTGCATAATGTGTGGAAAACCAGGAGAATTAACTAATAGTGGCTGGATTATGCCTTTATGCGAAGATTGCAAAAAGAAGGTTCAAAATAATGAATTGTAAATATTTAACAACTAGGTCAAAGAATTATAAAAAATATTTTTATTGTAGACACCCAAATGTGAAATCTGAAATAGATTATTCAAAGTGCAAAATTTGCACTTTAAAAGAATATAAAGAACAAAAATCTATTCCAACTAAAAAGAAAGCAAGAACAATAGCTACAAGCATTCCAAAATCTGTTAAAGAAAAAGTATGGGAAAGAGACAATCATAAGTGTATCTTTTGTCATAAAAATGTCCCAGTAGAATGCGCCTGTTGTCATTATATTAGGCGCTCTCAAGGTGGAATGCGGAATTGAAGAAAATATATTTACTGCTTGTAATGATTGTCATAAAGAACATGATGAAGGAGTAAATCAATTGGTAATGCAAGAAAAATCAAAGAATTATCTTTCTAGTAAATATGTAGATTGGAATATAGAAAAATTAATTTATAAAAAATATTAAAAACTATTGACAATTTTAATTTATTGTGTTATAATTAATATAATGAAGGAAGTAGATAATATGTGGGTAGAATGGATAGATGAAGTAAGTTTAGAAGGGAGAGGTAGAAGATAAATGTTTGGAGATTGGATGTCAGAAGAAACAAAAATAAAAATATTTGTTCATGATGGGAAGGAGAAATAAAATGTTAGATATAATTGAAAGCATATGTATAATGATAGGAATATTGGCTTTATTTATATTTGGATTAGGTGCAATAGGTATTTTAATGTTATGTGTTTTATTTAGAAATATAATAGGATTTATATTTATTGGAGCTTTAATTGTTACTTTATTAATTTATTTTTATATTTATTTTAAAGAAACGGAGGAAGAATAATTTGGAGAAATTATTTTGTGTAAGTTATAGTTATATATTGTATGGATATTATTATACATGGATAAGACATAAAGAAAAGCCCGTTGAAGCTGAAATATATTCTGGCTCATTTTTTATAAAAAGCAAAGAAGATAAACTAGAAGAAGCATTAACAGAACAAATACAAAAAAATGTAGAGCATTATAAAAACAAAATATTAACAGAAGGACATATTTATTTATATGATTGGTCTAGTCCATTTATTGCAGAAAAAAGAATAGAGAAAATTGCAAAAGCAGAGCTAAAAGATTATACTTTTAGAGAAGCTACAATTTCAGAGTGTATAGAACAACTTACTCCAGAAGAATATAGTGAAATGTATGGAAAAATTTTGGAGGTGAATTAAATGAAAGATAGAATTTTATTATGGGATGATGATAATCACGAACCTTGTGTATGGATTAATAATAAATTTGCCGGAGTGGATTTAGATACAGTAATAAAAAGTGCATTATATATGCAACCAGTAAGTAAAGAAGGATTTTATGAGGTATTATATATTTATCCTTGGGATTTTGAAGATGAATTTAATGATGATGATTTTGACAAACTATTCGATTGGTTTCAAAAAATGCCTAATTTTACAGATGAACAATGGGATTTAATATTTAAAAAACAATGGAAAGAATTATTTAAAACATTATAGAAAGGAATTATAGAATGAATAGATTAGAAATATTTTCAAAAGAATTGAATTTAATTAAAAATATAGAAATTAGAAAATTTGTGGAAACTTGTTTGAATGAAGCGCCTGAATATTTCTTTACGGTGGCTGCTTCTTCAACAGGCAAGTATCATCCAGAATACAGTTTAGGAGAAGGTGGATTAGTTAGACACACTCAAGCAGCAACTAGAATAGCATATGAATTATTTAGAACAGATTTATATCCTTATAATTCAGACCAACAAGATATAATACTTGCTAGTTTAATTTTACACGATAGTAGAAAACATGGTAATAACGGCTCAAAATTTACAGTTGTAGAGCATCCTCTTTTAGCCGCTGAAGCTGTTAGAAAATCAAAGGGAGTTATAAAACCAGAATATAGAGAATTAATTGCTAAAAATATAGAAACCCACATGCGGAAAGTGGACACAAGATTACAGAAGTCATAGAGAAGTATTACAAAAGCCTTCAACAGGAATGCAAAAATTTGTTCATCAGTGTGATTATTTACGGGTCAAGAAAATGTTTAGGTTTTAATTTTGATGCAGAATTATCTCAATAAGAAAGGAAATGAAAAATGAATAGAAAATTTTCTATTGTTATAACTAAACATACAAATAATAAAGAATTAAAATATAACAAATTCATATTATTAAAAGATTATGGAATAGGATATTGTGTTAATGATAATAGTGAATTTTATTTTGACCTAGAAGATTTTGAAAAAATAAAGGTTCATAGATGGTCAAATCATAAAGGATATATTAGAAGTATTATAAATAACAAAGATATATTATTACACAGATTTGTAATGAATGCTAAAAATGGACAGATAGTTGACCATATAAAACATCATACTTATGACAATAGAAAATCTCAACTAAGAATTACTGATAATTATGGAAATCATAGAAATAAGGCTTTATCTAAAAATAATAAGTCAGGAATTATAGGAGTATGTAAAGAAAAAGATAAATGGCATGCTTATATTTGGGTAAATGGAAAATGCAAACATCTTGGAAGATTTTATAATAAAAAAGAAGCTATTGCCGCTAGAAAGGAAGCAGAAAATATTTATTTTGGTAATTTTTCTTATAATAATAGCATGAATGATGTTAAAGTAAAAGTATCAGAAGAAGACAAAATGTTATTTGAAGAAAAATACAAACAAAAAAATAGGCAAAGAAGCGTTCTTCAATATGATAAAAATAACAATTTAATTAAGATTTGGAATAATATGTCTTCAGCTAGTAATTATTTAAATTGTTCAATCGGAGACATATGGAGATGTTGTAATAATAAAAGGAAGACATGTAAAGGGTATATTTGGAAATATAATGAAAAATAAGGTGATTATATGAGAAAGAAAAAAGAAATTATAGAATATTTAGACGAAGCGTTTGATAAAGTTTGGTTAATGAGAACACATTATTGTGATAATCCAGAAATAGAAGAAAATAGAATAAAAGAAATAGACAAAATATTGAATAAATATTCTGATATTCCTAAAGATGGATATTCAGAGTGGGATTGTGGATTTTATAATGGAGTTTTAGGTACATTAAGATGGATATTAGACGAACATGAAGAAAAAAGATTTTTAGACACATAATTATTAAAAACTATTGACATTTATTATAAAATATGATATAATAAATATATGAGTTATCTCTTATTGACAAAATTTTAATAAAGGAGTGAGAACATGAAAGTAGTAAAAAGAGATGGTCAAATTGTAAGGTTTAATCAAAACAAAATTATAGAAGCTATTTCTAAAGCTAATAAAAGTGTATGCAAGCAAGAACGAGCAAATTTAAACGAGAGAAAAGAGATTGCAAAAAAAATAAAATCTCTTAAAAAGATGGAGATTTCTGTAGAAGAAATTCAAGATATTATAGAAAATCAACTTATGGAATTAGGAAAATTTGAACTAGCAAAGAAATATATACTTTATAGAGAAGAAAGAACTAAAATAAGAAATAGAAATAGCCAATTAATAAAAGATGTTGCAAAAAAAATTAATGCAACTGATATTCAAAATCAAAATGCCAATGTTGATGAAAATTCATTTGGCGGAAGAGCAGGCGAAGCTAGAGATGAATTACTTAAAGATTATGCTTTAAATTATATAGTATCTGATATGTCAAAAAACAATCATTTGAACAATGAAATATATATACATGATTTAAGTTCTTATGCTATAGGTATGCACAATTGTTTATCTATACCATTTGATGACCTATTGAAAAATGGTTTTAATACTAGACAAACAGATGTTAGACCTGCTCAAAGTATTAATACAGCATTCCAATTATTAGCGGTCATATTCCAATTACAATCTTTACAACAATTTGGTGGGGTTTCAGCTACACACTTAGACTGGACTATGGTTCCATATGTTAGAAAAAGTTTTTATAAACATTTTATGGACGGGGTAAGATATATTGAAGAAATGGATTGCTTTTTTAATTTAGAAGATAAAGAAGAAATATCAATAGAAGATGAAAGATATAAAAAGTTTCCAAAATCTTATAAATATGCTATGGATAAAACAAAGAAAGAGTTACAACAAGCAGTTGAAGGAATGTATCATAATTTAAATACATTACAAAGCAGGTCAGGTAATCAATTGCCTTTTACTTCAATTAATTATGGGACATGTACATTACCAGAAGGTAGAATGGTAATCAAGGCATTGTTAGAAGGTTCTATAAAAGGTGTAGGTAAAGTTCATAGGACACCAGTGTTTCCTTGTGGAATATTCCAATGTATGAAAGGTGTAAATAGGAAAGAAGGAGAACCAAATTATGATTTATTTAAATTAGCATTAAAATCAACTGCACAAAGATTGTATCCAAATTATGCAAATGTAGATTGGTCTGGAAATGAAGGTTATGATAAAAATGACCCTAAGACTTATTTCTCTACGATGGGGTGCCGCACCGCCAACGGATTTGATATAAATGCTAATCCGGGAGTCAATCCACAAACAAAAGATGGTAGAGGAAACATATGCCCAGTTACTATTATAATGCCAACATTAGCAATGGAAGCTGGTGGAAAAGTAGAAACATTTATGAAACTATTAGATAGGAAAATTCATGAAGCGAAAGATATGCTTATAGAAAGATATAATTATATAATATCACAAAATCCAGAGTCTGGAAGATTTATGTATGAAAATAATGTAATGGCTGGATTTGATGGTAAAACTATAGAAAGTGCTATGAAACATGGGACTCTTGCTATTGGACAATTAGGATTAGCTGAGACATTAAGAATTTTAATAAATAAAGACCAAACAACAGAAGAAGGTATGCAATTAGCAAAAAGAATAGAACAATTATTTAAAGATAGATGTTCAGAATTTAAAAAAGAATATAAGTTAAATTTTGGTGTTTATTTTACTCCCGCAGAGAATTTATGTTACACAGCTATGAAGAAATTTCAAAAAAAATATGGTAAAATCAAAGATGTTTCAGATAAAGATTTCTTTACAAACTCAATGCATTGTAGTGTATGGAAAGAATTATCTCCTTTTGAAAAGATTGATATTGAAAGTCAATTAACTGGATATAGTTCAGCTCGGCTGCATAACATACGTAGAATTAGAAGGAACAGTAAAAAATAATCTTGATGTATTAGAAACATTAGTTAATTATGCTATGGATAAAGATATTCCTTATTTTGCAATTAATGTCCCTAATGACACTTGTTTAGATTGTGGATATTGTGATGAATTTAATGAAAAGTGTCCAGAATGTGGTAGTGATAATATTCAACAATTAAGAAGAGTTACCGGATATTTGACAGGAAATTATAAGACTGCATTTAATCTTGGAAAACAAGAAGAGGTATCTCTTCGTTACAAACATTCTAATAAATTATCAAATTGGAGAAGATAATATGTTAGTTAGATATGCAGGATTAGATAAAAATGATATTGTGAATGGAAAGGGATTTTGTGTCTCTTTCTGGACACAATATTGTCCACATAGATGTAAAGGATGCCATAATCCAGAAACATGGTCAAGAACAGGTGGATTCTTAATTGAATATGATAATTTACTCAAAGAAATCTTACAAGCTATATCTGCCAATGGAATATTAAGAAATTTTTCCTTATTAGGAGGAGAACCACTATGCGAAGAAAATATAGATTTAGTAAAAAAACTTATTAAAGACATAAAACAACAATATCCTAATATATTAATTTATTGTTGGACTGGATATAGATTTGAAGACTTAATGCAAAAATATAAAAATGTTTTACAGTATATTGATGTATTAATAGATGGAAAATTTGTTTTAGAACAGAGAGATGTTACATTAAAGTTAAGAGGCTCTTCAAATCAAAGAGTTATAGATTGTAAAAAATCTTTAGCTGAAAACAAAGTTATTTTAAAAGAAGATTAAAATTTAAAGGAGATTTATATGGATAGAAAAGAAAAAGTAATGAAAAGATTGCAAGAACACTATGACTATTTAGTAAAACAAGGGCACGAAGTTGTCTTTCTTGCTCACCAAGGTTCTTACAACTATAATTTAGATTATGAAAAATCAGATATAGATAGTAAAGCAGTTGTATTGCCTTCATTTGAAGATTTTATTCATAGTAAATCTCCTTTTAGTTATACTTATATCTTAGAAAATGAAGAGCATATTGACACTAAAGATGTTAGAAAAATGTGTGACATGTGGCAAAAAGAAAATATAAGTTATATAGAATTATTATATTCAGATTTTATAATTATTAATCCAGAGTATAAAGATTTAGTTGATGAATTAATTAAACACAGAGATGATATTGTAAATATAAATCCCGACCAATTTTTACGTTGTATTGCAGGAATGAGCAAAGAGAAAGTTAAAGCTTTATGTCACCCTTATCCTAATTTGATAGAAAAAATTAATAAATATGGATTTGATGGCAAACAATTATCACATTGTATTAGGCTTAATGAATTTATAGTAAGATATGCAATAAACAAAGAACCAATAAAAGATTGTTATGTTTCTAGAATTCCAGATGTATTAATAAATTTAAAACAAAATCTTAACGCTCTTGGGACGGATTATTTACCAGTAGAGGAAGCTATAAGAATATGTAATAAGTATGATGGAGAAACTTATAGAATTGAACAAGCACATTTAGGAAGTCCTATTAATGAAGATAATTTAAAATATCTAAATGATTTTAAATATAAAACATTCGAAAAATTTTTTAAAAAACTTTTGCAAAATACTTGACATTCATTATAAAATATGCTATAATGTATATAGAGTTAAGGATAAGACTTAATTCTGCCGAGTCTTAACGGTCAGAGTAAGGCAAAATCAACTATAATAAAATAAGATTTTAGTAGTTTGTATGGACTATCTTATTAAAAACTTTGTAGATATATATCACTATGACCATACACGAGAAGACTGTGATATGAAGGCAATGTCCGTTCTACAGCGGTTGAAAGTTAGTTGTTTATGAAACCGCACACATAATTAAAACTGAAAGCGTAAACGCCTAATTAGTTCTAAGGATTAGGTAGCTATAGTATCAGGCTTACCCTGAATACAGATAGAAAAGTGAAATCTAAGATATACTTGTAGGTAAGATAAATATATCAAATTAGAAAGTAACGAGCAGAGGTTATCCGCAGTTTCCCTTTGCAATTTTGCATAGCAATATAAGTTAGAGGATAGAAATTGGCAGCTATCACACCTTATATTATAAAGTGTCCCACACTCGGATTTAGTGTATAATACATTGAATTAACGTAAGATGGTCAATATAAGGTCTTATAAGAGATGTAGGGTACGCCGTCCTACCTAACTTCCTTTCTCTTGGTGCTTTGGCAGAGTGGTAATGCAGCGGTTTGCTAAACCGTAGAACAGTTAATGTTCCATAGGTTCGAGTCCTATAGGCACCGCCAAAAAATATGGAGATAGATGGTTCTATAATATAATAATAAGCAAGTAGTAGTGATAACCTACTTAAAAAGTATCATTCACAAACATACCTCCTTTCAAAGTTCATAATAGAACATTAAGCGCTTATACTTTTGTAAGATAAACTTGTAGAAAATTATTTATTATATAGGTGTTCAATTCACCATATCTCCAATTACATAAAAATAAAATAAAATAAAATAATGGGAGGAATTTAAAATGAAAATTCAAGTTAGAAAAATAGCAGAAAAAAACTGTAGAATGGAAAGATAATCTAGGTAAAATTCACAAAGAAAAAGTACAATATGAAAATGGATATGTTGAAGAAATGGAAATTAATCCAAAAGATATAAGTGTTTTTAGCACAACGAAATCTGTTAGATTAATTGGTGTAGGTAAAAAATTATATCCTTTAACACTAAAATCTTGGAAACAAGTTAAGAAAGAATTGGCAAAAACAGATATACTTCAAAAATTAAATTATTCAAAAGCAAGTTAATCTCGCTTTACATATGGGTAGGTGGCAGAGTTGGTCAATTGCGGTGGACTGTAAATTCACTGTCTTCGGACTACGGTGGTTCAAATCCATCCCTACCCACCATATAGATAAATAGTGTAACAGGCAGCACATATAGCCGAAAAGCTTATAGTCTTGGTTCGAGTCCAAGTTTATCTATTTGTTTTACATATTTTATAAAGGAGGTATATAATATGGAGAAAGATACTAATGAACAAAACTTAAAACAAAATATTGTTTGCAATAATAATAATTGTTCTAACCAAGAAAATGGGATTTGTAAAAAATTCACATATGCCCATTTAAAAAACAAAATGAGATGTGAAGAAAGAGAGTGGTAATATGTGGAGAATTTATAGACTATTTGATTTTATCAAGGATACTCCAAAAGAAATTAAATGGTTTTTACAAAGAGGATTTAGAGGTTATAGTGACAGAGATGTTTGGGATATGGATATTTGGTTTGAAAATACAATAATTCCAATGTTAGAACAATTACAAAAAATAAAACATGGATATCCTATAGATATGACAGAGCAACAATGGAATATTACTTTGGACAATATGATTAATTATTTTAAAGAAAGCACAGAGAAATATTGTTCAGAAAAAAATGAATATGAAGAAGAATATTTAAATTCTATGTATGAAGATAACCAAGAAGATTTTAAAAAATTACGAGATAAATGGTTGGATAGAGAAGAAAAAATAACAGATTATAAAACACATATGAAAGATAAAGCATTTAAATTATTTTCTAAATATTTTTATAATTTATGGGATTAAATAAATTTTCCTTTATATACTATATGTGATATATAAAAAAGACCACTGAGTCAAATCCGGATAATTTTAAGGTTTGTATCCGGCTTTAATAAAAAAGGAGAGATTTATATGAAAACAAATTTAGTAGATTTAATGTCAAGAGTATCACAATTGGAAAGTGAATATTCGGATATGGCATACACATTAAGGGGTCAATCTATGAATGTTCGTATTATAGAACTTGATGGTAATGACCAAATGTTAGAAGAATATCCTAATTTTGAAGATGATTTTGAAAAATTCTGTGAATTAGGAAATGAAATAACAAAACTAAAAGGAGTTATATTTGAGAAAAACAATTCGCTAACATTAAAGAACGGAGATACAATTCAAAAAACATTAATAGATATTAAGAATAAAAGAAAACAATTAGAATTAGTAAAACAATTAGCTAAACAAACACCGTCTAAGAGAAGAACTAGCGAAACAAATAATTCATATTTTACTTCAAAAGAATTAGCTTATGATAAAGATAAAATGGAAGATTTACAAGAAAAATTAACAAAAGAAATATTAAATCTTGAATTAGAAATAAGTCAATTAAATTCTATAATGTTTGAAATAGATTAATTAGTATTTAATTTTGTTATATTATTTAATTATAATATAACATAACATATAGCTATGGAAATTAAATTTATCACATATAATAACATTATTTTAAAATCAAAAAAAAGAAAGTTTGAAAATGTAAATAGGAAAAATAAATTTTGTGGGCGACAAGTTACAATTTATAATTATTTATTAGTATATCTATATTTACAAATAACAACTGACAAATTAAGCGTATATTTTAGTATATGTGACCATACAGTCAAATGAGCAATTTGAAATAAAAGAGATGAAAAAATTAGAAGAATTATTATCTAATCTACTGGTAATTTGATTATATGTGTGAATTTAATTCCATAGTTTTTATTTTATAGAAAGGAAGATATTATGAGTAGAAAATTTGAATACGTTAATAGAGTAACGAGCACAGGATATGAAATGAAAAATCCAGGATTTAATTTGCCTAAAAGAGCAACAAAATATTCAGCAGGATATGATTTTGAATGCCCTGAAAGAGTAGAAATCCCACCTTACAAATTAGGAGATAATCCTATATTAGTTAAAACAGGAGTTAAAGCTTATATGCTTGATGATGAATATTTAATGCTTGTAAATAGAAGTTCTAATCCTAAAAAGAAGAAATTGGTAATTCCTAATTCTATTGGAATAGTGGATTGTGACTATGTAGACAATCCAGATAACGAAGGTGAAATAGGTTTCTTATTTTATAATTTAAGCAACGAACCAGTTATTATTGAAAAAGGAGATAAATTAGGTCAAGGAATTTTTCAAAAATATTATATAACAGATGATGATAAAACTGAAGGGGTTCGTGCTGGAGGATTTGGTTCTACAGATAATTCTATATTTCAAACTACCAATGCTATTAGTGAAGAAATAAGTGATACTATTAGTAAAAGTATCAAAACAAAATATAATCCAATTCAATCAGTTTTAGGAGGCTTGATATAAATGTCTAGAAAATTAGCTAGTATCCAAAAAATAGTAAATATAGAACCAATAGAAGGTGCAGATAAAATAGAAAAATTAACTGTATTAGGTTGGCATATTGTAGCAAGTAAATCAGAAAATCATAATATTGGAGATTTAATATGCTATATAGAACCAGACTCTCGAGTGCCTGAAATTCCTATGTTTGAGTTTTTAAAAGATAGAAAATATATAGTTAAAACAATTAAACTAAGAAAACAAGTTAGTCAAGGTTTAGTTATTCCTTTAAGAGAATTGCAAAAGAATTTTAATATTGATATTGCTACACTTAAAGAAGGTCAAGATATAACTGATTTATTAGGTATAACTAAATATGACCCCGAGGGAGAAAAAGAACAAAAACTAGCAGAACAAGAAATGAAAAAAGTAAAAAATCCTATACACAAGTTTTTAATGAGATACAAATGGTACGGAAAAATATATACACAATTATTTGTACCTAAAAACAGTGGTTTCCCACAATGGATAAAGAAAACAGACGAAAATAGATTGCAAACAATGCCAGATGAATTTTACGAAATAGTGAACAATCCTAATCCACACGAAGTTATTCTTTTTGACAGTACAGAAAAAATTGACGGTCAATCTGCAACATATTTTGTAGAAAAACATAAAATATTAGGAATATTTGACCAATATGAATTTGGAGTTTGTTCTAGAAATCTAAGATTAAAAACACAAAATAATTCTTCATATTGGACTATAGCTAGACAATATAATATAGAAAAAGTTTTAATGGACTTACTAAAAAAGAATAAAGCAACAAGAATAGTTTTGCAAGGGGAAATTGCCGGAGAAGGAATACAAAAAAATAAATATAACATTAAAGGATATAAATTCTTTGCTTTTAATCTTATTATAGATGGTAAAAAGCATAGAACAATAGAAATGCAAAATATATTAAAACCTTACAATATAAATACAGTCCCAATTCTTGATACAGAACGTGAGTTATTAGATACTATTGATAAAATGGTAGAAGATGCTGAAGGAAAATCTACTCTATACAAAACTGAAAGAGAAGGAAAAGTATGGAGAGATATAGGCAATAATATATCTTTTAAAGTTATAAATCCTAAATTTTTATTAAAAAATAACGAATAATTATAAAATGGCACCAAGATAATAAAATTTTGGTGCTTATTTTGATAGAATAGGTCTAGGAGCTACGAGAATAAACGTAGATATATTTTTATATATTAGACTACAAGTTATATGCCTAGAAAAATAAAAATAGTGTAAAACGAAATATAGGCTCAAAGGAGGAATAAAAATATGGATAATGAGAAAAAATGTATTCAATGTGGAGCAAGAGATAAATTATTAAAATTAGACAATGGAATATTTGCTTGTAAAAAATGTTTAGATACATTAGGAAAAGAACAAAGAGAAATGCAAGAATATATAGAAGATTATTTAGCTGAAAACTTCGGTATAAATAGTCCAGAAACTCAAGCCAAAACATTAGAAGCTATTAGTATAAGTATAAAATATAAAAATGGACTATTAGGTGAAGATGAAATTGAAAAAATTAATCGTGAAAAAGAAAGGATGGAGAAAGCATTTGAGTAAAATTTTAATTGCACTAGATGAAAGCACGACATGCACAGGATATGCTGTTTTCGACAATGGAGAACTTATAAAACATGGAATTTTTTCTTTTAAAAGCAAGGACGTTCTTGAAAGAGTAAGTTTGATTATGGAAGAGATTGAAAATCTAATTAACACATATAAACCCAACAATATGGTAATAGAAGATGTACAAATTACAATGAACGCAGCTACTGCAAAATCTTTATTAGGTTTACAATTCATGATTGAAGTATATGCTCATAGAAATAACATATCTTGCGAAACATATAGGACTACAAAATGGCGTAAAATATTAGGATTGTCAAATAGTAGGTCTTTAGATAGAAAAGCAAAAAAACAAGAAACAATAGATTATGTAAAAGATAAATATGGAATTGATGTTTTAAAAGATGACGAAAGTGATGCTATTGCCATAGGAACAGCTTATTTATTAGAAAGGGGATAAAATGCCTTATATTAAAGTTATAAAAGTAAAAGAAAGCATTGAAAATTTAAATCAATATATGAACATATATCAAGCAATTAATAAACTAGATTAGATATTAGAAAATAAATGTATTAATTGTGAACAACAATGTGCAGATTGTTATTTAGATTTTGAAAGTAAAATAGCAATTGAAAAAATATTAACTTACTTAAAAAAGAATAAGAGAAAAATAAAAGGAGGAAAAACATTATGAGAGACCCAAAAAGAATAACACCTTTACTAACAGAACTTGAAAAACAATGGAAAAGATTTCCTGATTGGAGATTTGGTCAATTAATAGAAAATATCAAAAGATTTTATGGTGTTGATGATTTATTTTTCATAGAAGATGATAAAATGTTAGAATTAATTAAAAATTTTATGAAAGAAAAAGAAAAGGAAGAATAATAAAATTCTTCCTTATTTTTACATATATAACTTGTTACCTATATAAAATAAAAGGGCTTTAAATCCATTTTAAAAGCCTATTATTTTGAATATTTTTTTCTTTTTTGATTATTTTGTGTAGATTTTTTAGGTTGTTGACTTGATTTTTTTACTTCAGTTTTGACTTCATTGATTACTTTGTCTAAAGAAGTTTCTGGTTGTTCTGTTATTATTATATCTCCCTTTACTTCTTTTTTATCTTCTAGCTCTATTACTTTATAAAATTTATCAGCTAAAGCAACATCAATTCCTCTAAACTGTAAATCTTCACAAAACAATTTATACATTTCTCTACCTTGTGAATTGGCTCCCATACTTTTTACATCATAACAACAATCTTTATACCATATTGGTCTACCATCACAAGATATTGTTTTTAAAAATTTTAATTGTTTCATATTATCTCTCCTTTATGAAGTTTCTTTCCAGCTTCCATTGATTTTTATATATGGTGTAGCTTCTTTCCAGCTTCCATTTACTTTTAAGTAAGTATCTCCTTCTTTCCAACTTCCATTGATTTTTATCCACATTTGATTTCCACGAATAGTAATTGAGCTTGTAGTTGTATAAGAACTCCATTGCCCCCAACTATTTTTAGTTCTTATTCTAAATTGTAATAAATCTCCATTAGAAGCATTTTTATAATAATTTGCTATCACAAAATTATAAGAAGTTGTTGTTCCATTATACACAGTAGCCCAATTAGTCCAAGTTGAAGTTTTATGATTATATATTCTATAATCTAATTGATAAGAAGAAATACTTCCACTTCCTCCTGAAGCACCAGACCAAGATACTTTTACCGAACCATCTTTTTTTAAAGTTTTAGTACTAAAAGAATAATTACTTGGAGGCGTAGGTGCAGTAAATGAAACTTTTAATTCAGCAGTATATACCCAATCAGAAGTAGAATAAGACCCGTCAGAAGAACGAATTCTATACTGATATTTTACACCAACATAAGGCTTTTGACCTTCGATATCCATATTTCTTAAAATACCTTCTTGATAAGAAGCACCCGTTTGAGCACTTTTTATTCTTACCCAATTTGTCCAGGTGCTATTTGGTTTACTAGACCTTAATTCTACATCATAATATAATGTTCCTAAACTTCCAGCACTAGCTCCTCCCCATGTTACTAATGGTCTTCCACTAATTATACATGGATTAGGAGAAATGCTAACCCAAGTAGGTCTACTTGGAGGATTGTAAGTAGGAGCTCCTATGTTTCTATATTGATTACCAATTCTAAAAGCAGCACCAGCAGGTCTACTTGAAGGAATTGTCATATTAAATCCAATTTGAAAAGAATTACCCGTATCAGTAAATCTCATAGAGCAAGTTCTAGTTCTAGTTCTTGCTGTGTTTGCAGCCCATCTGTCTGAATATCCTTTTATATTTGCACTAGCACTAGCCCCACCATGCCACATATTAAAGTTGATTTCACCATCATAGTTAATATATCCACTTGCATATGTTAAAGTACAAACAACGGTAGCATTTACAACTATATCTGCCCCACTTCTACTTGTATCTATATATATCTTTGCATTTGAAGTAGGACTAGTCCAGTTTTGTTCATATACTAATGCCATATTTTATATCTCCTTTAACTATATTTTAAATATAAATTACCATCTACTCCTAAAGCATTGTTTGGTTCGCTAGTTCCTGATAATATAATAGCCTCTTGATACCAAGGACTCCAAGTTCCAGCATAAAAATTTCTTACCCAAGTTTGAATACCACTAGTAGTAAATCTAGTGAATGTTTGCTTTACACCCGCATGTCTTTCAACAAATAAACTAAATGCTTCTTTTATTGGAACATTGGTCATAGTAGCTACATCAGCATTAGCAGGGTTATAATATAATCCAGCTGTTGTATAATTGTTTAAATTAGCATTTCTAGGAATTAATGTAGGTATATTTAATTTATTATTTAAAGCATTTGTTACAGCTGTAGATACAGGCTTATTAGCATCAGAAGTATTATCTACATTGCTTAATCCTATTTGATTCTTATCTAATATTAAATAAAAATTATTATTATAATATCTCACTAATACAGTCCTACCAGCAATTAAAGTATTAGCCCTAACCGGTATTCCATCTGCAAACAATATTGGTAACGCACTATCTCCATTAACAGATAATGTTATGTTGTCAACATTGTTTATAGTTGGTACAAAAGCTATTATTCCCATATCATTACCAAAACTATTGGTTAATGGCACAGGTATTCCTGCTATACTAATATTATATTGTATATTTGTACTTGTAGCTAAAAAAGAACTATTTAAAATTTGTCTAGGTGTAAATGGATACATTGGTTCATAACCGGCACTAGTTAGAACTTGCATTATAATATTTTTAGCCATCTTAACCATTCCTTTCTATTTAGATAATATTTCTTTTATTACTTTCTCCGCAATTATATTATCCACATTTTCTTCTATTTTATTATTTATAAAATCTTCAGCTATTTTTGTAGCTTGAGTTTTATTCATTTTTACATAACCACTTTCATTAGGGTTGTGGTCTTGAAAATATACAATGTTTTCATCTATGTATATCAAATATGCTTTATCAATAGTATATTTTCTACTTTTGATAATATCTTTAGCGCTTATTCCATTAATAGCCATTTTTTTATCCCAAATTTCATATCTAAATCTTTTCTCTTGAGATTGTTTTATACTCTCTCTATCCTGGCTCTCAATTAATGAATTTATTTCTTCTAAAGAACTTTTTATTCCTTTATTTTCAACATATTCTAATATATTCTCTTTATTAATCATTAATATCTCTCCTTTTTATAAGAGAGAGTATATCTAACTCTC